CGCTTATGTTTTCAAGGCGTCCTGAGTACAGTGAGACCTACTACTTCGGGGGTCAAAAATAGGGTCTCCCCATAGCTATAGGCGATGTTTTTTGGAGGAATTTTTGTTCATTTTTTTTGAAGAAACCGCTAAAAATAAAATTAGAAAAAAATGAACAAAAATTCCTCCAAAAAACATCGCCTATAGCTATGGGGAGACCCTATTTTTGACCCCCGAAGTAGTAGGTCTCACTGTACTCAGGACGCCTTGAAAACATAAGCGAAGGCCTAAAAATAAAATTTTGAACCCTATTTTTAAAATTTTTTCTTCAAAATTTTGCTTATTTTTACTAGATTGTCCAACAATTAAAAATTCTAATAACACATATTATAAATAACTGCCCATAATTTATACTCTTTAAAAAATTAATCTACATTCATTAACAATTGAAAAATAAAATCAAATATTTGGTAAAATGCCATTTTGTATTATCTGTAATTTTGAAAATCAAAATCAAATCTGTGAACAATGTAAAAACTTTACTTCTTTAGCTATAAGCAAAATAAAAATAGAAGTAATAAGTCTATCAGGTAAAGAGAAGTATGATTATCTAAAACCAATAAAATTAAACGGTCATATATTCAATGGACATAATTTTTCAAGTACTGTATTTATGCAGATAATGGATGATTTACTCTTAGAATTTTATAATAGTAGTAATCTTACATGTTTATATAATCAAAGAACTCAAGTATTAGATTCATTTTTAAGAAAAGAAATGTATATTCTTGCTTATGATTGTAATCAACCTAGACATGGGTATAAAACTGATATGAGATTTAATATAAATAATGAAGAAATTATTGAAGACTCATATTTAAGAGCTAAAAAGTGTTTTTGGATAATTAAAGGAAACAGAATAGAACATATTTGGATTCATAAAGATAGTAGACAAAAAGGCTTAGCAAGGAAAATAGTTAATATATGTATTCAATGGGGAGTTGAAAAGACTGTACAAGTAACTGATTCATCAATTGAATTTTGGAGAAAAATGGGATTTCAAACGTATTTTTAGGTCTATTAAATGAGTATTCTGTTTAAATCTATCATGAAAATATTTTCATGATAGATTTAAACAGAATACTCATTTAATTCTTTTTTTAATTTCTCTATGGATGATTCTAAATTATCATCAAAATTTTGAGTTGGAATAATATTACTGTCTCTTTTAAAGTTTTGCTTTCTAACCGTTGATTTTTTAACTTTGAAATTGGTGTTAATGTTTGAAAGATTAACTTTTGGTATCTCAATACTATTAAAAGTATCTCTATTTAATATATTACTTCTAACTGTATTTAAAACACTATTTGCATTTTCCTGTTTAATAAAGGATAATTGGGTTTTATCAGTTACTACCTGAGATGAAGGCTCAGTTGCGACATTAGTATTTAATGGATTTAAAATATTAGTTGTATTACTTGCTTTTGATATATATTCACCATTTAAAAGAGAAACTGCTGTTAAATCTGTACTTGTAGCATTCGTGTTAAGCTGATATGAAATTCCTGGTAAAACGATTTCTTTCTCCTTAAAATAGACTTTTACAGACTGACCCGTACCAATGTTTAAATAGCTTGGATAGAAAATTTTTGCAATATTACCAAATGTATTATCATATGATCCTGTTTTTGTTGACCATGTTTGATCTGAATAAACATCAATTTTAAATCCAGGATTTACAAGATATGCATCATCAATATTTTGTTCAATTAGTTGTGTTGATATAATATTATACAAATTAGGAGTTGTAACACTGCCATTAAATGTAATTTGTAACATAATACCTGCTGGATAATATACATTCTTTATCTCTTGATGGTAGTCTAAAATTGATGTATGAATATTTTTATTACCCCCTGTCATACTAGTGGAAGAATCTTTTAATAAATCATCTAAAGGAGGTTTATCATAAATTTCAATTTCATCTTCAACTTTTTTGGTAGTATTATTATTTAATCCAACTATAGAATAACTTAAAGTATTTCTTTTATTTTTGTTTTGATCTAGAATATCTCTTCTTAAAAGAACTGGATTTTTAATATTATCTATTATTGTTGAGAAGTCTTCTTCAATTTTATGAACATTATTAGATGAATATGTTTTTGTATATAAATCTACATCTTCATCATTTGAACAATAATCTGAAGAAGATGACGGATAGTATGAATAATATAATAATAAAATAAACACAATTATAGCTACTATGACGATTATTATAAATATTGCTAATGCGTATTTATCTTTGTCTTCCATTTTATTAGGAAATATAAATATTTTTATGAAATAATACTATTTGTTCTGTTAAATCAAAATAAATTACAGTTACAATTATCTCAAAAATATATTCTTCTATTTATAACAAAAATAATATTATAAATTTATAATATTATATACTATCTATCAAATTTAAACTATCAAATTTATTAGATTTGATAGATAGTATACTTGAATTGAATTAACAACTGTTGTATTTGTTCCAATTTCTAAGGTAATATCTGAAATTGATGATACAGGTATAAATAAGGGTGCAGTTCCTGTTGAATTATCAAAAGAATAAGAAACTCCTCCGTAAGAAGACACAGTATATAAAATGAATTTTGACCCTGGAAATAAAACAACACCGTAAACATTAAGTGAAATTTGAGATAAAGATGATGGAGATGGAATATTAGATATATTTCCATTGGAATCACATGTCACAATATAACCATAATTAGAAAGTCCACCTGTAATATAGCCACTAGTTAATTGTAAGGAACCAGGAATTTGAACTAAAGGATAGACACCATTACTAGAACCACCTAACACAATTTGGTCACTATCAGTAATTTGAGCATTTGCACCAATTGCTGTGGAATTACTATATGGTGTATTAGTTGAGCTAGCAGCTACAGATGTGTTAGCACCAAATAATGAATTATAATTACCTGATTGTCCATAACCAGAAGCATAACCGATATTTGTATTATAATTTCCATTTGTTCCAATACCGGCTTCATATCCGAAGAATGCACTACCTGTACTTGTAAATCCAGAAATATTTTCACCAACAACTGTATTGTAGTCACCAGTTGAATTTCTCAAACAATTAGAACCAACAGCAGTATTTCCACCATATGTCATACTGGCATTTGAAAATATTAATGCACCAATACCAGTATTGTTATTATATACATTTGAATTATTTACTAAGTAATTTGTACCAATAAATGTATTACCTGAAGAATCTGACCAAATAGCAAGAGCTGATGAACTAGTATTTGTAAGAGTAATACGATTTATTGTACCTGATAAATTAATACTATTTACATCAATGTTATTGACAGTTAAGGTTCCAGTTTTTATGTTTTGTTGAAATAATGAAATTTGATTCTTTAAATTATCTAAATCTTGACTTAATGTTAAATATTCGTTTTCTAAATTGCTTTGTTTAGAAATAACTGATGATTTTAAGAATGAAATTTGAGATTGAATGTATGATTGTTGTGAATCAATTCTTGTCTTGATAACTTCAAGTTGATTATCAATTGTATTTTTTTGATCTTCTATCATATTTTGTATGTTTTCTTTCTCTTCATTTAATTGTGACTGTAACAAATCTTTTACGTCTGTTATTTTGAGAGTTACTTGATTTTTTAATGAAGATATTACATTATTTAATTGATAGCTTATAGAACTTTTTATCAAAGATAATTCCTCGTTTATATTATCTTTATTATTTTTTATTTCTGTTCTAATAGAATTTCTAATATCTTCAATTTGATTCTGTATTTTCAATATTTGATTATTAATCGATACATCAATTGTTGATTTAATATTATCAATTTGTACAGAAAGTTGTTGTTGTATTTCAAGAATAGAAGATTCAACGTATGATTGAATTCTATACTCTATATTTTGAATATCTGCGTTTATTTTATTTACTAATTCATCAAAATAAAGTTTAAGATTATCTGTAACTGTTGAAAGATAATTATTTAAATTTAACTTAACTCGATTAACTTTATTGTTTACCTTACTTGTAATATTATTTTCAATAGTTTCTTTTGCATTCTCAAAAATATTTTTGATTTGATTTGGAATTATATTATTAACCTTATCTTGTAATTCACTATGAACAAATTCTTTTGCTTCATCTACAAGTTGATTTAGTCTATTTCTTAGGTAGTTATTGTCAGTTTTTAAAAATTCCATAATTTCTGATTGAATGTTCGTTTTCATTAAGTCAATTTTATTTTTAATTGTGCTAATCTCATCTGTAATTATATCAATAAGATCATCGTTATTTTTATTGTTTAAACTAGAATTAATTTTATTGATTATCATCTTTTCAAAGTTATTAATGTCAATACTTGAAAGCTTACATTTAATATTATCTTCAAAATTTCTAATTTTGTCATTAATAATCTTATTATATAGATCTTTATCTTCTTTAAAAGAGTTGAAGAATTTTTCTTTTAGAAATAAAATCTCATCCTCAAGTTGATCCTTTGTTTCTTTAAAAGATTCATCAATTTGTTCTTTTACTTTATGAGCTATAATTTCCTCATTATCATTGTAATTATTTTTTTCAAGTTGAATCCAATATTTACCATTACTTTGAAGACATAAGATATTATTAGAAGTTAATGTAATCATCTGCGATCTACTAAGACCATCAATTTTAAAACTAACGGAACTTTTAATATTTTTTACCTCAGATGAGTTGTTCCATATGTTAATAATTAACCCTTTTCTAGAAGGAGATGGTAAACAAACTGTATAAATAAAATCTCCTTCTAGTTCAACTAGTGTTAAATTATTTACATTTTCTGGAATATTAGTTGAACCTGTAATATAAATTGTTCCAGGAGAATAATTTTGACTTTCTTCTTCCAAAGGGTTAGATTTATTATCTTTTTTAGTAAGTGAATTTATGTTTAAATTTTTATGAGATAATGGTGAGCTAATAGAATTAAAATCATTGTTGTAACTATCATCATTAATATCTCTCGACTTTAATTTTATTTTTGGAGACTTTGAATGTATATTATTTATCCTTCCACTTAAAGATGAATAATCACCTCTACAAACATTTTCTTTTATAATTAATTCTTGAGTCGAAAGAAAATTACTATAAAAAGCATAAATTAACAATGCAACTACTATTATAACTACAAGCATAGCTGGAATTATTCTTTCTTCAAATGCCATTTTAATATAAAAGAGTTTTATATTTTATTTTTATATGAAGATACAATCTTTTAAATTGAATTTTACTGAAATTTAAAACTAAAAATGTCCTCATTTTTAGATTCATCGGGAAAACTTTATATGGGGTTTATATTCCATGTTGGTTTATATTCTTTTTATGCATTTGGTGATGTGAAAGAATCAGAGAAACAAAATTTTAAAAATGGTTCGGAATGCTACCTTAATAATCTAATATCAGATAATGGTATTAAAATAAATAAAACATGTTTAAACCATTCTAAGTATGGATCTAACTTTGATTATTTTAGAGCACCTTTTCATATTAGTAGAGAAGCTGTATGTAATTGGTTAGATTTATGTGTTAGTTGTAAAGCTACATATGCTATTATAACTTCTAAACATTACGATGGCTTTTGTTTATGGCCAACAAAAACTCAAAATCCAAAATCTAGAGATGATATCTTACAAATTTTTAAAGAAGAATGTTCAAAAAGAAATTTAATATTTGGAATTTATTATTCTTGGTATGAATTTATGAATCCTATGACAATAGAGTATTTTGAACGTACCTGTATTCCACAGATTACTGAATTGTTACATTATGGACCTCAAATGTTTTGGTTTGATGGTGATTGGATGATTAAACAAAAAACAATTATAGATTACATTAGGCAAATAATTTTTCTTATAAGAAATAATAATATTATTGTAAATGACAGAATTACTAAAGAATTAGCAAAAGAATTATCATCATACAAAGTAGGTGGTCTTGATAAATCAACAAATAGATCATTTCCTAGTCAATATACACATAATTGGCAACACATCAATACTATAGGGTTATCATGGGGTTACAACTCAATGCAAGAACCAAAAGATTATAAGAATGGATTAGAGTTAATGAAGTTATATCAAAAAACTGTTTCTTTAGGTGGAAACCTTCTTTTAAATATTGGTCCTAAACATGACGGTTCTTTAGATGAAAATGAACTTTTATCCATTCAACAATTTATAGAAATTATAAAAGAATTAAAGTAATTATAGATCAACTATTTAAAGGTAGTTAATAAAAATCAATTATATAATTATATAATTAATTAAACTATTTATAACTTACATCCAAGCAGGGTTATACTCTTTTTGTTCCTTTTGTTGGTGTTGTAAATATAAGGCAGTTGTATTTTGAGTTTGATTTTTTTGGATATCTTGATAGTATCTATTTATACATTCGTTTTGATAATCTTCTATTTGTTTTCTTGTATACCCTTGAGACATTAGTTGTTGGATTTGTTCTTCTGTATATCCTATTTTTTGTGTTTCCACATGATGATTACTTTGAATTTGTTGATTATCATTTGTTAACTGTTGATTTATGTTAACATTAGAAATATGAGTTCCTGTTGTTAAACTTTCAGGTGGAATTGCTTGATATATTTCATTTTCTTCTTGTTTCATTCTATAATAACTATCACGTGTCAATGACCAATTAATTTGATCAATATAAGGGATTAATTGATTTCCATTTCTTTGAAGTAGCTCGTTTTTCTTCAAAATTTCAATATTTTTGCTATTTATATAATACCAAATGGATGAAAAGTGACCGTTATTATCAAACATAGATTCTGGATTTTTTGAAGTGTTAATTCCACTGGGATGTCCGCATTTCAAAACAATTGCTTTTGGTGAAATTACAGGATCACTCCTATCACGTAGCTCTTTTGCGTGACTTCCCCAAAGCAGGAAAACAACACCAGGATAATCTTCACTAATTCTTTTTATTACATATTCAATATAATATTTCCATATTTTTTCTTTTCCATGACTATTAGCTTGACCCATTCTAACAGTAAGAGCTGTGTTAAGAAGAAGAACACCCTGTCTTGCCCACGATGTTAAATCATAGTGTTCTAACTGAATTTCAGGAAATGTTCTTTCGAGCTCTTTAAAGATTTTAATCATAGAACTTGGCTTTTCACCATCAAAAATTCCAGAAAATGCAAGACCCGAAGCCATTTCGACACCAAGTTTACTATCAATTTTATGATACGGATCTTGACCAATTATTACAACCTTTAACTTATGAAGGGGACATTCATTAAAAGCTCTAAAAATAAGTTCCTCTTTCGGAAAAATTGTTTCACCAAAACCTACTTTTGTTTGTAATTTTGAAAAAACACGTGCAAGTTCAGATCTTGCTTCTGGAGTGTTAAGAATATTTTCCCAACCTTTCGGGCAGATAAAGTTGTTTATATCGTAAGGAATTCTATTAGAGATAGAAAAAAGTTCTGCACTTGGCTTGCATATATTAAGACCCATATTTGATATATTTAAATTTTGCATTATATTTTCTAAAGATGTAACAAGTGGCGGAAGAGTTGATTCATATTCTTTGAAAGTTTTGTATTTTGTCATTAACATAGGAATTTGAAATTCTGATTTTTTAGCTTCTTCTTGAATATCAGACATTTATATCTTAAATTATTATCTTTTTTCAAATTTTTTAGTATATAAAACGATGCGTTTAGATTATACTATATGGTTATATATATTAATAGTTATTGTTATACTATTAGTTCTTTTAAGAGGTGGTGCAAATTTTCCACATGCATTAATCTTTTCTATTGTAATTGGGTTAATATTTCTTTTTATTACTAAACCACCAAATGATGTAAACATTGAAACGGATGATATATCTTGTGTTAGCATATATTTTGCAATTATATTTTTATCTGGTATTGCAGTTTTAATTTACTCCGGTTATATGTCTTATGAGAATTTTTACACTAAAAAGACAATTATAACATAATAAAAATGTTATTGATTAATCTATAATTTTTCACGAACCTCTTTAATAAAATTCATAATGTGTCCCTTTTGATATTTTAATAAGACTTGATCACCAAGTGTGTGACATATTATTTTTAATGTGGTTTCTTTTTGAAATTGTACAAAATTAGAAGTAAAAACAAATGTTGTTGAACAATCAAAATCTGTTTTTCCTGTAAATTCCACATTTGTAATACTCAGTAATTCCTGGTCATTTAATATTAAACTTACAGATCTTGGAATTGTAAATTGGTCGGGATATACAATAATATGTTTTCCTTCCAAAGTTCCTTGAAATCCAAATTTTTGTTTTTCATAATCAAAAATAAAAAAGTCTTTTTTATCTTTTTTATCTTTTGATGATAAAGATTTATAAAATTTAAATAATCTTAGTCCTAAAGTTAAGAGAAATTTTTTCGGAATGACACTGACTACTTGAGATATAATATAAACCGTAAATATACTTGCGGGTATAATATATGCTAAATCTTTAAGTTCAAATTGTTGAATTTTATGTGTAATACTTTCCATTTTAAATTTTTAAAATTTAGGTTTTTTCAAATTTTACATTAAAACGCACCTTAATTGTGATACGTCCATTTTTAGATTTCGATTAAACGATTATAAAATGATTAATAAAGTTTATTACTATAAAATCTATTTTTATTAAAATGCCAACACATTTGATTAGAATTGCAAAAACTAAATTAAGTATTTAATTAAATACTTAAATGTAAAATATGAAAAAAATACAAAAAATTTTATTCTAAATGGAACCGTACCCTTTTACTGAAAATGAAAAATGCAGTAAAGATAGAATATCTTTAGATGATATTCCAGAACATTTAAAATCTTATGATATGTTAAATCAATTTTATCCACATGTAAAATCTTCAAACTGTGCTTATATGCCAGGTCCAGATAATTTTTCATGGACTGATTATTATGAATGTCTTTATGTGTGGTGTTGTGAATTGAGAATACCATATATGGTATTTATATGGTCAAATGAGAAATATAAAGTTTATACAATATCTAATCTTAATTGGAAGACATTATTTCCACTTCCAGATAAATTTAGAGAATTGTTAGTAACTGAATATAATGTAGGATTTACAGTTGGAATTTATAGATCATTAAGAGATACATTATTGTCATATCCATCTTTAAATAATATTCAAATGTTTGCAAGTCAAGGTACAGATCTAGAAAAAGCACATGTTTCGAAAGTTATACCATCATTTAATTATGACAATATACCTGCAATTGATGTTATTAGAGATAAAAATCTAAGTGTTTTCTTTCACGGATCACTAAGGATGAACATTGCAAAATTTGACCATAGTAAATACATCTCAGATCTTTTAAAATATGCAACTGCACATTCTGTTAAAGGTGTTGTTTTTCATGTCGGTACAAATAAAAATATTCCAGTGGAGGAAGCAAAAAATATGATGTTACAAAATATAGTTAATGGTATAAGGAAAGCAAAATTTTCACCTAATCAAAAAGGAACTGCTTTATTTTTATTAGAGACATCTGCTGGTGAAACTAATGAAATGTTTAGTGATATATATGAGTTTATTCAATTTTGTCTGTATATTAAATCTATTCCTGATGTTTCTGATTTTTTTAGTGTATGTGTTGATACGTGTCATGTCTTTCAATCTGGTTATTCTCCATATATTTATCTTCGAGAATTTCTTAAATATATACCAGTTAGTTTAGTTCATTTTAATGACTCAAGAAAGATTCTTAATGGACGTGTTGATGAACACGCACCACCCGGAGAAGGTTTATGTCCATGGATATATCTAATAAAAGTTGCACAGTTATGTAAACTTAACTCAATTCCAATGGTTTTTGAATGTTAATGTTAATTTTCTCTCTTTCTTCTCTTTGAAATTTTTGAACAAAAAATGTTAAAAATAGGGTCAAAAATTTTATTTTTGACCCTCCACGTATGTTTTCAAGGCGTCCTGAGTACATTGAGACCTACTACTTCGGGGGTCAAAAATAGGGTCTCCCCATAGCTATAGGCGATGTTTTTTGGAGAAATTTTTGTTCATTTTTTAAGAAGTCGATTAAAAATGATCAAAAATTTAATGAAAATAAAACATCTTTTAACTTTTAACCATCCGTTCTTCCCATTTCATCAATTGGAATATCAAACGTGTTGAATTTAGTGTCATTACCACTTCCTATTTTTGAGAAATTAAAAATATACTCGACAAAACCTACAATTATATATCTTTTTCCACTTGTTATTTTTCGTCCAGAATGCATTAATTTACCAGAATGTATAAAAAGTTCACCCCTTTCACTTTCATGAATAATTTGTTCTACATTATTATCATTTCCTATGTGATTTATTATAGTTCCACCTCCTTCAAACTGATTATTTAATAAAATATTAAAAGATATTATGGATCCATCTCTATGAAATCCAAGATGATTCTGTCCTTTGACATCATATTTAACAACAAAAAGATCTATTATATTTAAAAAATACGGATTTAAATCATAATAATTAGCTATTAGAGGTAGTATATCTTTAATTGATAAATTCATAAGTGGAATTGATAAAGATTGAATCTCTCTAACTGGTAGATCTGTAGTTGGATAATTTTTATGTCTTTTTTTGGTCCAACCACCATTTTCGAGTGCATATTTCTCTGATTCATTTATAATCCAAAGACATGTTTGTTCATTTATAAAATTTTTTATCCGATATGTTTTATTAAGTTTATCTTTATTCTTAATATTTTTAGAATCTCTTTCTAATGAAATCCTCATAAGTCTTAAGTTCTCGTTCATATCTTCGTAACCGCTTTGATCTACAAAATCAATAAGTAGATTTCTACTCATTTTATTAATTATTTTTATTCTTTTAACTTTAATATTTCACAAACTTTCTAATTTTTAGTAATATGTTACAATTAGAAGTACTAAAAATATCATTAAATTCATGTAAAATTAATTTTCTAAGATCAAAATTTTCTACACTTCAAAAAGATATAAGATGAGTTTATGAGATTTAATATAAACTAAATAATATATATTATTTCAACTAAAATAATATATTAATAACTCTTAATCAAAATTAATAACAACAATTCTTTTTATGTATAATCATGTGAAAGTTATTTTTACTTATTCGTTGTGAAATAACTTGAAGGTGCTTCTAATTGTTGTGGATATTGTTGTTGTGGATATTGTTGTTGTATTTGTTGTTGATATTGTTGTTCTATTTGTTGTGGATATTGTTGTTCTATTTGTTGTGGATATTGTTGTGGATATTGTTGTTCTATTTGTTGTGGATCATCATCTACATTATATAGACTAGATTCATCCTCTGGCATTACACTATATTTAACTATTAGTTTATTAGATCTAAAAAAATTAATGATTGCCTTGTTTCTTTCAGTTTTGTTTATTTTTTCATCTTTTTCACCACTATTTGAGAGAAGAGAATAAATATAAGCAAGTCTTTCATAATTTCCTCGTATTTTCATTAGAGGAGAGTTTGAAGCCCAATTTAAAAATGTTCTAATTTCCTTTGGATTTAGACTTGAGAAATCTTCACCATGGCCCTTTGTAATATTTGAAAATCTAAATGTCCCATTATAAAAAGATACGTAATATTGAGAAACAAAGTTTTCACCGTTAATAGTTAAAGTTGATGTTTGCTTTATTTTTTCGTTAATACTGTTTATTGCAGTTGGTTTAAGTTGTTTTTGTTCACTTTCAGTTGCATTTCTCCACATAGGCTTTCCATCTTGAATATAAAATATTTTAAATCTCTCACTTGCATTTTTAATCTTTGCAATCTCACCATGACGTCCAGATGTGACAGTTTCAGGTTGATTATGAAAGAAAGTAATAGAACCATCATTATTTTTATGTGTAAAACAACGAATCGGAAAAATATCTCCACATACAATTTGATCAACTGGTTTCTCTCTAAATTCTGGATTTCTAAATTCTGGATTTGTCAATCTATCATATGCAATTCTACCAAATGATCTTTCTATTATAGTAAGTGGAGTATAAATTTTAAATTCATTAATTTTACTTACTATATAGGATATAATATGGTTAATTTCTTTTGTTGAAATATCACTTTTAAAATTTATCTTCTCAATCTCATCTATAATATGATCATCAACATTTAGTATATTTCTATAATCAGGTTCACTTGTAATAGCAATAAATTTATCAGAGTATCTACCAGTTCTTCTATTTCCATTTTTTATTAATTCTGGAAAGTTTCTTATTAAAAATAAACTGTCTTCACTTCTTGTAATATATGAATCAAAACCAAAACTATCCATTATTTTATATCTGGAGTTTACAAGACTATATATTGCCATACTAATAAAATATTCTCTTTTGTATTCATCTAATAATTTAGAATAAATTTCGTTTAATTTTATCTCGCTTTTATTTGAGAACATCTTAACAATTTTTTCCTTGCATTGTTCAATAATTTTTTTTGAATATAAAATCTCATAATTAGACCAATATACTTTGTCTGGATCGTAATTACCAGCCCTATCTTCGTAAAGATATGAATCTTTTGATTTATTATTTACATCAGTTAAAACTTTAGACGAACATGTATATTGACACTCCTCATAATCACAATCCAATGTACCATCAACTCCATCGTTATTATATGTTCTCATGTAATTAGTAATACAATCTACTGCAAATCTTTTTGCAATACGGAGAGTTCTTCTTGTACCAAATGATTTTGTTTCAAGTAAAATGTATCCATTCTCTGTTGGAGAGAAGTATTCCATATTAATTGGAATTAAAGAATAATCTTTATCTATTTTTGCACCCTCTGGAACTCCTAATAGATTCTCTTTTTCATTATTCTTAATAATTACAGCATAACATTCATTGATATATACACCAGTGGTGTAGTCTTTCATAAAGTCACAATCAATATGATAAACAAAAACTTTTTTCGTGAAAAATTTTAATGTTTCAGGTGTAAGGTTAAAACAATATAAAATTCCAGACATACAAAGTATTATATCCATATGGATAAGGTTTATATTAGATAAATCTGTATTAATATTAAATCCCTCTCTCTTTGAAATCTCAACGTGTGGAATCTGTCCAATAACACAGTATTCCATTATTTGTTTATACATAATAGATTTAGCTTTACCAGTTTCAGCAAAACCAACAATGTGCATAACTGAATCATGATTAATGAGAAGTTGCTGATTATCAGCACCTAAGATTGTTCTAATTGTAATTTGTTTATTATTTTTTTCAAGTCTGAACGGTGTTGTTTCTGGTGCACCGTAAACTTTTGGGAGATTTTTTACACTATTCATATCAATATAGAAATATCTTGTAAAAGCACACATATTGTAAACATCTACATTAACATCTACATCATAAGGATTTGGTCTAGTTCCAGTTCGAATGTATTCTTCATCTGCTAATTCATTACGAATAGCATCATGTGAATCTTCTCTAAAAACACGATCTCTACTTTGTTTATCTACTGCTTCATTCCATTCATTAATTGGTCTAATAAATCTCATTGCATTTTTTGTATTAATACCAATACCCATCACTTTAGAACCATCTAAAAATTGAATATATTCACCATATACGTTATCAGGTGAACCTGCAAGTTCTAGTATAAAATTTCTAATCTTTGGATCAACACTACCACTTAAAAATACAGCCCTAGGTCTTTTTAATAGTCCTCTAAATGTAACGTTAGAAACGTTACAATAGTCACCACCAGTCTCTTTAAAAATACTGAAATCTTCCAATATCTCAAAACCTCCAAAACTAAATATTTCTTTAAGAGATGATATTGCTGCATTTGTTAGATGAATATAATTAAAACATAAACCAGGACCTGGCTTTCCCTTTAATTTAGAATCATTTAAAGCTTTTAGTTCGATTCTGTAAATCTCCATATAAATGGCACAACTGTTCATTCTAATATTTAATCCATCAATTGTAGGTTGACTTAAGTATGATAATTTTTGCTTATTACTATTCGCTTCTACACCACATGAACCTGTAAAATCAGTATAACATATTGTCTCATCTATAGTACTACTAATTTGATTTGCACTATTTTCATTCTTAATTTGAAATAATTTATCTGCCTGATAACCAAATAGCTCAACTTTATATACTATAAATTGAGAATCAAATTCTTTAGTAATGGTACCTGGATTTTCAGAAAAATCATTGGCTGGAAATTCTACAATGTATTTTTTCTTTAGTTTAGTACCTTTATATATTGCTTTTGCGACAATATTTGATGATTTAACAAATGAAAAGAGATTGTTATAATATTTCTCGTAATGTTTAATATTGTAATTAAAAATATTTTCAGCAAATAATTGAATATCTATTTGTCTATCTAGTGGTAAAAGTAAGTTAGCTAGCATATTTTGTTCAGATGATCTGTTTACATTAGGTGCACCTGTTGCTAAAATTACTTTAGATATATCACTTGTAGCATGGAAAAGACGCCAATATTGGATATATAATTTATCAGAACTAATAATACTAGGATGGTTAAGAAAATTAATATCATTTCTAAAAATTATTTCATTAGTAATATTTTTTAACATAAGTATATCATTATCGAGTATTTTTTCGTTCCAAGTAATTGAACCGTTAGGTTTTTTAAGTGGTATATTTGTTGTATAATCAGAATTAATTAGAAATGTAGCTTCATCAACACATATAACTGAAAATTTAAAGTCACTTTTTAATTGATCTACAGTCTTGTCTTTAATTCTCTTTGAAAACTCTCCAAATGATTCTAATGTGTAACTTTGTGTAAAACTTGTTTTACCTGAACTTCTTACTTCTGCTTTTTTAGCACCCGATCTTCCTTTATCATTAATATATTTATTATTTGTACATTTACATATAATTTGTCTTTGCATCGCATCAGTAAGACTACTATATGTTACAATAAAAATTTTATCAAATAAATTGGTAATTTCCTTTATTAACTCAATTGTGGCAGTAATAGTACATGATTTTCCAGTACCGGGTTCATGGATTATAAATAATCTGTCAAGAATTCTCAGTAGTCTAGAAACAACTTCTTGTGCTCTATAATAAGAACCAGCAGAAACACGTGGTTCCATCTCACTTTTTGCTTTTAATTCACTGAACTCAGCAAGTGCGTTAAGAACAAACTGAGAATCATTCTCGTTTAAATCAGGATAAAACGGGATATGCTCTTCCATTTTATAAAATAGAAATTTCTATTTTATTTTATTTATTATCTTCCTAATGTTTAACATTTTATTTTTATTTTATTAATACTTATTTACTTTAGAGTTGAAAGAAATTAAAACGAAACCTATCAAGTGATTAAATAAGTGCTAAATTTGAAATCATACTTAGTGTACTAATATTACTTGGAACTAAATTTTTACCAGATTTATCATTATTAGATTTAGATGAAGTATTAGAACCATTTAGAAAATCGTCAAAATTTAAAAATGAATCGCTTTGTGATTTCGTATCATTTAATGGTGAAGAATCGTAAACTGCCATTCCTATTGTTTTAAAATAATATATAGTTACCAATTCTAATATTACTACAACACCTGCAATTACACTAGTATCCCAAGTAGAATTTTCATCTAATTTTAATGTTTTAAATGTAAAATTATTCAAAGCTCTACCTACAACATCTATTGATATCCATGAGAATATAAATAATATATACAACCATGCAAATAAAAGTTCTGTTTTTAATTTATAAGTATATGGGGAATCAACGTAGTATTCAGTGGACATTTTATTATGAAATATTTTTCAAATATATTATTTTGAAATAATAAAGATGATAGAGACAGATAAAGAATTAAATAAAGAATTAAATATCGATAGTTTTAGTAATTCAGATATTGAACTAAAAAATTCAGGTTCAAAACAATTTCTTATGAAATCACTTATCAAAACACAGATAGATATTAAAGATAAACCATCTGAAGATTCTATTCAAGAAACTCGATTAAATGGTAATTTACATTCAAAACAAGAGACTAAAGAAACTAAAAACCAAGATAAAGCTTTAGTTTATCTTAGAGCACAAGACAACTATGAAAAATGTAATGCAAGTAATTGTATATATTTTCATGGAGGATCTATTAATTTTTTCCACTATCAGCGGAAAAAATTAATAGGTATACCTTTTGATTTAAAATTTAAGATAGACTCTGGATACATCTCACCTAGTAATCCACGCCATTTAGATATTTTTAAAAATATGTTAGAGTGCTATCCTTCATATGTATCATGTGATTACGATTTCATAACAAATGAACCCATGACTTTAAGATTATATAGAGTCATGGAGTTAACTATTTCACACAATGTATTTACATCAATTATATATTGTATTCCAGTAGTATTAGGTAAAAATAGAGATATTATTATCGAAATAATTACAAAACTTTTAAAGTTTTCAACTTTAGATATTATAAATACAAACTACTACTTACGATTCAATTCAGAACCTGAGTGTAGAAGACTTGCATTAATTGAAACTAAAATATACTTTTGGTGGCACATTTCTCAAAGAGATCAAAAAATTGATGATGATGTTTTCTTTATTTTTTATCTTTGGTGTTTCAGAAATATATTTAAACTTGATAATCCTGAAGGATTTGGTAGAATTATTCAGACTGATACTGTATACTCTAAGTATTTTTCGTTGATAAACAATTGTGATAAATTACATGAACTTTTTATACTTAGATATGGTCCTAAATATCTTTCAAAAGAAGAATTAATAAATGATCCTGAAAAAATATTCGATTTATTTGATGTTGCAAAATGTAAAAGTAATCTAGAAAAATGTATTTTAAAAAATAATGGCATCTGTTGATTTCAATAAAAAAATAATTTATTTACATGTACCTAAAACTGCAGGTACTTATATTCAATACATCTTAATGGTTTATTATAATATGCCCACATATAATTATTGTGCACCAGATTACAAAAAGAATGCATTTTCATATAAGGGTGTTGGTTTAAGTACTTTTTATAATAACAGTGAATTTTTGGAGATAATTGGTCAAACAAAAGAATCAATAAAAGATTTTTTTAAAATTGCTTCCGTCAGAAATCCTTACACAAAATTTATATCTGCTTGGAAATTTATGATTCAAAATAATTTAATAGATAAAGATGTTGATTTAGAGGATGTAATTAAAAATAAGGATAATTACTCCGGTATTGTATATAATCATCTTTTTCTTTCTCAATATGATCACTTAAAGGAATGGGATATTGATTATTTAATTAAATTAGAAACTCTAGAAGATGATATTAATATAGCTCTTAAAATATGCGGTATAGAGAAAATACATGTACCCGAATTTAAGAACAAAACTGACTCATATGGTGATCCAATGCAGAATTTCAAAAATAAAAATGTTCTTACTTTTGTAAACGATCATTTTCATGAAGATTTTGAAAGATATGGATATAGTAAGATATTAATTGATTAAATCTTTATGTAAAAATATTAATTCTTTTCATTCTAAGTAAATGAACATTTAAAAACATAAAAAACATAAAATTGTTTTAAGACATAGTTCAAAAATTGATAATTTTTTTAAAACATAGGAGTCAAAATGACACTAATAAAACAAATCGCAGTAACTTTTTCGTACAATTTTTTACAATTTTTATTACATTTGATTTTCTTATTTTCTTCAAATTTAATATATAATTCTATAAAAGAAGAAATTAATCCTGATGCTTGGTTCTTTGTCAGTATTATTCCTGGATTTTTAATTTTAATTCAAATCTCAATAGAATTCAAAAGTTTTAATCTGGTTTTTATGCTGTTTCAATTTATTTATTTATTTATCTCATACTTTATGGCGAATTATATTGATAATTATTTTAAACGATCATTTTATTTAATTGATAATCTTGTCATAAACCTAACATTTATTATTTTTTACTCCTTATACAAGTCCTTTTTATTTATTTGGTTCAAAATAATTAAAGTAGTTGTATTAATAGTTGAAATAATGTTATGTTATAATTCTAAGAGAGGACAATGCCATCTGTGTAACAAATTACGTAATTTATTATTAAATACATCAAAAGAAGTAATTGATGGCGAAATCATATCTACATGTTATTCATGTGATTTTTTAATCTGTAGAGAATGTTATATTAATAATTTTATTCTTACGAATAAATGTAAAAAATGTGGTTTTGAAAAAGAAAGTTTTAATATTTCAGAGTTAACATCAGATCAATTTACTGAAATTACAATTAAAATTTTATACGAACTTATTATATTCTTTACGGATATTGGATTAAAATAATTTTAGATATCATAATTACTTTAGTTTATTTACAGATATTTTTTATTATATGAAATTTCATATAATTCTCACTAGTATATTTATGTTTTAAGTTATTTTTATTTTAGTAATAAAATGAACATTGAAGGTCATATGAAAATATCCACTTTAGAACAAGTTGTTATTGATTGTATCAAAACTGATAATGAAATAAAAAGTAGAAGAATAGGTTTACTTGAAGATATGATAAAATCTGGTATTATATCCTCAAATGAAGTTTTAGTAATTCTGGTAAAAGAAATGAAAACAATAGCTGATTTGGGAATTCTATCAGTTATTATGCGAAATGGTGCAGATGCAAATCTTTATGTTAATGTTAAAAGTATGGGTCCAGCTCATATCTTAGTTTATGCATTTTCGGTATTAACTGAACAACTTTTTATAAAATTTTACAATATAATGATTTTAAAAGGATCTTCAACAATATTACCATGTTATGAGTCTGAAAAACATAAAGCTTATTCTATAGAGATTAACGAACCCTTAGATTCTAATTCCCAAAAATACGGTCATAATTCAAATATAATAATGGAAAGTGTTAAAGAGTGGATATCTAATAAAAAGAATTCTAATCTTAAAATATTAAACACAGCTTCTGAAATATATACTTTTATAAAGTCTAATGAATGTTCGTTACATGATAAACAAATATATTCAGCATATCTTGATGATGAAACAATTACTGATTGGACTCCTGATTTTTTATCATTAATGTTAAACTCAAGAAATTCAAAATGGAATAAGGTTATTTATAAAGAAATATTAGATAGTCGATCAGAAATGGATTCTAATAATTTAAAAGTAGCAGTAAATGCTACTTTTTTCGATCTTGTTGTATCAATGTTAAATTTAGGAATGAGACCATCATATATTGATTTTACATTTTGGATAGCCCACTATAAACATATTAAATCTTATTCAAATGTTGAATTTTTTGTGAATCAATGTGAGATGATGTTCATTGAATTAATAAAACGTGGTTATCAAATTGACACATATTGTATAGATGAGATAGGTTTCATAAATCCATCATTTAGAGCTAGATTAATTGATGAATATGAAAAACCATTGTGGAGAAAAATATGTTCCTTTAGAAATGATGAATATATTCCTGATGAATTAAAAAATGTATCTATATATCTTGGATTCTCAGAAGATATGAATAAAGAAACTATTTGTAATAATGTAGAAAGTATTACAATTGCTGATTTTGAATCAATTAAAGATGCAAATAGAAGAAAGAATTCACAGATGATTGGAAGAAAAGTAAATTTAATAACTGATTTTATAAATTCTAATGGAGAAGGATATTGTACTAATAGTGAAAGTTTTAGTGACAATCCTTTGGATTATCCAGACATTCTACTTTCATATTATAAAGATAGCGATTCTAAAACATATTGTTTTTTATCAAAAGACTTTGAAAATCTAATTCATACTAAAGTAAACCCATCAACTCAAAAGAAATTACCTTTTGAATTTATTAAAAAATTGGAAGCTAATGTTGAAATTCTAAAACATTTTAAAATACCCCTATCAGATCCTAAAACTATTGATAGAATTTTAACAGATATTAAAAAAGACGATAAAATTACCAATGATAAAACAGATTCAATTATTATTCGCATCAAAGATATATTAAATTTAAGAGGAATTACTGAAGATCAAATTATGAAAAGCATTTCACTAAAGGTTTTAATATCTAAATTTTTGAAAATAGGTGTTGATATCCAAAAAGTTTTATTAATAAGTGATACTGAAATTAATAAAACAATTTCAAACGCGATATCAGATTTTTCTCCTAGAATGATGTTTAATTTAGTATGTTTATGTTTGTATGACAAATTAAAAAAAGACATTTCTGTTTTAGATAATTTTATGATAGCACACTAAAATATTTATTTTACTTTCAATAATTACTATTAAAAAATCTTTTTTAATATAAAATGGAGGATCTATCTTCTTATTTGATAACATTTTCTGTTACATGTACCAGTGACGAAATAACATCTTCATCTATGACAATTGGAAATATTAATGTTGGAACTGCTGCAGTAAATGTTACAGTACATCCACAACCACCAACTTCTACTGGAATTGAACATGATATAGATCAGTTAACTAGTTTTATAAATTCAAAAGGTATTAACGTTACAACTTTTACTGCGATTCAAGGGTCAATTAGTGCTTTAAAAAGCAAAATAAGTTCAATGGATATAAATGACGAAACCATTACTTCAGATTTAGCTTTGTTGGAATCATCTACAGGTGATAAAGGACTTTTGAAGGATACTCTTCAATCATTAAAAAATGCTTTAAGTAAATATAAATCTACTGATTTAATTGATCCGGATAGTGACGTAAAGACAGGACCAAAACCACAAACTACTATCAATAGAAATTTGGGAAAACAATTACCAAAAATCAAAACTACAAAATATAAATCTATTGGTAGTAAAGTAAAATCTATAGATTCAAGTTTTGTCTCATTTGGTCAAAGTATTGGCACTTTTATTAATAAAGTCAAATCATCTATGTCTAGTACTTCAAATAAAACTGGAAATAATGGTGTTCAATCATTAATTTCAAATGTAACCAATGCACTTGATATAAACAACTCAAATACAAATACTAGACAAAATACTTCTTCAAAAAGTAATGAAAAGAACAATATATTTAATAACGTGGCTAAGTCTATGATGGGACAAAATCAAGGAGTATATATAAGAGGTACAAGAGCATTAATGAGTGGTTCTAATCAAAACTCTACAAATAATGTATCTTCAACATTAAGTTTATCTTCATATAAAGCTCCACAAGTAACATCATCTTTAAATAATACAACTTCACAAGTAACTGCTTATTCTTATGATATTGTTACTAAACAGGTTGATAGTAGACTTGAAGTTTCATATTCATATTACCCAGCAAATGAAACTCAATATTATACTTGTAATTATTATTTGAATCCGGAAAGCTTAAAATCCTTATCATTACGTGCTTATGAAAAAGTTAGTTCTATGAGTTCTAATGAACAACAACAAATTATATCAACATATGGTTTACCAACTACTAGTAATGTATGGGAAGCATATTTAGTATGGCTTTTATCCTACATTTCTTTAGGAGTTTCAAGTCAATCTGTTACATATAATTCAACTGATCATATTTATCCTTCCATACCTGAATTTAATACTCCTAATTATATGATGATAAATGATTATATGGAAGTTGTGGGTAATTTTGGAATCACATTAGCTATAATCAGTACTCATAATTCACAAGAAGCTCAGCTTTTGTCAATTGCTATTCCAAGAGATTGGCCATCATATATGTATTCTGATGAAAAAGGAAAAACTAAAAAATCATATGAACTATCAAAGGCATTATCAATTGTGAAATTAATTTCACAACAAACGTTAACTTAATAAATTATTATTATATCTCTAATTAGAGATATAATCAAAAATATTTTTATAAATTGATAATTATTTAGAGGTTTGTAAAAAAATGTACAAACATTCAAAAAATTTTAATGATATTATCAGTGGAAGTATTCCAATTAAAAATAGAGAAGAGACAAATAAATTACCAAAGGGTGAAATTTCATTTTCTGAAACTATAATTTTAAAAACAGAACAATATAAATCTTTAAGGGATATGAAGAACAAAATAATCTCAAATGAAGATTTTCATAATCTCAAATCTTCATTTGAGATTATGTATGAACATGATGAAGAAAAAAACATACATTCGAATCTTCATGAACAATTTAAAGCAGAATTAAAAAAATATAATTTAAGATTGTACAGGGCAACATATAGAGAAAGAATTCCTTATAATAGTAATAAAGAATATCTTCACAGAAACCTTAATACTGGATTTATAGATACTTTCAGTGATATGAAAGATTATTTATTTGTATGTTTTAGAGTTGATATTAATATACTTAACGATAATTGTTTATATATGTCTTGGTGGATTACAAATACCCATTTAAATATTGAAGATCTTCTTGAGACTGATGCTTTTTTATTTAATTTTTCAGAAGTTAGAAATGATGATATTGAAAATTTTGTTTATGAATTCAAAAAAAGAGAACCAGGTGGAGTTATATCTGAAGAATATTTAAAATGATTTTTATTTGTTATAATACTTTAATTTTAATGTTTCAGAAGTAAAACATTTTACTCTGTTACTTTACTTATTTTTTTGTTTTTTGTAAGATTGAGATAATAAATTTTATTTTTAACTTTTAGATTTTTTGTTTAAATTGTTGGGGTCTTTCAAAAAAGAAAAAAACGAGATTTTTATTAGAAAAATGGGAGATTATACGTCACTAATTTCTTTGTTTCAAATACAAAAAACAGTTCAAGGTCATGGATCTGGGTATAAATATAAATTAGGTAGTCAACCGCAGATAGAAGTGGATCCTACAATGGATTGTTTTACAGATTTTACAGAAGGGATACTTTCTTATTTACACAGTAATTGTATTAAATATTATCAAGATAGAACTGTTAGTCCTGAAGATTTTAATCCTGTAAAATATTCTTTTCCAATTTATGAAAAAATTACAGCTAATCTATTACCCGTAATTGTAGATGTTAGATTCAGATTTATGAATCTAAATGAAACTGGGTTTTTTAAGAAAATGTTCGTATACAAATGCATTTACTATCTTCAAGATATCATTCTTGGTTGTTTTAAAGTTGATCATGATGATGATAAAGTTAATAAAATTTTAATTTGTTTTTATCTCGAATCAGATCCTTGGTTTGATGGTGAACATTATAATGTTAATATGAGATTTCATTTTCCTTATGCTAAAGTTAATATAGAATATCTTAATAGGATTATTATTTCTAACTTTAAACGATGTTTAACAGAAAATAATGATATTAAAAACTACATTACAGAAACACCAGTTGATTCATTAGATATTATAGTTCCTAAGATTGGAGAATATGTATGTATGTATGGTTCAAAAGAAAAAGAAACAGATGCACCATTTTATTTAAGAAGTGCATATTCTTTTATACCAGGTATTGAAGGTATTGATGCTGATTTAGATGAAAAATTTCTACCATTTTATTATAATTTTATGGTTCTAGACGATATTTTATTTGATGAGCATACATTAGTTAGAAATAATCTTATAGATAAAGATAATTTTGAAGGCAATACTAAGTGGTACACTTTACCATTTATTTTATCACTTCATTTTACAGATAAAATTCTTAAAATTAACGAAGGTATAAATATATCTGACATTTTTATTAAAGAAACTAAAACTGTAACCCAAAAATTCGATACAGGTGCTAACACAACTAAAAATCCAGTACAAATGCTCGAACAGTTATTACCACTTATAAGTAAATCAAGATTTACTTTACATTATAAGTATTATTGGTACTCTATTGGTAAGGCAATTTATAATATATGTTATGGTACACCTTATGGTTTAAAACTTTTTGAGAATTATACTGACGATGAGGAACTAAATGATCTTTGTAAAGAAATATATGAGGATTTTCAAAATGAAACTTTAGATATTAGACTTATTAAATCATATGCATTAACAGATAGTCCTAATCAATATGATATGTGGTTAAAATCACAATATGAATCTAAATTAGTTCCATCTTTGACTAAACAATCTTTAGATGTAGCAGATTTAATTTCTGAAATTTTAGGTCTTGATTTTGTATATGATAGAAATAATGATCAATGGTATTACTTTAACGGTACCAGACTTGTTCTGGATAAAAAAGCTTATATGTTAATTAACTTTATTCATAAAAAAGACGGAAAAGTTATAAATGCATTTAATGATTTTCGTCAAGAGATGATAACCAAATCTAATGAATCTGGTGATAGAACTCAAAAACAATACTTTGAGACTATTTTAAAACAAATATCAGAACTTTTATATAGACTTGCAGATCTTGGTTTTGTAAAGAGAATTGTAGAAGCCTGTCAAGTTTATATGTTTGATGATAATCTTTATGTTAAAACTGATGAAAATAACATGATAATGGCATGTAAAGACTCTATTATTGAATGTTATGATCATTCAATAGTATCAAGACCTGGTGTCTTACAAGATTATATTACAAAATGTACCAATGTTTCATTTCCAACAACATATGATATGTCTCACCCAAAAGTTCAATTTATGATGAAATATTATGGACAAGTTCACACAGATCCTTCTTTATGTCACTTTTTTATGAAGCATTTAGCTTCATTATTAATAGGTGGTAATCTTGAGAAATATTTTATCAACTGGATTGGTGAAGCTAACGCATCTAAATCTCAAGTTTTAAAATTTGTACAGGCTGCTTTAGGAGAGTATTGTGTTATTATTCCTAACCATATTATTACATTAAACATAAATAGTAATACTGGAAAACCAGAACCTGCTCTTGAAAGAGCAAAAGGTGCAAGAGCAGGGATAGCAGCTGAAACTGATAGAACTGAAAAATGGCATGTTGGTAATATAAAGAAGTTTACAGGTGGTGATGTTTACTTTAATCGTACACTTAATAAAGAAGGATGTGAGAGAGTTTTATCTTGGCAATTGATTGCTATGTCAAATTTAGCAAATGATGCACCAAATGCAGATGAAGCTTTCTTTGTAAGAGAGATTATAATACCCTTTCTTTCTAAATGGGTTGATAATGCACCATTTTCAATTGATGAACAGTATGCTACGAGAAGATTTCCAATTGATCTTGATTTTTCTAGTAAAATTAAATATTACGCACAAGCACAATTATTTTTAATGTTTCATTACTTTCCGACATATCGTCAAGAAGGTATTCGTGTTTTACCTGAACTAGTTAAAAGAGTTACTTTTAAACATCAACGTGATTTAGATGTTATCTTTAATTTTATACACAGTAAATTACAATCTTTCTTTATTGGAGATCCAAAGGATAAGGTACCAGATCTTAACAAGAAATCTCGTGTTGATGAACTTCATGCTTTATATAAGAGATGGTACAGAGCAGCATATGGTAATGATGTAATTCCTCTTGATCAATTTAAGTTTACTGACGAGATGACAAGAAGAATTGGTTCACCTAATGATGATGGAATTTGGTTTGGAATCTCCCAAAGACAAATTGAACCTTCTACTCTCATATAATTATGACATAAAGCTTTAATAATTTATTTACGTAGTTATGTAAATATTTTTAAGATATAAATATAAAGATATCGAACTTTTAAAAAATATAAATGTGTCGAAGTTTTAAAAATAACGTAAAAGTACATAAAAATCAAACAAAAAATGTCAAAAATAGGGTCAAAAATTTTATTTTTAGCCCTCCACGCATCTTTTCAAGGCGTCCTGAGTACAGTTAAACCGACTACTTCGGGGGTCAAAAATAGGGTCTCCCCATAGCTATAGGCGATGTTTTTCGGAGAATTTTTTAAAATGTCATCGATAAATTCAGGTATTAAAATTAAATATTCTAACCATAAGAATGCTATTATTTATCCACATTTAAATACTTTTTAAATAAAGAAAAATACTATCTGAAAAAGATATAAATGAAAATGAATTCTCTATTTCTAATATAAAAAATTTAATATTGGAGATTTATCTAAAATTTTAGATATTCTAATCGAGTAAAATTGAATTTTTTATAAAATAAATAGATAAAATCGATGTCTTCACCGATATATAATCCGATAATAATGGAGCAAATAAAAAAACAGGATAATGATTTAGAAAGTTTAGGAGCAGTAGTTGATAGATTAAAGGATCAATCTATGGCAATAAATGAAGAAGTAATTTTAGATGGTAAACTATTAGATAATTTGGATAAAGATATCTCTAAATCAACTAATAAAATTACAAGTGTAAACGGAAATGTAAAGAGAATGATATCTTCTATCGATACAGGTTGTAATATATATTACATAATTGGATGTTTAATAATCATACTTTTTGTATTACTATTACTTATAATATATACTTAATACAATTAAAGATAATTCTAACTTTGTTTCGATAAGTTAGAATTATTTGTTAAAATACAGTAAAACTGAAAAATTTTTAAAATCTACTTTAAAAATGGAACCATTAATTGCTGCTCCTCGATCATTAAGTCTTGATTTTAAAATACACAGTAGTTCATATGTAAATTCACATTTACGGATTTTTCCTTTAAGTTGCGATGATATTTATATACATAAAATTAAAACGAGAACTAATTCTTTCAAACATCATAAAGTTAATCAAATCCCATTAGTTGGTCTTTTCTTACCAAGTCAAAGAATTCTAAATTTTAGAAATATGTTTTCAAAAAATCATAGTAATGAAGATGGAATAGAATCTAGTTGCAAAAGCAATCCCTCAAAATTGAGGTAATTTAATTACCAAAAACATTCTCTTCAGAATATTTTACGTATAGAAATCCATCTCTTTCTCTATATAAGTGATAAACTTCATGAATGCTAGAGTTAGAATGTAATAATTTTCCATCTATAAAAAGAAAAATAGCTTTTTCAGGTGAGAGTTTCATTCTTTTTCTAATAACATATATAAATTGACCTACTTTAAGATTTAATGGAATAAGATATTTATTTTTATCTATATCATTAAGTTTAGAATTTGATGATCTTTCACATATCACAGGTACTCTATCTGGGTGCTTATTTAATACACGATTTGATTCTTCAAAACGTTCTTCAAAACTATATTTTTTTTTACAAAGCTCATTTTTGTTAAGAAAAATTACATATTTTTCAAAGTTAAAACATAAATTTATGTTTTACAAAAAGAATATTTATTTGTAATACTGTTACGAATAAAAGTGAAAATTTTTATGAATTTATTTATAAAATGACAAGATTAGTTTTATTTAAAATAAAAGCAAGAAAATCTTACAGAAATCCAAAGCAAATCTTTTGCATAAAAATAAAAGTTTTAAGAGAAAATTTTTTGGTACAAAAGAAACTTTGATAATAACAAGATCTTCTAACTTCATTAGAAGATCTGTTTATGAGTAATATTTTTTCACAACCACTATTATTTGCATCATCAAAACTTTTAAAATAGATAATAGTTAGAATATAAAATGAGTATTAAAAATTTAAATCAAAATAAAATATGAATTCATATTTTAAATTACAAAACTTTAAATTAGTTCATATTCACCTTCTAATGAAAAAATTACTCCCTCACTTTTATATCCCACTTGATTTGAAATATATCTAATATTATCTCTAATAAAGTCATAAGACCAATGTGTATGTCCAGAACACCATATTTTAATTTTATCAGTTAATATTTCTTGATCTTTTAAAAGATCATTCCAAGCAAAGTAATTATTACATATTTCACCATTATATATTGGATTTGAAGTTAAATCTCGAATTGGTGGAAAGTGTGTTACTATTATTATTTTATCTGATTCCGTAGTTTCAATAAATTCTCTAAATTTCATAACTTGATCTTCACATATTTCTCTATGAATATCAACATTAAATCTACCATTTCTAGTTTTAATCATATTATAATCATTTAAATAATTTCTTGAAGTAGTAGTGCTATCAAATATTGGTGGAGTCCAAGCTGTAAATCCATAAATTGTAACGTCATCTATTACTATAGATGAATTATCTAACAAGTAAACGTTTGAAAACTCACTAAAAAAATCTCTTGTTTTCTGATTTATTGATTCCATAGAATTACCACCATAAAATTCATGATTACCAAAAACAAAAATAACAGTTTTCCAGTTTTCCGAACAATACTTAATAAAATCCTTAAAATTTTTTTGTGTTACTTTTCCAATATCACCCCCTAGAATCAAATGATCTGATTTTGGTGGTATCTTTGGAAAATTGTTTTTTACAATTTCTGTATGAATATCTGAAAATAACTGGAATCTCATTTTAAATTTGATGATAATCAATAATTTCAATTTTATTTACTTCTCTATTTTTAGAAAATGGATTGTTCTCTAAGTATTCATCTAAACTAACTGGTACAAGTGGATGACTATATTTTCTTTTTTTATTAAGTTTATCCGTTTCAGATAATTTTTCATCTATTACTTGAATTTTAATTATATCTTCTTGATTAGAAAAATTATCAATCTTTTTAATAATTACCACATATTGAAATTGATTAATGAATTTAATTGACTCAATCTCTACATTTCTTCTTATTATTTGTAATTCAATTCTGTTAAGATAATTACTCAGTAAGAAGTCTCTCCATTCTTTTACGTTTACCTTAGTCTTATAATTAAATACATCTTCAGATTTATCTTTTTCTCTAGCAAAGTTACCTGTGTTTTTAAATGATGTAATGTAATATTTATTTGTTCCAGTGTTTTCATATTTGTTAATAGTTTTTAAGGTAGATGATGAATTTCCATCATCTACCTTATTAAAGTTTATGTCTAAAAACAAATGAACATTGTCGAGATATAGATTTTTAGAACCTTTTATTTGAAGTTCATTAATTTGATTTTCTACCATTAATTTAGTATCTCCTATAGTAATTTGTTTTTTATAAAAACAAAGAACTTCATTTTGAATTGAATCACTATAAAAAGGGTTTAATATCTTTAAATTTTGCGGTATATTACTGTATACCTTAAATGAGCGTCCGTATCTTAAAGAATTTTTTAGACCAAAAATAATTGGAGCTAACGTAAATATAACAGAATATAAAATCTTCATTTTTTTGAAAAAATATATCTATATTTTTTCAATATTACCATAAATATCCCTTTATAAACATGGATCATGTATAAAATTACGCTCTGGATATACACAATCAAAATCCTCTGAAATATTTTTCATTAAATCAAGTAAGGTTGTAACCGAAAATATTTCAAAATGAAGAATGAAATATGAATCCGTATCGCCCTCTAATCGAAAATTATATTGATTGTCCAAATCGTATTTCTCTTTTAACTTTTTTAAAAAGGAATCCTCAGTTTCATTTTGTGGAACATCAACAAAGAAATGATCAGCTACCATTTTTCTACTTTTTATTATTTCACCCGTATTTGTGTTAATGGTTTTTTTCTTCATGAATTAAGTGATAAATAAAATCTGTTTTTAAAATTTTAATTTCAGTTATATGATCTTTTAAATGAGGATGATGAATTTGTCCTGAAAAGATTAGATCATTATGATTTTTATCCATTTTAAAAACAAATTTAGTTGATTTAAATAGGTTAAAAGTATAAAATTTTATACTTTAATAAAAAACTTTTTTGAATAATATCTCTATTTCCACAAATTATTTTCTTTTAGTTTATTTTTATAGTACTCCGCTTCGTTTTGTGATTTTTTCAAACGATTCTTGAGGTCACATATTTCTATTTTTAATTTGGTAATCTCTAAATATTTACGGTTTGTATTTTTTATAAGTGGTCTCATTGAGTTGATTTTAAGGACTATATCATCAAAAACCTCCAATGGATCATAATATTCATCGGTTATATCAGATTGATATCCTATAAACATATCACTTTTATCATCAGAAAAATCCAAATTTGGACTGTTTACATTTAAACTTCCATTATCTAAAGATGAAATGGATATATCAATTGATGAAGTTGTTGTTTGGATACTATTATTTCTTTTTAATGTTCTTCCATAATTTGTAGAAAATAAAGAATTATTATTGCTTGAAAATGTTTGAAGTCTTTCACGATGGTTATTTCTCTTATCAATAATATATTGTGATGGACTTCCATCATCTGCAGTCCCTATACAATAAAATATCAAATCTAAAAAGACACCGTATATTATCTCCATTAAATGCCTATTATTATTACATGAGAAATAATTATCCGGATTTCTTATAACAACTTTAATATCAGAATTTACACCACTATCTTCTTCAAAGATAGTGAAGTTTAGATTTCCAATATTTACTTGAAATAGAACTTTATTTCCAACCACATTCAAAACTTCACACCTATAAGAATCTGGAATGTTTAGAATTATTTTTTCTAAACTTTCCGTACAAATCTTAAAGGCTTCAGAAACTATTTCTATGAATTTACATTTTATTTGAAAATTTTTTGTTTCAATTCCATTTATTAAAACAAGATCAGCGTTAATAGTTCTCTTATAAAAGTCATTTTCGTTAAGAAGTGAGACAGTATTAGGATTGAAGGATTCATTTTGGTTCGTTTTACTTGATACATCTGGAAATTTAAATTGAGTACCATAATCGGAGGCTTCATCAAAATCTCTGAATTTTAATTTATAATCCATTTTTGCAAATAAATAATGATTTTATTTCATTTTGTTAAAACATGAATTCCAAAAATGATCAAAAATTTCTTTAAAAAATAGGGTCAAAAATTTTATTTTTAGGCCTCCACGTATGTTTTCAAGGCTTCCTGAGTACAGTTAGACCGACTACTTCGGGGGTTAAAAATAGGGTCTCCCCATAGCTATAGGCGATGTTTTTCGGAGAATTTTTTTGTGGAAATATGACCAAAATCAATAAAATAACGTTTTCTTAAAAATATTAACATTAATCTAAAAAACAAAATTCTTAATAAATTCTTTTGAATTTATTATATCTATTTATATTTAATATAAACATATATTCCAACACTAATTAAAACTAATATAAATATCAAAAATATAAGCCTTATACAAAGCTTTTTTCTACTTATTCCATTTTTTACTTTTAATCATTCATCTTGACAAGAAAGTATTTCAAACATTTTGTTTTAGCATTCTATGGATTTTTTTCACTTTTTAAATCAACCTCTGGATTATCAAAATGATTTTTTATAGTTGATAATAAAAACGTATTAGCATTTCTGTAATAATAACAGCTATAAATTTCAGCAACATTTGGTATATATGTTGGAAATCTATCAACATTTTCACAATGTAATATATTCCAAAATTCATCTACTGTTGGTAGACTTTCTATTTTATTTTCATAATCTTCAACATTTGTTAGTCTAAAAACTAAACATGCAATTGCGTAATATTTTTCATAACATGAATTTAAAATTTTATTTATGGTAGACTTTGCAATTTTAATCCTCTCTTCATTTGAATAACTATCAAATACAGATTTAAAGAATCTATTATATTCATCATCACCAAGAAAGAAATAAACGAATTTATAGTTGTTTACAAAAATATCTATTATATTTTGAAGTGGTATTGATGATACTTTACTCAAAAGGATACTAGTAGTAAGATCATAAAAATGATTAGCATCATTAGCAGGAAGGTCATTGTTTAAATATTTAATGTTGAGAAGATTTGGATTATCAGAAGTTAACATCTCTACAAGACATGTATTCATAAGCCAATTAATATTATCTTTCTCTGTATTATCTTTTTCTTTATTATCTTTTTTTATTAGACTATCAATCCTTAATTTTTGATCCCTGCAATAATCATAAAAATTATCACAAGATAAACTTTGACATATTCTCCATTTTTTGTCTTCTACTACTGAATTATACATTTTTTTGAAAAGTTTATATCGCAGCTCATCATCTACGTTCATTCTTGAAACTAATATAAATTTATAAATTGATGATTCACTATTATTGGATACAGTTTGAATAAAGTATTCTTCATTAATATAAGCATCAATGGAATCTAAATTTGATTCAAATATATCCTTATTAAATTTCTCAATTAATGGGTCAAGTACTTCAAATTTTGACATTGTTTTGTTACATAATTTGTGCCTTTTTTTCAGTTTCTCCATTTTTATTTTTTAGGTTAAACCCCAAGAATAAAATATATGTTATAATATTTTTACTTAAAAATATAATATTTTTAAAACACAAGTTTAAAATACAGGATAAGATACCATATGACAAATACCACATAAGCACTTACCACGAGCCATTTTAATGTATCCATCCTCACCCCATGAAGTACCCCAACTATTCCTTACCAACCAATAGTCTTTTCCATTTTCAGTACCGTAACCTTCTATTGTTACAGCATGATCGATTGATTTTTCATTACTATCACAATTATAGTCAAGAACACCTGATTTATATACTTGAAATTGTTTATCATCAGCTTTAATTCCAACAGCTAATGATGTAATTAATACAGCTTGAAGCATTAAATCCTCATCATTATCTTTAATATCAATATATTTTGAAAGTTTAGATACTGCTCCCTCACATGAATGGCAAACTCCATTCTTATGTGTTACATCTGATACATATGGATATGTATCATTTAAACATTGAGGAGTTGAAATAAGATATTTATACGAATAATCTGGAAGACCACCATCAATTCCATTGTTTAATTTACAACAATCTACCAATTGTTGAACTGAAAGTACTTTTAATTGTTTAGATTTAATTGCCCAAGCTGTTTCAACTGTTTCTGTTGATGCTTGAGCCCAACATGTTCCAACTTGACCTTGATCTTTTACATCTGTTGTAACACCGTATAATCTCCAATCCCATGATGATGGAATTTTTTTATCCGAAATAGTTTGATCAAATAGAGATTCATCAATCTTTCTCTCAAAAGTAAAGTTATAAAAACGCGAAGACCACTCATTGTCACTTAAATGCATATATGGTGTAACCCCCAATTCGTAGCTCTTTTTTATAAATTGACTTTCAATAATAATTTTTAAATTTAACTCAAAGTTAATCTTTGATTCGTTAGTCACCTTAATAAAAGGAAATTTATTTAAATATTCATCCCATGTAATAAAATTTGATAGAGAATGAATTACAAATAGAGAAAGTAAAAATAAAGTTTGATATAACATTTTATTATAGTAATAATAATTTTTTTCAAATTTATTTTAAATCTCCTTTTCAATAATTAACATTTGGGTAAAAAATAAAGTGCCTTAGTAAAAAATACTCTTATAAGAATCATTCATGAGAAATATAACAGTTGTTATATTTCTCACATCATTAAAATAAATAACAAAAATAAATATAATAATTACTTATAAAAATGCCAAAAGATATATTTTTTATTAGATATCCTTCGGTCTCAACATTTTTAAGTTTTATTGATGATAATAAATATATTCTTGAAACCAAACTAAGTAAAGTTCTAAAGAACTTTTTAGATCCAAATATTAATTTTACACAAGAGATAACTTTAGATAGTAATTATTATAATGTTTTACTTATTAATACACATGCTAAAAAAATAGGTGAATCTTTATCAAAAGTATTAGACGATATGTATAATCAGTTTGAATATAGACCAAAAAATGTTCGTAAATATATAATAGAAAATTCATCTGAGATGAATGTTATTGGTCTTTTTCCATCTATACTTAATTCTATTGTTTTAATTGGAGAGTCTAAATTTAATCTTATATTATGTCAAAACCAAGTATTAAGAACCGATATAATTCCTAATTTAAGAAATTTGTGTGAATATAACTCTCTTTTATTAGTCGATAAACCTTTTCCAAGTGATATTGATCCGGATTTTGTTAAAGGTTGGAACTTTATTGAACCGTCAATTGATTTTGAAGGATTTTTCGGATTTCATACTTTTAAGTCTAATAAATTATCATATACAAATGAATTTAAAGATTCTATTAGAGATTCTGACATTACGTTAAGTAATTTTTTAGATTACAATCCCTCTTATGATTTAAGTAGGGAGTATTTAGAAGATTACATTAGAGAATTTATAAAACATTTTGTTGACAGAGAAATCGTAGAATTAGAGCTTAATCCTAGTAATTTTAATATTTTAGTTTTATGTTCAAATGATAAAGATATAAAAAATAAAAGAGTTGTAAAATTTATAAAAGAATGTATGTCTTCAGATGTTGAGATTGATAATGATGCAAAAATAGATTACATCGGTCATGATATTAGTATAAATACGAATAATATACATAGATGTAATATAGAAAATTTAGTTTTAAATGGAAGTAAATGTTTTGATATTATAATATCTGATAAATGTGGTAAAATAAATCTTATTTCTAATATAAAAATAATTAAAAATCTATTAGGACCCGGATGTTCATTAATAAGTCAGAATATTACCAGTTTATTTGATACTACTGGATTTAGTATTGAATATATGAATGATGGTAGTCATGTTATTCTTTTTAAAGAATAGTTTTCAAATATTGCTTTATTAATAAATATTCATATATTTATGAATAACAAGAATCTAAAATAATTTAGTTTGATAACGTCTGTATCTTTTCCTTTTTAAAAAAGATCTAATGGATATACTGTAAAAATGAAAAAATGTCAAAATAGACATTTTAAAATGGAAAGCAATATCAATGATGAAATAACTGTTGACCATGAAGTAAATTCTGAACTAATATGTGAAAAGCTTCAAAAATATGGTGTATGTATAGTTAAAAATGTTTTAAATGAAACAGAATGTTCAAATCTAGTTAATGGTATGGTTGAGACTTTATGTTATGTAACTTCGGAATTACCAAAACCTTTTAATATAAATGATGTTAGTACATGGAATACTTTAACGCTTCTTCAACCCACTCGAAATCTTATATTTCAACACTGGGGTCTTGGACAAGCGCAGTGTATTTGGGATGTTAGATGTAATCCAAAGGTTATAGATACATTTTCAAAAATATATGGAACACAAGATTTACTAGTTTCTTTTGATGGGTTTTCATTTGCTTTACCCCCTGAATTAAATAATAATAAAAATTGGGAGAAAGAAAGCTGGTATCATTTTGATCAAAATACAAAAAATAAAAGTTTTAAAAGTATACAAGGATGGGTAAATGGTTTTGACACTAATGTTGGAGATGCAACATTAGCCGTTATGATACGATCCCATTTATTTCACGGTCAATACGGTACTGAGTTTCCACCATCCGATAATAAAGATTGGGTACCTGTTGATGATATTTCTTTTTTTAAGAGTTTAGGTTGTGTTGAACACAGAATTATAGCACCTAAAGGATCTATTGTATTATGGGACAGTCGAACACTTCATTATGGAGCAAAACCATTATATGGAAGAGAAATTCCTAACTATAGAGCAGTTGCTTATTTATGTTATACTCCTAGATCATTGATTACTGAAAAAGATAGAACACGTAAAAAAGAAATTTTTCATAAAAGAGGACCTAAAGGGTTTAAGAGAGTGACAAATCATTTACCGCATAAACCGGTAATGTTTTCCGAAATTCCATATATAAGGAGTGGTATTATTCCAAATGTTTTATCTCTACCAGATCCTATTATTCCAGATCAGTATAAGCATTTAATAGGATATTAAGAAATTATTTTTAACAATTTTATTATAAAATAAAATATAAATTGTTGAACCGAGTTTAAACGTAGCTACACCGATAATATTAAATATAAGAAAATAGATTAGAAAAGTGGGCCAATACAAAAATTTATAGTTTAATTAAACTATAAATTTAGACCTCAGAGTCAACTAAATTGCTATTATAAATACTGTCTATTATTTTATATTCTCCTTCATTATTCATAAAATCAAAAAATGATTTTTTAGAATCTAATACAAAAAAGAAGTATTTAATGTTTTCATCATTTACTATATATTTAATGTTTTTAACTCTTTCTTGTGAATTATCAAGATATAGAATACAAGTTTTTGGAATCGATCTTAATATTAAATCATTATTTATTAAATAAGAGTTTAGAGATAAGTGAAATGTAGATTCATTATTAATATCAGGTGAGAAAATTATCCTGTAATAGTTGTATGATTCTTCACCAGTAAAATTTAATGAATTTAAAAAATCTTGTATACGGTCATAAAATTTATACTCCTTGTCACAAATAAAAATAAGATTACTGGGTGAAATTGAATATACCAGTTTAATCAAATCTTTTATTTTATTATCTAGAAGAATATAATTACCAGCACTTTCTTCAAAAAATGAATTGTTCATATTTATTATTAATACTGGATTAAAATTATTTTCTATAAGTAACGATGTAAATTTAGATAAAGAAACTATATTTTTTATCCTTGTTATTTTGTCAGATAAAGTTTTAATTATATCCTCCATTTGTTAATATTTAATTGTGTTTTTATTTCATTTTTCAATCCATACAAAATATATTTTACTTAAAATATATAAGCTTAATTTTTAACCTGTAAATTTAAACACTCTCAACATCATCGGATAAAAGAGATTCTGGAACTTGAACTAAATTATCTTTGATTTTAATATTAAGTAAACTTTCCTCTAAATTATCATTTGAAGCGAGATCTGCAATTGTATCTTTTTCCTCCGTAAATTCTTTATCCATAAGTTCAAGGATTTGAACACATTTTTCTTTGATATTTAAATCCTCAACATTACCGTCTATAAATTCTTTAGATCCTACTAATACTGATAAATCATCTTCAACATGAATTGAAGTAATAACATCTGAAGAGTCTTTTCCACTTAAAATCATCTCAACACCTAATTTAAATTTTGGATCATTAGCCATCATGGCACTCATAATGGTAAAAAAATCTTCCATTGTTGGTTCAATATCTTGAGAACTTGACATTTTTTAGAATTTTTATTGATTAATATTTCAATTGTCATTTTTTGTTCCATTATTTTAAAACTTATTCAAAAATTATATATTCATAAAAGATAATTATAAAAATGGTCTGTTATTGTTCTGAAAAGAAAATTATATATATTCATATACCTAAATGTGCTGGATTAACAATTGAGAAAATTTTAGTAAGTATGTATGGTTTTAAATATTTTACTTTTCCTAAAGATTCTTCAGTTGAAGAATTAGTAAGATATCCTTTTTTAAATGATCCAAGGGCAAAAATGGGATTATTTAGATACATTTTAAAATACTCAAATGAATCTAAAATTTATGATCTAAACAGTTTTTTTAAGTTTACATTTGTTAGAAATCCATTTGATAGGGCAATCTCATCAGTTAAATATTTAAGTGATAGAATGGAATGCTCAGAAATTAGAAAATTAGAACCCGAACGATACATTAAAAATTTTTATATTTCATGTTTATCGAGTACATATCTTTATTTTCACTTTATTCTAAGTCAAGAGGATTGTATTAAAGATTTAGATGGTAATATAAAAATGGATTTTATAGGTAGATTTGAAAATTTAATACCTGATCTTAAATTCCTTCTTTTTGATAAATTAGGTTTTGAAGTTAAGGATATTAATAATATACATGAAAATAAATCAGATGATAATTCAACATTTTTCTGTAAAGAAGATGTTGATAAAATAATTTTAGACATAAATAGATCTGATTTTTACACTTTTCATTACATATAGATTTAGAAATTATTATATCCCAAAAGTTTTTTATTTGATTTTTAATTATTTTCTATATCATCAAATCGTGAAATATCACAGCAATTAAAAATGTTTAAATAACCAAAATTATTTATTCTATCCAATTGATCATCAATTTGTGATAAATTTTTATTTATGGCATTAGTGATCATATTTTTAAGAATTTTATGTGTATCATCTTCAAGAATAAGTAAAATGTCATTTTCGATAATTGAACGAAAATTCTCTATATTAATATTCAATACATTTTTTCTATTATTTAATATATATACAATGAGTGACATAAATGTTAGAATATAAGCTAATTTTTTTCTTCTAATTATTTGATTTTTATGTGATATTTTTTTGTATAGATTACGAATATCAATTGAAAATATACCGGCGAATAACTCTTCATTATTCTTTGAATTATATTCATCAGATATGATTACTTCTCCGTTATTAAAGAATCCGCAAAAATTAACAATTATATATTTACCTTCATATTTTAAATCGATACAGATTTTAGAAAATTCAATAGTTTTTATGTTTTTCATAAGTAATCTATAATTAATACAATTTAAAATAGTTCTTACTATCTCTATACAATAAACTGAATTTTCAGATAAATCTAAAGTCTTATGTACTTTATAAAAGTAAAACATAAATCTTTTTCTTAACTGTGAATCAACAGATGATTGATTTATTGTTTGAATATTTTCAATATGTTTTCTCAACGTTATATCTCCATTATTAAAAGTAAGAATTCTACATAATTTTGTTTTGAAAATTCCTTTAATAATATTGTTATCCGAGTGAGCTAGTCTTGAATATTCAATTAATTTCTTATAAAAATAATCTCTACTAGAGTATCCAAGTTTTGAATTATCTTGTGGATAGTAGATATAAATGTAATATTCTAATTCGATAAATTTCTCAAAAAGAATTTTATTACATTTTGAATTAATTCCTGTTTTTAACAGATTCATTATTTTCTCAATTTTAATTCTACTAATGAATCTATATTCTCTTAATATAAATTCTAAAATATCAACTACGAAAAAATCTACTGTTCCATATATTTTTATAAAATCTATCAATTCTTTTATCTTGTTTTCAACAATTCTATTACTATGATTCTTTAATAAATTAACAACTTCATTATATGGTAATAATGAAGGTGTTAATTTTATTACTAAATTATTAGAATCATCATAAAATTCATCAGATGGAATAAATAAATTCATTTCTTGAAGAAAGCTATCAAAAGAAAATAATACCTCAAAATTTTCCATTTTTCTGTTATAAATATTTATTTTATTCTTTTTTACAATTAACAGTTAAGGAATGATAGATCATTAATAACTTCTCTGTAAAGTGAAAAATGAAAAAATGCGAAATATTATTAAAATAAATGTCATTACAGTCAATATTCGACTTTCATAATGATGTATTAACCGATTTTCTAAGAGGTGATTGTGAGGTTTTGGCATACATTCTCTATATGATAATGAAGAAAAATAAAATAAAATCAGATGTCGTTTTTACATCTTCTTCTGATAGACCTTTTTTACATGTTATGGTTCTCTATAAAAATAAATATATTGATATACTTGGAGTTCACTCTCATAAACTGGTTTGTTTAAATCATGAAATTTTATATAATGTAGATAGGAGTGATATATATTTTACAAAATATAAACCCAGAGATTTTGAAAGAAAAATGGAATGGTATCATAAAAATGAAAACCCAAATGACTGGAAATATGCTGAAAGATATGCTTCTATTATTTTTAATAGTCATCAGTTTAGATCTCTTATAGATAGTTAATTTCAATAGTCGGATAAATGTTTAATATTATAATGAAAAGAATTTCATTATTTAATGCAATTTTTTTAATATCAGGTATTCAAATTGATTTTGCATCTGTTATTATTAATTCAATACCGTATTTTTATTATTTTGGTCAATATCAGTCATTACGTGTAGATATATAATTATAATTATAATTATAATTATAAAACGCAAAAGAATTTTTACATATTTCAAAAAATTATGATCATCAGATAAAGGTTTATTTTGAAATATTATTTTTACTTTAAATTCTAACATTTTGTATCAAAAATTTTCTCCGAAAAACATCGCCTATAGCTATGTGGAGACCCTATTTTTGACCCCCGAAGTAGTAGGTTTAACTGTACTCAGGACGCCTTGAAAACATACGTGGAGGGCTAAAAATAAAATTTTTGACCCTATTTTTGACATTTTTGTTCAAAAAATATTCCAATTGGAATATTTATTTATTTTTATAAAATCTAAATAAATGGATACCGAAAATAAGCTTTTATCACTTTCTATACTAGCAAGTAAAAATAAAAAGGACATTCATTCTGTAACACCAACTGAAATTATACTTACAGAACAGAATTCTGTAATTTCATCCGATATACAACCAACTAGTGGTACAGTTTATACTGCAGCATTTACCTGTCAGTTTATAAGATTACCAGATGCTTCAAAATTTGAAAATCCTGGATTTAGAATTGTAATTTTCTGCCCATCAAACCAAATAGAAATAAACATGGCTTCAGAAAGTTCAACTGATGTAGTAACATTTAATGGATCTACATATATTACTCCAACAAATTTTATTTTACAAAATAGAGGATTTGTACAATTAGTATGGATTTCATCAGGTTGGTTAGTCTTAAATTCTTACGGACTTTCAGTAAGATCAAATTAAATATCTTCAGTTTTAAAATTAATCTTTATATTCTCTATTAATTACTTTTACGCTTAAATTTTTACCGATAATATAAGAAAATTTAGGAATTACTGGTCTAATTACAATACCTTCACCTTTATTTTTACCATATTTAACAGAATCTGCAATAATTTGAAAATAAAAGATATCATGGATTTCATCACATACAAATGTAGATAAAATTGGCACTATTTCTAAATTCTCACCAGAACAGAACCATGAAAGGTCACTTAGTCCATAATATGTTTTTGTTTCAAGATCTTTAACATTAAAAATATACCAATGAAAATCACCAGCTTTAAACTGTAATTTATTTCCATTAACTCCAGGACCACAAAATTCACCTTGTAAAGCAAGATTAAATCCTTCAAATTTCTTTTCTAAATTAATAGATTTTGCATATGTTACCATTGGTGATGAATATTCATATTCTGTTACACCATTTACTATTTTTAATAGAGAAATATTACGTGAACATAAGTTAAAAACATTTAAAGGATTTCCATCAGAATCAATTTCTGATATCCAAATTGCAGTCATACTAGATCCATCTTGTTTTTGTGAAATATATATTTCTAACCCTTTCATTTCATTTAAGACCTTTTTCTTTGTCTTGAGATTATCTTCATCAGTTTTTGAGATTATATGAGTTGGAAACCCAGGAAATTCAATATTATTTCCTTTTTTACCAGTAATATCTTTTAATTGTGGATTCTTTGTTACATCTTCTTTTTCATATTTTGAAACACCTATTAACTCAGAAATATCTTCTTCAGTATCAGTACCTAACTCTGAAAATCCTTCAACATCTACAAAATCAGTTAATGGTAAAACTAAACCCTGTGAATATGTACCTCTAATCTTTTCTGTTCTAATATGTGATTTTTTGAGAAATTTAAAATGGTTCCTATTTAAATCTACAACTGTATCTACAGGAATATAAACACATCTATCTCCTACAAGAAAATCTGATTTTCTTATAACAACTTCCCACCCCAAGACAGTTGCTAATACAACGTTATCAGCACCTTCAATTTCTTTGATATCCTCAATTGTTTCAAATGTTGCTAATTTCATTTTTATTATTCTTATAATAAAATTTTTTCATTTTTAAATATTGCACTGATTATTTCCCATAATTCCACCAAGTTTTTGAATCAAAATTAGATTTTTGATTTTCAGCTTTTTCTTTTAATATATTTTTCTCAGTTAAACTTTCATCTGAAATAACAACTGAAAAATCTAAACCTAAGTTTTCTTTAATCTCTGGAGAATCAAATTGAGACAAATCAGTATGAGGATTTTTAGAATCATTTTCAACTGTCACTGCATCATTTACATCTTCTTTATTCTCTTTTGGCTCTAACAAATCACCATCGGGAATATTTCTAGGATTATCTGTGGAGAATATTTCCGATGGTGATGGGTAATAAAAATCTGGAACTTCATTTACATTTTCTTTATTTTCTTTTGAATCATTGATCTTTTCTTCTTTATTTAAAATACTTTGAAGATGTTGCTGATTATATAAATTTGATGAAACTGGATCAGAAAAAATTGGAACATCTTTTTGAGTAGGAATGTTCGATCCATATCCATGACATAGGGGAAAATCTTTTTGAATGGGAATATCGGTTTTAAAATTTTCATTAATGAATGAAGTAATGAAAGGTATAAGTTGAGTTAAGGTAAATCCATCATTTGAAAAAATTATTCTTGTCATTTGTTGAGTTTTAAAATAATCATTATCGATACAGAATATAATTCCGTTAAATACTTGAATACCAAACTTAATAAATCTATACATCCATGAGATTAAAAATAAGAATGAAATATCTTTTATAAACTTTGATCCATAATTAAAAATATAGGGTAATGAAATAAATAAATCACCAAATAGTGCGATAAAAGTAAATAGATACATAATCTTATGTGAGTATCCATTTTTAATACAATAGTCAATCAGTGATTTAGTTTTATTAAGAGCAAAAACAACTGATGTAGAATTAATACATATAGAAGAAAGCAATAATAAAGCGTCTGTTTTGTTCTTTAAATATGGTATTTTAAAAAATAGATAGATATAACACAAAAGACAGATCAGTCTAAGTTCCAATCCTACCAATCCAGTAGTAATTTTAATTTTAATATCACCATCTGTTAAAAAATGAAGTCCTAAAAAAGGAAGAATAATGTTCTCAATTCTGAGTCTACGACTTGTAAGGTTATCTGTTGGATTTATAATTTCTTCAATGATAGAATTAGTATCGTAACTAATATGCATTCCACCACCTAAAAGGTAAGATAATCTTTTAGATGGTATAATTTCTTCGTATTGATCTTTTAAGGGCAGATAAATAGTTTTTTGATTTTTTCTTTTAATTTGTTCTGACACTAACCCTTTTGAACAAATAAAACATTTTACATCATTTTTAATACATGTTTTGAGACAACTTAAATGATATTTATGATCACATTTAGTAGTTATTAATTCAGAAGATAATAAATTACAAACACAACATTTTGATCCATCGGATTTTTCATCGTTACTTTTTGATAAACTTTCTATTTTGTTGTAATGATTAGTAGAAGCATTAGAGATTATAGGATTAGCAAGAATTGAAGGATTAGTAGACACATGAGAGATTATAGGATTAGAGGCCATTTTTACAGAAATAAAATCTTATTTTTCATTTTTTTATTGTTTTCCAAATCTGGACGAATAATTTAGATATTCTTTCAGTTTAAACTAATTTTCTGTTAGAAGGATTATTATCTAAAAGAATGTCCAAATTAATTACATTTGTTAAAGAAGAAATGAGTTCATTAATTTTAGCTCTTTTTGGATCTTTCAAATATGAATATTCTCTGAAATATAAATCTATGTTTTGGTCATCTGTTCTAGATTTGTTGTTAAGATAGAATAGTTCAGCAGGTGTAGATCCAGTTAACATTTCATATATTGTAATTCCAAGAGACCAGCAATCACTTGCTGCCACATCTGTAGGTGATATATATCTTCTACCACCAAAATTATTTTGATATGGATCCATATAGAGTGGAGTGCCACAAATTGATGATCCATATGTCATTTCACATTTTCTACCATGACAACTCAACCCAAAGTCAATAAACTTAATATTACCAGTAGATGGATCAACCATGATATTATCTGGTTTTATATCTTTATGTACTACTCCTTTACTATGCATATCTTTAATTCCATTGTAAAGATTTATCATCATTTTCACGATAGGTGGTAATTCGTTGCTATTACTTGTAAGAAATAAACCACTTCTGTCTTTAATACATTCTTGTAATGTAATATATCCTTCATTATATTCCATTACAATATAAAAATATTCAGATTCATTTATACATTCGATGAGACATGTATAATAATTATTACATTGAGATTTTAACAAATTGAGGTTTTCATATTCCTTTTCTTCATCATCATGTCCTTGCTTTCTGATCTTCTTAACGACAACTCTATTTCTATTTTTATCAAATGCTAAGTATACAACTCCATATGAACCTCTACCCAATTCTTTAATTTCACGATAATCTTTGATAATTGGATTGCAAATTAAATATGAATATAGTTTTTTACTATTATTGTTTAAATCTAAGGTATATGTATTTAATGCCAGGTTTACTTTTGCAATATCCCTAATTGGAAGACTTTTTTCTATAATTTTATCTAGAGATTCACCATTCTTGGCTAATCTCACAAACTCGGGCCATATTACCCTTAGAACCTCTGATTCTATAGGATTAAGAAGTTTTTTATTATATAATATTTCTAAACTACTAAATGGCATTAGATGTTTCTCATTTGGTGGTGTCACATTAAATGTACTATGTAGAGTTATGTGATCAAATTTTGGATTATAGATATCTACTATGAAGAACATTTTAATAACGAAAAAATAAAGATAAAAAATGAAATTTTATCTTTATTTTTTGTCAAAAATGACAATTCAAAATTATCAAAGTGATATATATAAAGTGTTATTTTACGGAGTTTTAGAAATTAATTTTGATGAAGCGTTAGTTGAGAGATTTATCAATGAAGATAATGTTGATGAAGTATTAGAATGGTGGAACATGAATGAAGATAATTTTGATGAAGTATTAATTGATCAAGTTATGGAAGAACAAGCAAGACTTCGAGAAGAACAAATAGATAATGAGAATATGGATGAGATTGACGCAGAACTTGAAAAAATTGAATCAGAAGACGACATATTTATGGGTGTTAGTTTTAAATAAATTCAAAACTTAAGATTTTTGAAAATGAGTTGTCTCATCCTTAAAAGAAAGAAATATAATATCAATTAAATCATCAGCAAGATTTTCATCAAGTAACTCAAATTCAACGAAAATTTCCTGAATATGTTCAGATGAGAATTTTAATCCACTGTCGTTTATAGTGATGTTAGGTCCTATATTAAACTCATCTAATTTAATAAGATCTTCGATATGATAACCAATATCATCTACTCCAAATCTAACTATTCGTTTACAATTTGGGTTTTTGAGGAAATAAAAAATATTCTCAGATCCACCAGCATTTTCTACTGGTAATTCTCTCATTTCACCATTATAACATTCTTCAAAAAAGAACGGAATATTAAATTTATGTTCTTGAATGAAGATCATTATTTCATAAATAATACAACTATCATCTATTTCTTTTGGAATATCAGAATAATCTTTAAATTCACAATTTTCTTCACCTTTCATATATAATTTCCTAAGAGTAATCACTGTGTTTTTCTTTTTAAGTTCTACCTGAAGAATAAAATCAGTAGCTTCATCTGAAATATATCTTTTACCATCGCTGTCAGTTTTATATAAATCATAATTAGAAAATCGAAGAAATAGATCCAAAGGTCCTTTCTTGTGAGGTTTTGTTAGTTCTAACTGTTGACATATAGCAGCAAATGGAGTAATAGTAGTATTTCCATACGAATATGATTTATTTGGGTTCAAATCCCACAAACCATCTTTACTTCCCAATTTAATTATTAGTGCATAATTTCCTAATATACAGGAAAACATGTAAGAATCAAAGATACATTCTTTTTCTGAAAAATAAAATTTAATCAGATATTCTCTATCCATCATTGCTAAAGCTTCATGAGTTTCTTGTAAATCAATTCTTGAGTCATCAAACAATCTAAAAATCTCTACTGCTTTAGTAAAATCTTCTTTATTGTGTGCTTCATGAATTGTTTCATTTTTACCATTAATTTTAATAGAATAAGACATTTATATTATTTTCTTGATATATTTTTCATTTATAAAAATGAAATCTGTTATTACTAAACATTATTTCATGTGAAATAATGTTTTACAAAAATGAAATTTTTTCTTACAAAAATTTAATAAAATGTCTTTCGTTAAACAAACTGTTTATGCACTTGACTGTTCAGGATCAACTAATTCAGATTCAACTTATTGGAGTGTTGCTGAACGAATTCTTAGAGAAAATGAATCAAGAATTACAAAATATTTCTTATGGAATACTTTTTTGGAGGTTGCTTCACTCTCACAAACTCAATTACAAATTAAGAATAAATTAGGTGAATGGGGAACATGTCCTCATTTAATTATTCCTCATCTTAATGATGGTGATGATTTAATTCTTATTACAGATGGTGAAATAGGTCAAGATAGTCTTAGTAGAGTTAATGAACTAATGTTGACTAAAAAATTAAACTCTTGTGATGCACACATAATTTCTAGACATCCAGATGTTTCAGTTGTTTGTGGATTTACAAGAGGTATTAAATCAACTGTTAAGACCTACGGAGATGAGGAAGTAACTCTTACTTCTCTTACTGATGAAGATTTTCTTATTCTTGATCAACTTGATTTTCTTACTCTAGAACAATTTCTTTCTAAGTATGAAATTATTCGTCAAGTTCTTTTGAATAAGATGATTGGAATTAATAAAATGGATAAAAAGCTTCATGATTTACTAGTTGCTATGAAAGCAAAACTTCATAGTGATTTTATCAAAAGCCTTGATAAAGATTTTGATCTTCATACACCATTATCTGAAGGAAGATATGAAGATGCTAAGATTATTTCAAAAGCAATGATTAATCGATATTACGGAAATAGTTCTGTTAAAGAATTCTCTTCTAAATTTGATAGTTTAATTGCCATTGTATCGGGTAAAACAGATTTTAGCGTTAATCAATTTAACGCTATTAAAACAAATGCATTTTCTACAGCCGCATCTTTAGATAAAGAAGAACCTGAAAGTCTTATTATTGAGGGTATAACACTAATGCAATGTCCTATTATGATGGATGATGATGCACCTGTAATTCCAATTATTTACGGATTACCTGTTCTTTTTGGTGAGGAAAAGAAAGTTATTGACCAAATCATGAAAAACCCTCTTTCAATTCTTTCATATGAGAATATTGTTAATAAGATTATAGCAAGATTATCACAATCTATTGGTCTTTTTAGTTACTGTGAAATTTATAATACAACTAGAATTCATCCAATGTCCCGTCAAGATATTTCTGGATGTATTCCACTTGGATCTAACAAAGAATATGTAAATGAAGCATCAAATGCTATTATGAATCTCTTTACCGGTGGTAAAATTCTTGGTAATATCGATCTATACTATGCAGTTCTCTTCTTTATTATTGAAAACGTTCCATTTCTTGATAATGTTAGAGAAAATATTAAAGAACAAATGATTTATCGTATGAATAATCATAAAACATCTGCTTCTCTTTCTGGAATGAGTGATTACATTGGAACTAAAATTCTTTTTAAGGAAGCTATTTGGTTTGTTCTTACATCTGGTTCTTTATATACAGATAATGCTGTTATTCCGCTTAGACAACATGTTTTTGTTTATCATAAACTTCTTGAATTAAATAAAATGAACAAATATCCTATTTCTGAGCAAGATGCTAAATACTGTTTTCTTACAAGAAAAATGCTAACTATGTTACAAAAATGTAAGAAAGACCCTCTATTCAAGGATAAAATTCGTGCTCAATATCAACAACATATTATTATTGATGATATCTATGTGTTTTTGGATTCTCCCATTGACATGTTAAATGAAGAAAACGTCAAGCTTAACTATGCTATTTCAACTGTAGTTAACGCATCAAAATCAGCATCATCTATCTCTATTAGTGATATTCCTTCATCTGTTATTCTACCAGTTGAGATTGATACCTGGAATTTTGGAAAAGAATATAAACATTATCCGTGTAAAATTTCATCTAAAACCTGCCGTCCATTATATCATGTATCAAATATAAAGACATGGGAAGAATCATACAATGAATTTTATAAATCATACAAGATGTTATCTTTGAATAAATATTTTGGTGATTATGTTTGTGACAGAAAAAAATATCCCACAGTGTCTAATTTTATCTTGTATATTTGGAAGCGTGAAACTGGAAAAGGTGAAACTACACTTCCAAGTACAATTGAAAGATCATGTATTGATGTAATCTATGACTATTCTGACGTTATGAACTCAACTACACCTACTAAATTTGCAGATCGGTTTATTGCTTCAGTTTCCAGAGTAAAACGTATTAAGATGGAGGTTTAATTTTTACTAAAAATAGTCATTAATTGAAAATATAATAATTGTATATAGTTGTCATTTAAAAATATAAATTTATATTTTTTGTTAGAAAGACATTGATATGATATTATCAGTTGAACTTTAATTGTTATTTACATCACGAATATAAGCAGAAACTTCATCACAAACATATTTTTTACCAAAAATATCTGCTTTATCTAAATCATAATCGGAATACTCTAGGAAATAATCTAATATTTCCTGCTTATTAGGACCATTTAAAAATAAGTTTTGACAAGTAGCACCAAATGGAGTAATAGTACTCACTCCATAAGGATATGTTTCATTAGCTCTTAAATTAGTTTCTCCTCTGTAATTAGATAGTTGAAGAATCAGATCATAATTTCCTAGTAAACATGCAAACATATATGAATCAAAAATACATTCATGATTTGATATATAAAATCTAATCTGGAAGTCTCGATCAAGTTTTATAATATCTTGATGTGTTTTTTTAAGATTAATCTTTGAGTCATCAAATAAACTAAACATCTCAACAGATTTTTTAACATTGTTAAGATTATCAACTACAAAAAGTTCTGCTATTTTTCCATTAACTCTGATGAAGTATGACATTTTATGAAAATCATGTTAAAATCTTTTCATTTTTCTAAAATTTAAAAATATCCCATGACTAACCATCAAAAAGATTAAAAAATTTATTTTATAATAGTAATAAAATGGCGGAACCAAATATTGATTCTTTAGAATTAAGGGTAACAACGCTCCAAAATGAAATTAACGAGTTAAAAAAGTTAGTTTTCTTATTAAACGGTCAAACTAAGAAACACATATCAGAACCGCTTTCATTTGGTGATAAAATAGCTATCGGTACTGATGCAGGTAAAATTGATCAAGATAGTTATGCAATTGCAGTTGGTGCAAATGCGGGTAATAATAATCAAAGTGAATATGCTATTGCATTGGGTAGAAATGCTGGATCTGATACTCAAGGAACACTTGCAACTGCAATTGGTTCAGGTGCTGGTAGTTCCAATCAGAAATGCTGGATCTGATACTCAAGGAACACTTGCAACTGCAATTGGTTCAGGTGCTGGTAGTTCCAATCAAGGACAAGATGCCGTCGCAATGGGTTCAAATGCTGGATCTATATCACAATCTAATTCTGCCGTCGCAATTGGTTTAAATGCCGGTAATAATAATCAAGGTGGAAATGGAGTTGCTATTGGTCGTAACGCAGGTAAGATAAATCAAGGAACAATGGGAATAGCAATTGGTAATGGTGCTGGATATGAAAATCAAGGAAATCTTGGTATTGCAATTGGAAAAGATGCACAAACTCCTAATGAATACTCTATTTATATCGGTCAGAATATGGCAGGACAGCCTATGCAAGGTTATCCGGTTAGTGGTAGTAGTATTGTATTAAATGCAACTGGTGTAACTTTACATCCTAGTCCTGATGGTCTCTTTGTAAAACCTATTAGATATTCTGAACAAATTGATTTTAGTCATAAACAACTTTTTTATAACCAAGTTACAGGTGAGATTATAGCTTGTCCCTTAAATTCTGGTTAAGACATATAACTTTTGAAATAATATATTTAAGTAATTACTTAAATAATTTTTATATATTCATATTGATTTTTGTAAGGGATAGTATTTCATAATAACATTACAAATACGATTTACAAAAACATCAACTAAAAATGCGATGTAATGATTCCTTGGATATTTAGGATCATAATAAAACCCATAAGACATATAACTAATTGCAAAATCTTGATCTGATAATTTCATATAGTCTCTAATTAGTGATGCAATCATTTTAATAGGGGATGAAAAATGAACTCCATGACATCTTGAGAATTGAGGTTTATATCCTAAATCTGAAAGTCGAGGATCACTAATAATATTTAAATTTCCAACGTAAAAGAGATAGTCAAATTGCATTTCTAAACCCTTTTCAATATAATAACAATAGTCAATTGATTCCTTCAGCGGATCGGCATCCCAAAGAGAAAATTCACGACATTTATTTCCTACATTCTCATCTTTACCAGTTTCTATTTCATGTCTTGTTCTTACGATTAAATATTCTAAACGTTCACCAGGTTTAACTGGCATTCCTAGTTTAGTAAGATTATTAGCGAATACGTTCATAAAATAATTCTCATTTGCATAATTACTACCCAACTCAGTTACACGACATAAATCTTTTGGATCAAATCTATCACTAAGAAAATCACAAATTCGTTTTGATAATGAATTTAACATATTAACAATATGATCCATAAAAATAACTTTATTAACAAGATCATCATATACAACGTTTGCGAATTGAGAGTTACCCTTTTTAGATGTTAAAATTCCTTTTGTAGTAAGTTCTGGTTTTCCATCTTCAAGTTTAAAGGGACCATTCTTTTTAATCTTTTCAAGATTCATTTCACGATGAGCTTTAATATAATATTTAGGTTTTAAAGGACACATTTGGCAACAATTTTCACATTCCATAGTCAAAGGTGATCTAAAAACAGCTTCAATAGCAGGAATTATAGTTCCATCATCAAGAACTTGTTCAGGTCTACCATTAATAGTATATTCCATTTCATCAGCAATTTGTTGAAGATTAATTTTACCTGAAAGAACATCTTCATCATTAATATCCAAACAAACCATTGAACTATCTGTGTCATTATAAACAACTTTAGCTCCAAGATGTGCGAATTTTTTAGTAAGGACATCATTTGCAATTCCAATTAATTTACGACCAAGAGCAGTTGTACAAATAGCGACTGGTAATGCTGGTAACATACCTGTAGGGACACCATTAAAACCGTATCCAGAGTTTGCCATTACTTTAACAGCTTTTTGACTCGCATCATAAACATAAATCAAAGACTTATTTTTATCAAAATCCTCTTTTGTGAAATCACGAAGCTCATATATAAACATTTTTCCGGCAATCTTTTCATGAAACTCATCAAGCTCTTTGTTTAATTTTTTATTGATACTATTTTTATCGAGATTCTCACTAAGATCTACACTGTTTTCAATTTCTTTAATTTTTTCTTCAATTGAAGTCATCTTCTCCTTAATATCTTCAATCTCTCTTCCAATTTTTTTAAAGTCTTCTTTGTTGTAGTTTTTATATTTTTCAATATTCTCGCATTTTTTCATATCTTTTTTAACAAGTTTACGTTCTCCTACCCATTTACGTTCGAGAAGAGGCATAATACCTTCATATCCAGGTGTTCCATCGGCAAAGACTTTTCTAATAACTCTTACTTCATATCTACGAATTACAGTTTGTTTTTGAGTTAAATCTTCTGGATCGATGTCAATATCTTCAGATGAATTTTCAGGATTAAAGTTATAACGCTTAATTTCCTGACGACCAAGATGATAAAGAGTTGATAAATCATCTTGTGTAAATTTAATAGGATAATTACTCATATAAAGTAAATATTTATCTTCAAGATCTTTACGATATGATGCCGATAACGCTTCAAAAGGTTCTTCTTGTTCAAAATCAATTGATTCATATGTACCCTCAGGAAATCTAGGCCAATCTTCTATTTTAATAATAGAGTCAATTGATAGATTATAAGCTTGCATAATAGAAGGATAAAGAGATGAAAAATCTAATGTGTAAACATATTTATAAACTCCAGGAATCGGTTTTGCAACAAAACCGCCCTTATAATAGTAATCAAAATACTGAGGATTAGATAATACTATACCTTGTTTATAACATTCATCTGCTATGTTAGAATAACAACGAATTTGTTCACCTCTTGTAAATAATTCTAATATTGAAACACCCGCAGCACTTGATAAAGATGATAAATGATACCATAGTTTTCTATTATCAAATAATTTTATGGGAAGTATAGAATCCTGAACACAATAAGCTGCAACTTTTGTCATTTTATCAACCGCACCAGGATCATTTCTCCACATTGCTTCATAAGTCTCAAACATATATTTAGCTGTAACTGGATGTTTTCCTTCACCAAGATAAGTTTGGCATACATATTCCATTGTATATTTGCGTAATTTATATAATCTTTTAATATTAGGTAAAAGATCAAATGGAATTCTTCCTTTATGTCTCAAAAATACAATATTATTTTTACCTGCTCCAGAAGATGACCAATTTAATTCAAAAATAGAAGAAACGTCACGCTTTAGACGACCAGTATTAGGAATATCTTCAACTGAAATATCATTTCTTTCAAATCTTCCAATCAAATAAGGATAATCAAAGCTTGAGGTATTATATCCCATAACCATATCAGGATCAAGATAACGAAACATTCTAGCAAATCCTATAAGTAAATCACGTTCTGTTTCATATTTTATAACTTCACAATCCGCTAAAAGAGGATCGTTTTCATCACATTCACCATGTATAAGACAATATTTCCTCATTGTTTCTGGACGATTCATATATTGAAAGACAACTGATATAAGATATAGTTCATCATATAATCTTCTGTGATTAGGCATTTGTTTATGATTTTTTGAATACATTTCACCATCCCATGACATAATTTTTGGACATACAAACCAATCTCTACATTCTGTATCCGGTACCTGCTCCATCGTTTCATAGTTGATAATATATTCTGTAAGAGGATCATCTGAAACTCGTAATGAAGATTCGATTGGTACTTTTTTTCCTTTTACTTTAAACCATTTTGTATACTTACATTTTTGTTTTGACATCATTCTTCTTGTTGTTGTAATTTTGTTTTCATGCATTACAAATTGCATATAACCTTCACCTTTAACATAAACAGGATATTTAATAGTATCTAATAAATCATTACGACCTTTTAATGTATCAAAGAAAACATAAAGATAAGGCTTTTTCTTACCTGTATAATAGTATATATCTCTGAACTTTCCGTAATGGAAATCAAAAGGAATCTCTTTTGCAACATTTTTTCTAAACCTGGTGCTAGTTCCTAATTTATGACATAAAGATTCAAAAACTTTTTTTGAAAGCTCTTCATCCCAAGATATAAAGTTTTCTGGTTCATATGTTGTTTTTTTAAAATCTCCATCATCAGATGGAATTTGTCTGAGATTATGACTTGGAAGTTCTAAACAACAATAAACTCTAAAATTTGTTACTCTAGCTAAACATGTGTCGGATTTTTGATTATGACACCACATATGTATATTAAGTCTACCCGTCTCTTCAAAGTCATCATTTTCATCGTATTCAAAAGTTTTTAAATAAAGTGTCTCTTCTTCACCTAATGGATTATTTAAATCATCTAACGGATATGGTGGACGTGACATTTAATTATTTAATTTTTTCACTTATTTTCATTTTTCTTTTTGGTAGTTTTTGATATGAATAATATATTTTAACAGAAATGCGATAAATTGAAGAAAAATTACACAAAATCTTCAAAGATGTAGGTTCAATTAAGTGCAAAAAATCAAAAATTTGATTACTTTTATATAACTAGCAAATATATTTATAGATTGATACCAAATGGTAAAGATTTTTTATCGAGAGAATTTATTTATAATGATTGTTTATATCCAGAGGTTTGTGGAATAGTAGATCACTCATCCTTTAATTATAATGAAGAAGGATCTGAGATTTGGTATTACTCTAATCTGAAAGAGGACATTTTAAAAACAACTAGTCGTGGAGTTACTTCTTTTTGAAGATGTTATGATAATTTTCAAAAAGAATTCAATCTAACCATCAGATAATAAATTTTCAATCTATGATACAACAACTCTAATAAGAGTATTAGTTGATGAATTTTGTTTTTATGGATTTTTTGGTATTTACATACTTTGTGATATTGAAGTAATAATTTTACATTCAGGGAAATCTGTTCTAATATATCATATTGGTGTAGAATCTGGATAATTTTTATGATATTTGATCATAAAAGTACAATAAAATAAAAATTTTTATTTTATAAAAAATGTCAAACACTCCGCATTTTAATATAATTCAAAATACCAAAAGTGAAGCTCTTCGCTCTTATATATCTGCTTTTTTTGATCCCAAAAATCTAAAATTAATGCAACACTTAATTGTTTTAATTCTTAAATATAAAAATCAATTAACAGTTGAAGAAAATGAAATTCTAAATTCTAAAGAATTTAATGAAGTAATGTTTGGAGTAGAAGATTTTTCAACTTTACTTCAGCCTAAACAAGAAAATATTCCAAAATTGGGTTCTGGATTAAAACAGAAAATTATAGATTTAAGATCAAATGAAGAACAAAATGTTCCAAAATTGGGTTCTGGATTAAAACAGAAAATTATAGGTTTAAGTTCAAATGAAGAACAAAATATTCCAAAATTGGGTTCTGGATTGAAACAGAAAATTATAGATTTAAGATTAAATGAATAAGAAAATAATATTAAATAATACTAATAAAAACAGAAAATTAGTTAATGAGTAAAAATGAATGTTAAAGTATACTTCTATTTTAGATATTTCAAGAATGTCATTTTCCAATATTTAGGATTAATTTTTATTACAACTATAAAAGTTTTAAGATTGTCAAAATTTTTTACCATAAACTTTTTTCTTAATAAATTGGTGGATCAATGTGTACCACAGATGGTAGATCTTATTAATAAAGGAGATATAAAATACACATCTGAAAATAAAATACTATATAATAAAATATATCCGAGACATAATTTATATCCTAATAAAGAAATACTATTTCTTGGTGGAAAAAATAGCATTATAATAAACAATGAATTTTCAAGAAGAATATCAAATTTTCTTGGAATAAGAGTATCAACACTTCAATACGGTGGATACTATGGTTCTGGTAACTATAAGGAACTTACAGATATAAGTTATATGGAGAGTATTTTAGAAGTATATAACACGGTAAAAAATGAATCTGAAATATATATTATAGGATATTCATTAGGATGTTATGGTGCATATTATCTAAATGAAAGAGATACCGTATTTTTAATTTCACCATTTTACTCACTTGAAAAATCTCTTAGAAATGTAATAAGTATTAAATCTTTTAATCTTAATGAACTACTTAAAAAGAAGAAAACAAAAAAAGTAATAATAAATACATATAAAAATGATATTGTTACTCCATCTTACCATCTTACTGATAATTTTATAGATGATGGAATTGAGATAATAAAAAGAAACGGAGTACATATAACGGGAATTTCAGATGACCTATATATCTCTATTAAAGATTATATTGATAAATATTGAAATAATTTGCTTAACTTTTATATATTATATTTTTGATACAATAAAAATTAAAGATCGTTATTCGATATACGTGTAAATTTTCTAAACCATAAAAGTTTAGAAAAAAGTAAACATTGATAAAATATTGTAATTAAAATATTTACAGATTTAAATATTTAAAATTTTATTTTTATTTTATAATAAAATGACGTCTCAAACACCAACTTTTGATAGTCTACCCACACAAAATCAACACCAAATCAAAGGTTTTGTTGGACAAAACCTTGATTTCAGAAACACAACTTTATTAAAAAAAATTTGTGTTATCATATGTAAACACAAAGGTTTACTTACATTTTTTGAGTCCGAACAATACTCAAATCCAACGGTTGATAAATGTATAAATGATTTAAGTAATCATAGCTTTCAAAATAATCATACTGTTAAAACAAATCTTATAGACCTTGATCATATATCACGTACTCAATATTGTCCTTCATTTGAACAAATTAGAGTAGCCACAAGTGAAAAACTTATTTCATTCATTAAACAACACATTCAAAGTGTTAGCCATAGTTGTTTATTGGAGATTGGATTAGAAATTATATATTTATCAGCAAATCTCCATGATAATCTCAGTCCATCAGAAAAGAATGTTTTGTATCAAAATCATAAAGTGACAGAATTTCTTGTGAGTGAAAATCCTGTGGAGAAAAAAGTTTTATTTATTATAGACCCACAAAATGACTTCCATGACGACGGTAGTCTTGCTGTACCTGGTGCAAATGAAGATTCTATTAGAATTGGTGAATTAATTGAAAAGAAGGGTGAGATTTTTGATGAAATTGTTGTAACGTTGGATACTCATCCAGTTCATCATATTGGTCATTCACATTATTGGACAAATTCTAATGGTGAATCACCATCAGAATTTACAACAATTACTGAAGAAGACATTAGAAAACGAATTTGGTATCCTGTGGATCAATTGAAATATGATTATGCCATTCAATATGCCCATAGTCTTGAAAAAGAAGGTAAATTTAAGATTTGTATCTGGCCTTATCATTGTTTATGTGGTACACATGGTCATTGTGTCTTTCCTTACTTAAACGAAAAGCTTTTTAATTGGTCAAAAAAGTATAAAAAGGATGTTCACTACTTTATGAAAGGTCAAAATCCTGACACTGAAATGTATTCTGTTTTTAGAGGTGAAGTTGAGATTAAACAAGACCCAAGAACCCATTTTAACATGGGATTAGTTAACCTTTTAGCGTCTAAAAAACTTGAGGTTTTAGTTTGTGGTCAAGCATTATCACATTGTGTTAATTACTCTGTAACAGATCTTTTATGTAGTCACACATTTCCTGCTAACAGGTTAACACTTTTAGTGGATGGATCATCACCTGTCACTGGCTATAAAGAAAATGGTGAAAAGTTTATAAAAAAAATTGTACTTAATGGAGTTAAGCTTGGAAAGACAACTGATTATCTTTAATTTTTTAACGTGTATTTTATTTGAAATTTCAAATAAATTTTTATCCGCAGAGTGATATCTTGATAAGAACAATTAATTTATTATCATAATAGAAATTGAGTTTATAAGTTCTCAATATATTTTAATCATCTTTTAAAACTCTTTAAGAATTGTTTATTTCTAAAATATTTATTAAATGAAAAAGTAAACTTTAACTTTTTAATGCTATATTATTGTTATTCTAAAATCCTCCACCTCCAAAATCAGGTTTTCTATGTGTAGTTTTTTCAGACTGAAGTTTCTTTACTTGTTTATCATTCTCTATAATTAGTCTTCTTAAAACATTAAGACATTCAATAGAACAAAAAGTTTGATTCATAAGTGAAAAAAAATCACTACCTACTATATTCTTACTACATGAATTACAAATACGATCCATTTACAATAAATATTTATTGCAAATTTTTCATTTTTTCACTTGTTGCATTTTACGGTAATTCATTTTTAAAAGTAAGCAAAATAATTAAGAGTAAATTTTTGCCGTTCAAAATAAAGAGTGAATATATATTCAGTCTTTAAAAATGAAATAACTCTTCATAAAAATGATAAAATGTATTCTAAGATTTTTACAATTTTTTTCTCCTTATTGGTTATTCGTGTCTTTTCTAATAATGAAAAAATTAGAATTTCCGAAATCTCTTGGGGTAAATATCTTTCAATGTATAGCGATTTAGAAATAAAAGAAGATTCATATATTAACTTTAAGAATAACATAGATAGAGCTACTAAATATGAATCTGTTACAAAAACTTCTGTTAATGTTACACCATTTCTACACATTGCGGATCATTTATTTACTAACATCTTTACTGCGGCTCACAATTATTATAAAAAAGTAGAAGTTACCCCATCAAAATCAAAAATTACATCATCATTACCATTAATAATTCCTAATAATTTTCAATTTAGTTGGATTGAAAAAGGAATTGTAACATCTAATAATAATTATAATTTTGAATCATGGATATATCCCGTTAAAAATTTAATTGAATCAATTTATTATATAACATATGGATACAATATTAATTTGGATATGATGAACATTTTAAAATGTTCAAATGAACAGGCACAGGTAGAAAATGATTATTTTATTTCACCTTATCATTTTTTACAATTCTCAATTAATAATTTAATTCTTTCATCTGATTATAAGAGAACTCAGGGAAATATTTGTATTTCAAGTTCTAAATTTGATTCAAATGAATTAACAGATATTGATAATTTTTTAATCGGAAATGTTGGAAAGATTACAACTGATGTTAATATTTATAGAGGACCAATTGTTGTTGAATTATCATTAGATCAAAATAAAATTAAATATTATGATGAATCAATATTAAAGATAGAAAGATTAAATGAAACTGCTAACTATTATGGACTTATTGTAGGATATGGAAAAGAAAATGATGAATCATATTGGCTTATTCAAACATCATTTGGTTCATCGTGGGGAATTAACGGGTGTTTTAAACTGAGTATAGATTCAACATCAATTCTTACATACTATCAAATTATTTTTTAAGATTTTTAAATGTATAAGACGCTACACATTTCAATAAAAAATCAAATATAGATTTACGTTAAAAATAACAAAAGAAAATCTTTTCTTTTGTATTGAAGAGCTTAAAAATATTATTTTAATTTTTTATTGATCAAAAATAATTTTTCACTCAAAAATGAACAAAAAATTTCTCCAAAAAACATCGCCTATAGCTATGGGGAGACCCTATTTTTGACCCCCGAAGTAGTAGGTCTCACTGTACTCAGGACGCCTTGAAAACATACGCGGAGGGCTAAAAATAAAATTTTGAACCCTATTTTTGAAGAAATTTTTGAATTTTTGTCACATTTTTACCCCTATTTTAAAATTTTTAAACTTATTCATTGTATCTTCTACCTTCAGTAAATCCGATATAAATATAATGATTCATCGCTTCAAATCTAGTCATAAATCTGAGATCAGGATTCCACTTTTTGTAATTTTCAGCATCAAAGTCATATGGTAATGCTGAAAATTTAGGTCTTATTACAAAAACATCATTTATTTGTATAGGTTCGTAAAGATTAGTATTATATGCAGTAATATTATTTCTAACGCATAAAGCAAAGTATCTACCAATAGTTTTTATTTTAAATTTTTCTATTATTAAATTATACACAAATTCAGGTGTAACCCTCATAAAAATATCTAAAGAAATGTCTGATGAAGAAACATAATCATTATATCGTAAACCTATTTCATTCATTAGAATATTAATATCAGTTGTTTTTCCTAAAAAATATGTATCATTATGCATTATAAGTTCTTCCTTAAAAAAGACGGGTTCTGTATAAAAAATATCAAACCTGAGAATCATTGTATATTCAAAGTATCCGTATTTGTTTTTAATATTATTTAATTGATATCTTCGAAATTGTGCTCTCGTATTAAAACAAACATTTTGGCTTTCTGTAAAAGTCTTAAATTTTTGATACTCTCTCTTTTCATATTCTTTTATATTATTACTAAACTCAGATGTTCTTCCGAGGTATAATAATTTACTCCCAAAGAAATCTTTAATGTTATTTAATTTTTCATCAATATCGACTTCGTTTTCATCTGACAGAAGTACAAATATAGAGTAATTTGAAAGATAGTTTAAAATATTTTCTTTTATTATATTTTTACAAAAGTCAAAAGTCCTATATGAACCAGATATACATATCGCCGTTTGATTGTCATAGATTTCATTTCTTGGAATTCTCTCTATGTCTAATTTTTTATAAATACTAGCAAAGTCCATTTTTTAACATTTTGAATATATATTTTTATATATTCATTGTAATGAGAAAATTATAAGCTTAACATTTTCTCAAAAAATGTTAATAAATTTGACAATTCTTCATTAATGCTCTTAATTTCAGTTTTTTGATCTTTGTTGAAATCTATTATTTCAGATTCAACTATTTCAAGAATATTTTTTGAATCTTTAATTTTTATACAATCTTTAAGATCATAGCTGGTAAATTCACAATCATATTCAATTAATTTTAGTCCAGATGCTATCATTTCAAATCCTAATCTACTTGGATTTGTATTGCTAAAAACAATTCCTACCTTACAATTATTATATAGATCGTTTAATTCTGAAATCTCTAGTTTTCCATGATTTATAACATTATCTTTATTTATATCATCAGGAAAAACATTACAAACGTATTTTTTTGAAAGAATAGAAACAATCTCTCTAATTAATTCTGGACATCTTCCCGGTTTATTTTTATAATATGCAATTACTATCTCATTTTTTCTGTTAGATTTTTTATCATAATAAGTTTCAGTATCAACTCCTAAAAAAGATCCATTAACATTAAATCCCATATTTAAAAACTTCTTTGAAAGATATGAAGTGACACAAAAGTATGAAAAATCTTTTTTATAAGTTGATTTGACTTGATTTTGTAAATCTTTATTATTTGGATAAAACAGATATTCTTCATCTTGAATAATATATGCTATTTTATCAGACATTATTCTATTATCATATACAGCATTTGATATTTGCCATGCATTCGCTACGACAACAGAATACCATTTTTGACAATTTAAACCTAAAAAGAAATTATAATCTTTTACATTAATTTCTCCATATGAATCCACAAGAGATACAATATTTTCTATAGTGTCATTTACAACAGAATATCCAAAACATGTATTTTGATCAAAAGAAGACTCTCCAAAATATAAATCAACACTAATTCCATTTTTTGTTAAATGATTTATGTATCTCAGTAAAGTCCTGTATCCACCTGATATATTGTTCCTCGATATAATTAAAAAGAAAGCTACTTTTGAATCTCCTATATTTTTATTAACAATACATTGTCTTCTTTGTAATTTCTTTTCACAGAATATTCTATTTTCTTTATCTTTATATTCATTATAATGATTTATTAGTTGAGTTTCATTTAATTTTTGAAGATCGATATTACATTTTTTATATATATCTGGTGAAAATATGAGACTACTATCTATAGAATTTGTACTTCCATCTTCATCAATTCCGATAACATTTCCTCCCATTGATTCACAAATTAAACCAAAAAGATATTCCCAAGAATGTACTTTTCGTGGAACATTGTTTACGTTATAGCCACATTCAAGTATTGAGAATTCATATTCTAAATTTATCTTCTCAAATATTTCTAAGAAACTGCGATTTCCAGCAAAAATAGTACCTGCTATAAAGTAACTAGTTTTTCCATATTTTGATACATAACATGGATTTTTAATCCTGTGAAATTCATTAATTCCAGAATTTATCCAATGTTTCTTAGCCATTTCATTATCCATAAAATTAAGATCATCTTCATATCTTTTATAAAATTCAGGATTAGTAATAAGTGAGTTTCTATCAAAAAATTTTCCATTATTTAGTATCATATCATTTATATCATATATGTAAGTATCTGAGTAATCTTCAATATTAATATTAAGGTTATTTCTTGAAATAATATCCTTAATATAATGTCTATTTATCATTTTGTTATTCTTATATCTATATTTATTTGATCCAATAATTGTAGGGTTATTATTATCTAAAATTTCTGATAAATCATTTTTTAATATTGGTGCTATCATTTGATTTCTCCATTCCTGCTTCGTTTTAGTATGAATGAAGTAAATTTTTTCGATCATTTTATATTCCAGGCTTTCTATGATCGATTTTATATTAGTAAGAAATCCACCGATATCAGCACCAATGTTTGAAATAACATTTACTCGAGCATTTTTTAAAAGGTTTAATATCTTTGTTTTTACATCTTCTGAATGGCAGGATACAAAAACAATTAAATTTTTTTTAGCAAAGAATGAACTATATAAACTAATAATATCACTAAAGATATCTATATTTCCACAATGAAAATTAACTGCTATATATTTCTGGGTGAAAATTGTTTTGAATATTTCTTCTGATGATTTCATTCCAATTTCTTCTAAACTCAACGAAACTTCATCAGTATCTAATTCTGTTGATACATATGTTATTTTATTTTGAGGTTTTGTGTAAATAGAAAAATTACATAAATTTATATCATTCCATGATTTAATAAGTTTTAGAACATCATGTATTAAAATTTCAGATAAAGGTGGAATTAATTTAATCAAAGTATTATCTTTCTTTTTTAGATATTTCTCTCTTCTCATTAGAAAGAATAAATATCTTATAAAAGTCTCGTAATCATTACATATGATGGAAATGTTTTTATAATATTCTCCGATAATTAAATCAGATATTTTAAAAATACCTTCGGTCAACATTGTAAATACATTTATTGAACGATTATTTTTCAAAATTATAATTTTATCTTTTTTTGGAAGAATATCTATCTCATTGTATAATTGATTAAAATCTTCATCTGTTGAGAAATCTCCGTTAAAGATAGAAATATTCATTTTTTATATAAAATAATATAAAAATTAATATATAAAAATGGATTACGAAGTAATCATATATTGCGGCGGAAAGTGTGCAAGTTCATCTTTAAAGAAAACTTTCACTCTAAAAAATTACAAAACAATACATCTTCATTCCGATGCAAATTATAAAGAAAGATTTCCCCGTCTTATTAAAAATACAGGTAAAAAGACCGTAAAAGACTTAATAAAAATACAAAGTAAAAAAAATGTTTACATTATTGATGTTTATCGTGATCCAATTGAAAGGTTAATTTCATCTTTTTTCCAAAATATCGTTAATCATATTTCATCAGACTATCAAAAATACGACCGTAACATTTTAATGAATTTCATTTTCAAAAATATTAGATTAGAAGATTATCATCCACTTGATGATGATTTTCCTGAATTTTTTAATAGTTTTGACTTGTCTTTAGATTATAAAGTTGTAAAATATAATAATTTAACATTTATAAAGTTAAAATTCTCAAGTATTGAAAAATGGTCAGAGATTCTTTCCAATATTATTGGAGAAGAAATTAAAATGGAAAAAGATAATTTATCTTCAGATAAAGAGTATAAAGAATATTACCAAAACTTTAGGGAAAACATACAAATTCCAAAATCGTTACTTGATTATTTTATAAATTTAGAAACCTTTAAAAGGTATAATTCACTTGAAGAAATAGAAAAGTATACACAAAAGTGGAAATTACAAACAATTAATGATGATGTTTTCTTTGAAAAATTAAAATGCTCTAATTTTGTAAATTTACCCAAAAATTTTGATTGGAGGGCTTACATTTTATTAAACCCAGAAATTAGTCATTGCTATAATTCAGAACATGATGTGAAGTATTATTACGAATTATTTGGACATAAAGATTTTCCTTATTTTAATAACGAAAAAATAATTCATAATAAAATGATCAAGATAGACACTGAGATAATAAATTCATTTAACAAAAAACAAAAGAATGAACTTAAATCATCTTTTGGAGAATGGATTAATGATGTTGAAGAGATTAAAAAATCCTACCATGAAGGATTACCATTCGAGCATATTATTATTAAAGACTTTTTAAATAAAGATCTTGCAAATAAAATATCTGAAAGCTATCCAGATGATATAAACAAATGGCATCACTATAATAATCCTATTGAAGTTAAATATGCTTATGATGACTTAGATGTAATTGATGAATCAATTAAAAATTTATTTTACATTCTATCAACAGATTTTATAGCAAGTATTTTTTCATCAATCACAGACATTAAATTAGAGTGTGACCCATATTTACATGGAGCAGGTCTTCATATGCATCCTAGAAATGGAAGACTTGGAGTTCATCTTGATTATGAAATTCATCCCGTATCATTTAAACAAAGAAGTCTTAATATTATACTATATCTTTCAAAAGATTGGAGAGAAGAATGGGGTGGAGAAACTGAACTGTGGGATAATAATTGTAAAAATGCAGTTTTAAAATCACCAGTTGTTTTTAATACAGCCATTATTTTTAGAACAAATAACATATCATGGCATGGTGTACCTGAAAAGATAAAATGTCCGGAGGGAGTTTTTAGAAAGTCTTTTGCTTATTATTATGTTACTAATGTCAGTGAAGAAGACATTCATAATAAATCAGAACTCAGACAAAAAGCAACATTTGTTGCAAGACCTAATGAGTTAAATAAAGATAAATTGGAACCTTTTTACAAAATAAGACCTGTTCGAAGAATTACAAATGAAGACATAACTGAACACTGGCCAGAATGGAATAGAGAGGAATTTTAAGGCTCTTATTCAGAAATACGATAATTTTCAAATTCTTCGTTATTTACTACGTGATAACTTCCATTAATGTTGTTAATTGTATTAATAATAATTCTTTCAAATGCATGTTCTATCATTCCATCTGGTAACCCCTTTTTACCAAGTTGAGTTGCAAAGTTATTTCCATGTAACTTATTTTTCTTATATGTTCTAAACATCCTCTCATCAGATCTATAATGCATACAATATCTATATCTAACCCAATTACAATCAAATGAATTTTCATCGTTAAGTCTTTTGTACAAATCATCATTACCAAATATTTTTTCACAAATTTTTCTATCTAATAGATAGAAATTTCCTTCTACAAATAGATAATCTCTATACTTTATGTCAAGAAAATTATGTAGATAATTAATATGATGTTCATTTATACCCCAATTTGATAAACTATTTATATCATTAATGTTACTGATAGATTCTATATTTTTATTTTTATAGATTAAAAGATTTGGAAAAACACCATTTCCTTCGTATTCAGTTAGAAATTTTATACCATTTTTGTCAACTAATAATTTCTTTAAATATAGGTCTCTTTTATATTTATCAGACTTACTGTGTAAAAATAAAACATGTGTATATTCTTTATCTTTTAAATAATCGATGACAATCATCTTTGGACCTATATCAGCTCCTCTATTTGGAACTTTGATAATAGTAAACTCTAATAAATTATTTTTATTTTCCCCAAATGAGTAAGTTATAATAATTGAAAATAAGTTATTGATGATATTTATGTAATCATTAAACCATTCTATATTTTCTAAGTTCATACAATGTATATGACATATTCTTGATTTCATATTGAATTCTTGTTCAACATTATATTCCATTTAATTTATATTTGTGTTAATTATTTTTTATATTTATTTAAAATCTCTAAAATTCTACTATTTGTTGAATAAAAACCCTGGACTTCAAATGTTTGATCAGTTGGAGTAGCTTCTTTTTCATCTTGAACTAAAGGAGCATACAAAACATTTGTATTTTCATCTGTTTTATTTTCATTAATATTTGTTTTATTTAAATTTATAACTTGATCATCATCTTTATTAGCTTTTTCAGTTAAAGATATTTTTTCATCTTGATAAGTACTTTTAGAAAGTGTGTCTGGATATAAAGTAGAATTTTCAACTTTTTTCTCAGTTGAATTTTCGTCTTTATTATTTTTCACTTGTTCTTCTCTTGGAATTCCATCAATAAAAGATTTTCCTAAATCAATTAAATCTGCAAAACTTAAAATAAAATTCTTGACTATATTAGCATCATCTTCTTTAATTTTAGGATAAGAATCATCTATATATTTTTTGTAATTATTAAAAATACATCCGTGTGCTAAGTTAATTTGTTTTAAGATATCAGTATATTCTTCATTACATTTTAAAAAAGCAACTGAAAGAGTGTATAAATTGTTCTTTATTTCTAAATTTTGAGAGTAATTTTCATCTAACATTTTATCAGATTCTTCAGAAATAAGTTTTAACTCCTTATATTCATCAGAATTATTATCTTTATCATTCATAAGGATTTGCGTCAAAACTTTTAAAAATCCAGAAACCCAATGTTTTTTGCTATTTGGATTTTCAATAAATATTCTAAGCTGATTTTTAATTGACTCATTAGTAAATTTAAGATAAGATGCAAATTTATTAAAATCTTCAGGATCAATAACCTTCTTAAGGGCTTTTCCATAAGTTTCATCAAATTTGGATTTAAATTCTCCGTTATCCTTAATATTGCACGCTTCTAAAATTTTATCAAAAATAATTTTAACTGCTTCGGTGTAAAAATCCATATTTTTATTTTGTTTTTTGATTTAAAAATAAAAATGTTGGTTTTGAATAACTTTATGAATAAAATTTTAGCTAGATACGTTATATATACTAAAATACTCCAATGGGTAAATTTTGATTTTTTATCATTTTTAGGTAAAGATGTTAATTCTTTCCTAAGAAAGTTTACAGATAATGCTCCTTATACTACTGAAGATATAGATTATGAAGCTTTAGAAAGATTAAAAACTTTAGGAAAGAAATACAATATATCAATTGGTGAAATTCCAATAAATTCTGGAACCGTTTCTTTGGTTTTCAGAGGAACTATTACATGTGATGATAAAGATAGACAAATTGCAATTAAACTTCTTAGGAAAAATATTAAGAGTAAAATAGAAAGTTGTGTTAATAATGTTGAATGGATTCTCTCATTTTTAAAATATATACCTATTGTAAATACGCTTGATTTGGATATGATATTCACAGATTTTAAAGGAAATCTTATAGGACAAACAGATTTTGTAAATGAAGCTAAAAATATTAAAATGTTTAATGATAAACTCTGTAAACATCAAAAAATTAAGACTTTTAAATTCATAGAAGAGCTTTCATTTGAAAATCTTATTGTTATGGAGTTTGTAGAAGGAATAAGTATTTTTAAACTTAATGATATTGACAAAAGATCTTTTGCAGAATCTTTATCAGTAACAATCTTTTACTCCCAAATGAGAAAACAATTATTTCACCTTGATTTACATCCTGGAAATATATTGTACACTCCTGATAAAAAAATATGTTATTTAGATCTTGGAATGATGCTTATATTAGAAGTTGATGAATGTAACTTCATTTTAGATTTCTTGGATTTGTTGATTGAAAGAAATAATACAGTTGAAACTTTAAGAAAATTATTAAGGCTCCATAAAAAATGCATTTTTAGAGATAAATCACCTGCAGATAGTTTTATAGATAATATTATCGTTAAAAATCCAGGAATTTTTGATAAAAAAGATAATCTTTCTATTGTAATAGATACTAAAACATTGATTACTGAATTAAACTCATCCGGCTATAAAATTAGTAAAAGAATTAATCAAATATTATTTGGATTTTTATCATTTATTAATATTTTTGTAAGTTTAGGCGAAAATATGTACGATATAACTATTAAAAATATAGAAAAATATTCAGGTAATTAATAAAAATTAAAAAATTAAATAATTTAAAATGGATATTGTTACAGAAAGCTCTGAAAATAAATTAGAACCTTGTTTAAATAAAGACAAAAAGAATGTTGATTTTGACATAAAAAAATCTCACTTCATTAAAAAGTTATTAATGGAGTATTTAAAAATTTGCGAATCTAAAAATAAAAATTAGTTTTCATTACAACAAAACTTGTTAAGAAAAATTTTTCTTAACTTTAAAATCAGATATTCATAAATTAAATTTTTATTTATCCAAACGAACATAAAACTGTAAATTATATTTTACTCCTTTATATCTTTCATTATCTTTTATTTCGTACCCCATAATACTATTTTCAGTAGTTAATGCAACAAATTCTGGAATTAACTCCGACCCTATGTTAAAAAAGTCTATAGTAACATCATTAGTACATTCTAAAGGTGTCATAATGAATCCGACATTCTTTTTTTCATTTCTTATCCAGAATTCTGTTATTTTAAAAACTCGATTATAAAAAATATAAGAAATTCTGATGGAGCAAAAGTTGGAAGTAATATCAACATGATTAATGTCAACACGAGATCCTTCTTCTAAGTTGGAGAGTTTGAAGGTATAGCTAAGATCTTTAAAGTTGGGGCCTCTAGAGTCCATTTTATTTAAAAATTTTTATTTAAAAATTTTAGTTTTAAGCCGTACTTTTTCTAGAATTTTTTAAGTAGACCAATTCTTAGGTTCTCAAATATTTTCTTAAAGTACTTCTCTATTAAAGTAAAAACACACTTTGGATATACTTTAGTGTTATAATTCATAATAAAAATAAGCTTTTCTTTTGAAATTTCCAGTAAAAAGTCTTCATAATTTACCAAGAAAAAGTCTTCATCTCCATCAACTGAAAATTCTTTTTCAGATTTACCATCAATTAATAATTTTCCATCTTTGAGATTATTTGAATATTTAAATCTTATTAGAGAAATCTCATCATCTGATTTATCTACAATATTTTTAATGCAAATTGATGTTACTTCATTGTTTTCATTTTTACAACTAACAACAACATCATCATTAAAGGTTTTCAGTAAAAAGAAAAAATTGCCATTTTTAACTTCTCTAATAAGATCTTCAAATACAAGATCAGAAATATTCAAAGAATCTTCAATAACTATTCTATCCATTTTAATATATATTTTTTTCTTATTATTTTAGTTTTTTAGATTAAAATAATGTTGTAGATTTTTCCAAGATGCGTATTTTTTATTAATATTGCAGTTTGTACTGAATCTTAATTTTTTCATAAAGTCCAAAAAAATCAAAATAAGGTCTAAAAATAGAAAGAATTTCAGAGATAATTGGTGTTTTATATGGATCAAAATCTATTCTCTTATCATCCTGAATTATAGTAATATTTCTAGTGAGCATATGATCAAAAGATTTTATAAATTCATTTGTTTTTGTTTTAAAATCCGCATCAATTAGAGATGCTATAATTATATATACAGAATCAATTATCTTATGATTAGTTTTATAAATTTTAGTTCCGTATGATTTAATATACTCATATATTTTACTAGTTTCATTTTGTAAATCTTTATTTACGAATTCTGTGTAAAACATTAAAAATAAAAAACAGACTTGTAGAAGGTGAACTCTTTCATTTTTTGATTTTTTAAATAATGAATTCAGTATTTTATTAATTAAATCACTTCCGTCATCAATATCAATATTGTTTAATATTATAACTTTTGTGAGTTCTTCTACATTTTTTATTAAATATGAAAAAGAATCGTTATCACTTTTTTCCATTTTAATATTCAAAATAATATTTTTATTTATAGAAATAAAATGGAAGATACTCCTAAAATTAAAATTGTCACAGTTGCAACCCATGAGTTTGGGTATCTTAAATGGTTAAAACAATCATGTTCTAGATGTGGTACTGAATTAGTTGTTCTTGGAATGGAAAGAAAATGGAAAGGTTATGTAACGAAAATTGAATTAATAAATGAATACTTATTATCTCAGGATGATAAAGACATTATTTGTTTTGTTGATGCATATGATGTTATAATGTTAAAAAATGTTGAAGATTTAAAGAAAGATTTTATAGAATTTACAAATAAGAACAATAGCAAAATTATTTGCTCACTTGGACCTCAAGTCAAATATGGAATAAACGTTGTAGATGATATTTTAGATAGAGCCATAAAAAAATCATTTAATGTTGGAGAAAATCTTACACACATTAATCCTGGTTTATATATTGGTTATGTAAAAGAATTAAAATCAATGACAAATGATATGATGAAATTGTATATCGAAACAAATGAAGAAGATGATGAAAAATTATTAAATACTTATTACTCCCAAAATCAAAAGATTATATCACCTGACACTGATTATACTTTCTTTAATAATGTTCCATTTACTCAATTATTAGATGATGGAGATTATGGACATAATTCATATTTTATTCATAGAATTGGAAATGGTATTTTGATTAATTTTCTAGAAAGAAATGGATACAGAATAACAACTCGAGAAAAAGCAATTTTACTTATTAATGGACTTGAAGATCTATCAAAAAAAGCACCATATCATATCAGTAGAATTATTGATTCTGCAATTAATTAATAAAACATTTTAAAAGCCAGGATAAATTCTTCAAAAAAGCTCAAATTTTTGGAAAAAAATGTTAAAAAAGGGGTCAAAAATTTTATTTTTAGGCCTCCGCGTATGTTTTCAAGGCGTTCTGAGTACAGTTGAACATACTACTTCGGGGGTCAAAAATAGGGGTTCCCCATAGCTATAGGCGATGTTTTTCGGAGAAAATTTTTTATTATTTTTGAATAAAACGGGTAAAAATCAAAGAAAAAAATGTCAAAAATTTTATTTTTAGCCCTCCACGTATGTTTTCAAGGCGTCCTGAGTACAGTGAGACCTACTACTTCGGGGGTCAAAAATAGGGTCTCCCTATAGCTATAGGCGATGTTTTTCGGAGAAAATTTTTATCATTTTTGAAAAAAAGTTAAATTTTAAAAATTTAAAATGGAAAGTATTAAACAAAAAATTCAAGAATTTGAACTTAAAGATTTAGCATATATTATTCCTGCAAGTATATTTATGGTTCATGTTCTAGCTCAAGTAGTCAGTGTCATTCCGAAAAAATTTTTCTTAACTTTAGGAACAAGATTTTTTAAATTTCACAAACCACCATTAAAAGATGATTTAGTAATATTATCAGAAGGTTTAGTTGAAGAGAATAAAAATAAAAACAGGGATTCAAAAATTCACAGTTCATGGGATGATCATGCTGATGAAATTATAGAGTCTTTCAGATGTAAAAAACCAAAAAGACTAAATAAAAAACAAAAAAGAATGAATAAAGAATGGATGTTTTCAGCGCTTGGATAGAAAATCTTATATTAAAAGTATTTCTATCTGAATATAAATTAACTCTCTGTAAAGATTTTCAAATCTATATATAACAATAAAACTACAATTTACAATTATAAGTAAAAAATAAAATCAAAACATTTAAATAATATTTATATAAATATTATTTATATAAAATGGGGACCGAATACGATATTATAATCATCGGTGCAGGATGGTATGGATGTCATATAGCCTCTCTTATTCAAAATGATTTTAATGTTTTAATCATAGATAAATCTAGTGATATATTCAAAGGATCATCATATTATAATCAAAATCGCCTACATCTTGGTTATCATTACTCAAGAGATTTTAAAACTAGAAATCTCTGTCAAAGAAATTATGATGAATTTAAAAGAAAGTACAATAATTGTATAGAAGATGTAAAAGATAATTTCTACTGTGTTTCAAAAGAATCTTTGTTATGTCAGATGACATATCTTTCAATATTTAAAAATGAGAATTTTGATATAAATCTTAGAGAGAATAATTTATTCCAAAATATAGAAGGTGATTTAATAGATGTTAATGAGAAAGTAATAAATTCAAAAAAAGCAAAAGAAATTTTCAAAGAAAGATTAAATAATTGTACTTTTTTATTTGATACTGAGATTAAATCAATTAATCATGAAAATGATGTAGTTAATATAAATGATTTATACAGTTGTAAATTATTACTTGATTGTACATATAATCAACTTGGGATTGATAAAAGAAAATATACCTATGAATTAACAATCTCATTACTATATAGAAAGTTGAAAAAGTTCGGTGCAATTACAATTGTGGATGGCAATTTTTGTTCACTATACCCAAGAGAAGATAAGATATATACATTAACAGATGTAGAAAATACACCTGTTTTTTGTTCTTCATCATTTGACGATATTAAAAATTTAAATGTTAGTGATTCTTTGGTTTTAGATAGAAGAGAAAAAATGGAGAATAAGATCACAAAATATTTTCCTGATTTCAAAGACTTTTTTAGTTATGACGGCTATTTTCTATCATATAAAACAAAAATGATTTCATCAAGTGATTCTAGAGATATATCAATATTTAAAAGTTGTGATAGAATAGTGAGTGTAAACTGTGGAAAAATATATGGTATTTTTGAATGGGAAGTATATATTCTTAATCATATTAAAAACCTTAAAGATAAATTTTTATTATAAGAACTTTACAAAACTAAAAGATTAATTAATCTTTTTATATTCATAATCTGTAATAGGTAATAAGAGAAATCAAAATGGGTAAATGAAAAAAGACAAAAATGAAAAAATTCTAGAATTTTTTCATTTTAAATGTCAATCATACCATTAGAAACTTATGAATTAAATAATTTCATTGTAACTCTTATAGAGGGAGAGTTAAAAAATCATGTTGAAAACGGAATCACCGTTAATCCACTTGATGAAAACAAAAATATCTCTGTTATTGCATCACATGATGATTGTGAAAAAATTATTCTTGATATGTTATCAGCACCAGTTATTCCAAAAAAGGAGATTAAATTATTTTCCATAGATGGTGAACTTATTAATACATGGAATATTGGAAGAAAAAATAATTTTCCATACAACACACCACTAAAAAAGAAAAGATCAACTTTATTCTCAAATATTAACTTTAGTCAACATAAAGGAATTGTTTATTTACTATTTCCTTCGTATGAAGAAATAGATTCTTGTGTTTTCAATGAAATAAAAAGAGAATTAATACTAAGGGATCTTCATAAAATGTTAGAAAATAAAACAGACAGTACTAATGATATTCAATTGTCCTTAATAATTTCTAAAAATAGACTTGAAGAATTTGACTTTTATGGAATCTGTGCTGATGACTTTTTCAATAAAATTACAGTTTCACCAGATGAAAGAAAGAAAAGTAAAGCTTTTATAGAGATAATCTGTGGAGAATCGATTGGTAAACATGGAAATCCATTTGAAACATTATTGTTTTTTGGAGATAATGTTGATGTTCTAGAAGTAAAAAACTGCCATATTTTTGACGGTTCTGTAATTGTAGGATCTAAAATTAAGGGAGGAATAGATCTTAAATCTGATATTGTTATAAGTTTCAGAATAGTTGTCGTTTTAAAATATTCTGGTAAAAGACCCAATTCTTTTAATTATCAAGATAATGAACATCAATTTGTTTACAATGATTCTGTAATGTCAAATGATCTTATAAAGAAATCGATGGAGATGTTGGAATATTTTTATTACATGAAAACGTTGGAAGATCAAGACCGATTAAATTTTGTTATTTCATCTCCACTTACAAGTTTTTATACCTATAGTAATCCTATTTCAGAACTTTCGAAGAGCAATATATCTAACCTAATTAGCTCCTATTTTTTATACGTTTATGAATCATTATCTTCTCATCTAATGGAAATGAGAGATAGAAATCAATATCTCAGTAATCCAATACTTTCAAGACCTAATTTTCTTAAAAAAAGATTTAAACGTGAAGAGATATACGATAGTTAAATTTGCTATAATTAAATCTTCGCATTAAAAATAATATCTCTAATTAGAGATATTTACTATGTATATAATCTTAATATTCAAGATTTTCCATATATCGATATGAAATTTAAAATGGATTCTTCAAGATCTTTTAATTCATTTCCTTCTGGATTGGAAAGCATTTCAAGATTAATAGTTCCATTATATTGTATATCTGTTAATGATTTTTTAAATAATTCTTGAATTTCAGATATACTTTCATTTATAAAAGGCTTCATGTCTTCAACTGAGACATCAATATTTGCAATGATGTCTTTATAATTATAAATATCTTGAATATCACTAACATTTAAATGACCAATATCAACCATAAGCTTTACGTTTGGGTTGTTAATTTCTAAAACTATTTCACCTGCATCTTTTATGTTATTAAGATAGTTTGTATATTTTTTAGAATTTGGCTCAATACATATTACCACATCTTTATTTTTACAATAGTCTCCTAATTCTCTAAAAAAATCAATAAAAATACTATCAAAATCTAAAAATACCATATCAATTTCAGGATTTTCTTTGTTTCTATTTTTAGGACAACCAAAAACTAAAATTTTGATATCATGCTTATATGCAAAATTAATTATATTTTTAATATGTTCCAATAAAGGATCTGGGTTTGAAAATATATTATACGAAAGACCATATGTTATTGATTGAAGAGATGTCATATTAAGATCTAGAAGTACAGAAAAATCAATAGCTTTTAAATTCCAGCTTCCATTAGTTAATGTTGTAGGTGCTATTTGAATCTGTTTTATTCCAAATAGTCTAACTATAGACATAAATTGTTTTTGTGATATTTTTTTAGGATATATATTAGAAATGCGTAAATTTGTTTTGTCTATTTTTGAAAAGTTAATAAACTCTGCAATTGCACTTAAACATTCATCTTTTTTTCTAATGTATCCACTAAAATGATATTTTGTCTTTGTATTATATGAAACACCAGTTTTGTTAGTGAAAATATCAGTTTGATAATTAAAAAAAGATATTATATTAATAGTCTCTAAAGGTTCAGTAAATAAATTTATAATTCTGTTTTCATCTTTTATTATTCTGTCAATATCATCTGATAGCCAATTAAGATAATACCATTGAAATTTGGAATTAATTGGTATCTTCTCAACTTGATTATTATTAAGAAGATCATATATGATATTTTTCTTAAGACCATAACCAAATAAAGCAGGTATTCTTATTATGTAATGGTTAGTAAATTGTGAAATTACAAATTTTTCAAATAGTAATCTATTTCTTCCATAAGTGTGATGTGTAAATATATCACTTTCATAATCTTCATTATATTCTTTATCAGTTTCGTCATAAACATCAACTGTAGATATTAAAATAAATTTATTAACTTTAACATTCCTTAAAACATCTTTTATTTTATTAATATTATCAGTATCTACATCTGGAAATTTATTTGCTTTCCATTTTTCAGCAGGTAATCCAGTAAAAAATAACTCCTCAAATTCAGAGTTAATTATTTCATTTAAGTTTTTACTGTTATATAATCTATCGAACTTATATGATTTCAATAAATTCGATCCTACAAACCCTGTATATCCTACAATTCCTCTCATTTATTAAAAATAAATAAATATTTATTTTTCTTTTTCAATAACTTTTTTATTGTTAAATGTATGTCATAATAAAGATTTTTTATCATCTTAAATCTCTTGAATGGTTATACCATCTAAATTTCTACAATCTAAATCGTGACATATTAATATGTCACCTTTTTCTACCTCTTCAAATATAAAATTACCAGTTCTGTAAATACCATCTTCAAATGAAGTACATTGTATATTTTTAGATATATCTATAGAATTCATTATTCCAAGATTATTCCAATCTGAAGTTATAGTAAAAACAGCTTTACAATTTGTGAATTCAAGGTCACTAACAGTAAAATAATTATAACAAAACATATTTATAATTAACAATTCATATCTTGGTAAATCACTAACGCATTCTGTTGCAAATAAATTTATTGTATTTTTATTAACATTTGGATTACCTTTGATATAAAATTCTACACTAACGAGAAACCTCTGTTGTAAAATTGGGGCCATAATAAAATTTTTCATTGTTATTTTGTAGTTTAATAGTAAAATCCTAGCATTTATAAAATCCAAAACATAATCTTTTAATTTACTTTGTAACTCGAAGTATTGAATATTTTCTTCTAATATGAAAATGTACATATTAAATCCATCATACTGTATCGAATGAACATAGAAATCGTTAGAATCGTATAATTCATTTATGATATCATCTTCAAATGAACATTGTATTTTTAGCCTCATTTTAACCATTTTTCTATCATGTTTTTTTTCACTTTGAAGATTATATTTAATTTTACTAGTATTGATATTGAGGACACCAATGAATAGTTCGTTTATTTTTATCTTTTTCAGTTATTATTTGAAGACCGTTGTTATCAATAGGTCTTCCATAACATAAACAGTTATAAACACCATTTTTACCTGAGACATCTAAATAATCCTGAATAGTTAGTCCATTACTTTGATATGCTTCCCAAATTGTAGTTTTACTAAAATAAAATAAATTATATATATCCTGTTCAGATAATGAACACAATGGTCGATGAGGATTAATTCTTGATTTATAAAGAATCTCCGACCTAAGATAATTTCCAATTCCAGACATATATTTCTGTTCCATCATAAATTCCATTATTTTTAGTTTTCCAATTCTAGGTCCAGTTATAATCATTTTATAAATTTCATATGTAACTTCTTCCGTCATTAGATCAGGACCGACATCTTTAAATATATGATTGTACTCTAAACTAGGAAATAAGCATATACTAAAAAGACCTTTGTTAGTTATATCCTCATAATATACAGAAAAAGTATCAAAAACAAATATTAAACATGTATATTTAGATTGTTCCCATGACCATCTACCATCCATACCACATGATGAAACCATTTTAATGGATCTATCAAAATCTATTACTATTTTCTTTCCTCTTGATTTAACATCAATAACCTTACATGATAATGGATAAATTCTATGAGATCCTTTATCTTCATATGTTAAATTAATTGATGAATAAAATGGTTCTTTCCAAAATCTTGATTTTGGAAGCATTATCATATAATGACATAAATTACCTGGCATTTTAGATTTAAGATGATCGCTCATAATTGCAATTTCAGCGCGTTCTGGCATAAATTTAAATTTCTTAAAAGAGATATTTTTTCAATTTATATTAATTTTATTTTTTGCATTTGATTAGCTATACAATATCAAAAATAGATAATTGTGTTAAAATATAAAAAAATAAATACTATAAAAATAAAATATGACAATATACTTGATTGGTAGTTCAATTATTAAAAAATGGAGATTTCCTATAGAGTGTATTAATCTTGGAATTAATGGACTCTTAACAAGTGAACTTAAAGAAAGTTATAAGATAGATATTAAAAAATCTGACAGTGTTGTTTTTTATTGTGGAGGAAATGATATCAGATCAAATATATCTATCGATCAAATTTATAACAATATCATTAATTTTTTTAGTAAAATAGAATCTAAGGATGTATATATTATTGAGATAGTAAAATGTAGAAAAATATATGATATGAAACTGTCTTTCAAAACAGATTTACTTAATGATTTATTGAAAGAATTTTGTAACACTCATAAATATTATTGTATCGACTCAAATTCAATATTTAAATCATGTATTTTAGAAAATGAATGTAAAATATGTAAAGATGATGGTATCCATATTGAAGATCAAGGATATTATAATCTTGAGACATTAATTTCCAACTGTAATTCTTAAATTTTTAGAATTCTATATCCAATATTTTTCGCTTAAAAAATAAAAAGTATTAAATGTTTTGATTTTTAATTTCTACCGTCCAAAAATTAAAAATCAAAAATGAAAATAAAACGTTTTATTTTCGTAATAAAAACATGAACGATAAATTTTTATCAGTAGAAGAGGTAACAAATCTTTCAAAATCTTTAAAAGATTTTCCGGCGACATCATATATTAATCATGGTGTGAATATGGTGGGAGATGTTGTTGAGATATTTAATGTTGGAAATTTCGAATTACTATATGGTCGTTTTGTAGATTTTCTTAATTTCAAAAGTGACAACCAAGAGATTAAATCCTTTAGAGATAAATTTGTTAAAACATTTAACACAGAACCACTTTCTACATCATCAATGGAGACAAAAATTGGAAAACTTTGTTCTGCATTTGTAGTTGTTAGGATGAAAAACTGGTCACAATGGTATTTTTATAAGGTTCCGGAAAGATATCAAAGCGGGTCAATCATGAGCTATAATCTTACACCTGAAATTCTATCACCAATGACTCAACATACGTCATCACCAACTGTTATTTTTCAGCAAATTAGTCCAGCAATGATATCACCAGTTATTGACAGAAACAGACAAACTCAACCTAACTCTAATGCAGGAAATCGTAACACTCAAACAAATAAAATGCAAAGAGATCCTCCAAGACCTGTTCAACTATTTGGTGGTCCTATATCAACAATCAACACAAGAGAATCAGTAGTTAAATCTTTAATTCCTAATGTCAGTAGTCGAGAGATTAATCTTGGAGTTATCAGAAGTGAAAAATCTAAGTTAGTCGAATTAATTACATCTAGACTTGAGTCAACACCTCATACAAAAATTTTATGTGATCGACAAACTGGTATTTGTACTTTTGCTAGAATTGATGAGGATGAGAGGTTCGAAACATCTTCTTATCGATACTGTCCATTTCATACGGGTAAGAGTTATGATTCATTTAATATCATTTCTGAGTCAATTAGATCAAAAATTACAGGTCCATATGGATATCTTACAAAATCTTCTGACTGCTATGATTTTTGCTATCTCGCTTCATCTACGTCACTTAATACGGAGGAAACCAATGAGATAGAAAAGCAAAGATCATCTATTAATAACATCCTCACAAAAATTGAAACTGATATTAATGAATTTAATAATCTTGTTGATACAAATGATAACCTGTCTCGTGAAGAAATTCAAAGTAAACAGACAGAACAAGTAACAACATCTGAAGTCATTAGCTCGTTTGGTGAAAATGCTAGTAAAAACATTCAATCTTTACAGGCAATTGCCAACAATCCAATCTTCAAAAAAGATAGAATTGTGACAGTTCGTAAACGAAAAGATGAAATTGAATATAAATTTCCAGATCTCTCATTTATGACTCATCAACCACTTAGTTCTTTCTTTGGTACTCTTGAAAACACCATAAACTTGATAGACACTGTTGATATAAAAGGTATTATCATATTCTCAAATTCTGAAGGTGATCAAAAAACCGTACAGTTAAGACTACAAAAAGACGTTAAAAATCTTATCATAAAACATATATCTGATATTAGAGAAAAAGTTTCAGAGTCTACATGTGAGATTTTAAACAATGGAAGTTACCTTCAAATAAAGATGAATAAGTATCCAATATCTTTTGTTGTTGAAAATTCAACTGAAGTTTGTGAATCTATGACTGGTAGTAGAGATGTGTTTTCATTTGGTAAACAAATTGTAACACTAAAGCTTACACCTATATATGATCCACAAAGCTATCGAGGATGTATCAGTTATGTTGGAAACAAACTATGTCAGAATATGGGTATATCTCAACTTGTAGGTGATCGGCTTGAAATAATTCTTAATCTTGGGGCATGTTTTATCTCTAAATTTAGTGACATTGTTAAGTTTATTGATTCAGATGAAGATCCTTTAAATGAAGTCGGTAAGTTTATTGCGAATCAAAATAATTACTGTCTTGTAAATTCTGAAGTGAACAAGTTTGAAATTCCCCTTGATATACTTGAAAGTACTGTTATGAGTTTAGAAGAAGGTATGCTTGGAAAGAACATCTCTGACCCTGTAAGTTTCACTCTTGGAGATTATAATGTCACACTTTCCTATAATGATTGTTATTCAATTAAAAATCAACTTACTAAAATTCCTGAAATTTTAGACGACTGTATGATTCTAGAAGGATTTAATAATTCTTTTAAAATCCAGGTTAGCGAAATAAGAGAATTTTTTAAAGAGATCGAAAATAAACTATCTGAACTATCCAAAAGGGCTCTCTATGAAGATAGAGATGATAAAAAAGATATAAAAATGGTTGAAGATTCATTCAATAATTTAAATATCGAGAGTGATGGATGGAAAACTCTCGATTCATACAAGGATGAAATAAAAGATGATTCAGAATCAAATAAAATTTTATCTTTTGGTGGAATTAAAGTCTCCAGTTCAGTTAAATCACAAAAATCTGTAAAGAATGAGAATAAAAGAAGTAGGACTGAAATATCTGAAACTGGAACAGTTGTTTCCGGAATTACAGAAGCGACTGATTTTAGTGCAATATCAAGATATAATACTCGATATTTTAGTGAACAATTTGAAGTTTTTGGATACACAATCGATGGCTTTGAAGGACAAAACATTATTTCTGAGTATTATAATCTAAAACAACTTGATTTAGATAGTGGATTTATTAAAGTAAACATTAATGCGGTTCCTCTTATTAAGGATAACATGACTTATATAATATCCACTCTTTTTGCAACTGACGAAACACTAATTGATTTAATTTTCGATGAAGATTTCAACCTCAGAAGTCGAAAATTTACTCTCTTATGTATTTTCTTTCTTTCAAATGCAAAATATATCAAACTAAGTGGTGAAATTGTAAAACTAAGATCCGAACTATCTTTGATCAATCCTTTCAGACAAAAAAATGGACTTAAAATGGAAATTCCTTCTAAAGAAGCCGTACGTGCGAAAATTCTCAATAGGATTATGACAAATCTTCAAACTGTAGATAAAACTGCAATTTTTGCAAGAAAATCTACTATAGAAATAGTTGGAGATGAGATTTTTAGATTGGTTTTCGCTGGATATCAACCAACAATAAATGGAAGTAAAACTTCACTTGATCACAATACAAAAGAACAAATTATTCCACTTACACGTCTACTTATCAATAAGAAATTAATTCTCAAAAATGTATATGAAAACGTTATTATACCATTCCTTCAAAAAATTAGTCCGCAAGATTTCGTCGAGAATAAAATCTTATCATTTTATGGTAGTCTTAATGAATATGTTTTATTTTCAAAGAATATGCCAAACGAATATGATTTTGATATAGTTATTCCTACAAATCCTATGTACTCAGCTAATATAAATGGTACTTACAATAGTGCATTTATAGATATTCTCAATGATTTTGTTGAACCTGAATATAAATTGGAACCAATTCCGACTCGGGTAGCAACAAAAGAGATGAGAATGACTGTAAAGCTTATTTTTGATGACAGTGATTTTGTTTCATTATCAGTCGCTAATCCAAAGTTGAATCAGGCTATTGTATCTAGTAAATATTCATCACAGATTTTAAAGCTTGGATTTATGATTAAATTTATGGAGATTACTGGTTTAATCAAGATGGAACCAGAAGAGCTTAAAACTTCATCTTCCATAGTTATAGATCTCGAAGAATTGTGTGAAAAATTTTTTTCAGGTCAAGTTTCAGGTAATAGTGCTGATAGTTTAATTAAAAATGTTGAAAACAGAATTTCAGACTTCTTTGGACAATTTGGAACCTGTAGATATAAAAAAGATGAATTTGTACCGAAAAATTTATTTGACGACTTTGTGAATTCTTTTGAAGATCTGGCTTCTATTTTTAGGGAAAGAAGAGTTAAGATGAGAGTGTATGTGAAGACTTTAATATCTAAAATATACAATGTTACAATATCTGGAAATTCACTATCAAATGTTTATACATACGAAAGATTCTCTAAGGTAGATGAAGTTATCGATAATGGAAACACATATACCCTCAGTCCAGATAAAATCGACATTATCTCACAAGCTCTTGAGAAAGTTTCTACATTGATTAAAACCATTGATGAAGGAAAATTTGATTCTTCATTGAGAACTATTGAGGGTATACCTATTCTAAATCTTGATGATAGGGTTTCTATATTTAATAAATTTGCTGATATTATACTTCAGACAGTTGGTGAACGAGAATTTAAATCTATTAGAAAATCTGTTGCATACTATTATTTGTCAATCTCAAAGAAATCTATATATCTTAATTTCTTAAACACAAATTATACTCTTGTTTTTAACAATTTAGAATCATCATCGCTAGCTTTCTTTAAACAAGCACAAGATAGTATATATAATGATCTATTGGAGATGTCAAACATTAAAAAATTACAAATAGAGGCATCTAATAAACTTTCTGCAATTACATCTCGAATTTCCAAAATAAAGGAAAAGATTGAGGTTCAAGGAAGTCTTTTACTCGACAAGTTTATTGAATATGTCTCCATTATTGATATTATTGCTAAATCATACGAGGGTAGTAAAAAATCATATGGTGCTGAAAACTCTTTATTTAATGAGCTTATTCAAAATATGAAGCTTCAATTGGAGAGCGTTAGATTGAGCTACTTAAAGGTTAACAGCCCTGAGGTAAAAATTATTCTTTCACTGTTCAACGATAACCTTGAGATTTATAACGTGAGAAAGAATTTCTTTAGAGATTTTAAATTTACACCTGATAACCTTCAGCTATTTGATTCGTACGTTCTTGGAGCTATCGATCTTATTAAGATTAACGCAAAACTTTCATATCAAGACCAAGAAAGATCTTTAAATAATAAACTCGCAGATTTTGGTTTAAATGTAAAATCAAATATCACCGATTTTGAGAATGTTTCCAGAACATTAGAATCTAAAAAGGTATCCGGTGACAGATATTTCTTATTTTTCACTTGTAAGTTTGCTTATCAGATGTTAACTCTTATGAATAAAGAGATTAAAACTATTAAACAGAGATTATGTAATGTCAAAATAACACCAATTTCTATTCCTCTACGTGAAGATCAGCCTAAAGTTGAAGGATATGGTGATTCCCTTAATTATAATCTTAAAGATATTTTAGTTGATCAGTTTACAAATAAAGATGTTCAAACACTTTCAAAATGTTGTTATCAAATTGTTGAAATAATGGGACAGGGTCTTCGAGTTATTGATTCAGGACCTGGTCTTCATTTGCTCAGTGATTCGTTGGAGGCATTTTCATTATTTATAAATATGCAAATAAACCAAATTAATGATATCAAATACATTGATGATTTTAAAATGAAATTTAAACGATTTCTTACTTTCATCGATAAGTCAGTAAATGATATAATTCAATCGTCAGATTTTAGAGTTTTTGTTGATGTGATTAATGGAGAAATGAAAATATTTAACTCTATTAAAAATTCCATTCCTTTCTACGATAAAACTGCAAATCCATATCCTTTATATGAAGGTGTTACGATAAATTTCGTAACTGCTATATTGACAACTATGGATGATGTTTGTTCTGCAAATTATACTTCAATTGAAGCAATTACAGAGAAAATGAATACAATTAATGATCAAAAATATACAGATGATAATCTCGATGTTTTACTTCAAACAATTAATGATTTCAATAGCGCGATTATTCCTTTCATTGATGAGTATGTTGATGATAGTGGTAGAGTTTTAAATGATCTCCAAGTGATTGATTTTAGACGAAATTATAATCTAAAAACTACCGGAAAGAATATGGATAGGATGTTTGAAAAGCTCAATTATTGCATTAGAAAGTTTATTGATGCGAGAGAAAAAGAATTTGAGAACAGGATCATCGAACGATTCACAATTTATGTGGAACTCTTTATTAGTAAATTTAAATCTTTACGAAATCTTGAAAAATATATGATTACAAAATAAATATAATTCAAACACTTAAATGATAAATTTGTCTTACTTGTAAATATAACTTAAATTATTGTATATACATCAAAAAAAACATTACAAAAAATTTTGTAATGACTTATAAATAATGCGTAATATTATCTCATTTATTTTCTTTACTTTTTGAAAAATTGAATTTATATTAGAAATTTCTAGTAGAAAATGTCAGCATTTAGTACAGATTTATTATATAAATTAGCCACTGCTTCTGAAAGATTTAACGTTCTAGATTTTCAAAATCTTTTAAAGAGAAGAAGAGAAGATGGAATGAAATGTTATATTCATGATCTCAGAACTGTTAATCACAAAGGATCAGGATGGGATTTGACAAAAGGTGTTTTAACCATCCAAGAAAATTGTATCAGTCAGGAGATAGAAGAATTTTTAGAGTCCAGACTCAGTTCATTTGGTTGGTTTCAAACAAGAGCAAAAAAAATCCAACTTGAATTATCAGGAACTGTTTTTGAAAAGCCAGATTTACCATTAGGATATTCTATGTATCCTCAAAGTGGATATAAAGTATTAGGGCAATGGGGTTCAAATCCAGCAATGGATCTAGTTATACTTATTATTTTACCTGATGGTTCTATGTCAGTTAGAGTTGGAAAGAAACCAACAGGTGAGTTTTGCTTTACTGGTGGTATGATCAACAAAACTGACACGACAATAAATGCAGCATTGAGACAACTTGTCAATGAATGTTTTGAGGAGAACTATTCTCTTAGATTCTTAGAGCCAGGATCATTATCACTTGTAGCAGTTGAGAAGATGAATCTATCAGCTGCTCAAAAAGAAGACATCATAGATATGGTACTCTCAAATGAAGAATTTAAAAATCCAGAATTTCAAAAATACAAACAGGTCTTTAAAATTGGTAGCACATTCTCATCATCATATAATTCATTTATTGCGGGAATAAGAAAAATTAAAGAAATTTCAAAAGAGAACGCTGAAACACAAGTTATAGCGTTTAAGAAACTTTTATTTGAATATTTATTCCCAGATAACTATCGATCATTTATAAATTTCCTGTACAAAACTATTCAAAATCTTGAATGGGTTTTTTGTAGTTCAGATCCTAGAAATACACAAGAAGCATTTATGATTACTCAACCATTTTATATATACACTGATTTATCAGAGATTTCTCAACATGAGAGGGAGTGGAATTTAGAACCTAAAGGTGGTGATGATGTAAAATCAAGTCATACCGAACTTATACAAGATCTTGTTAAAAAACCAATGTTTGCATCACATCGAAGTATTCTTATCAAAGTTTTAAGAGACTTTGTAGAGAAAAATCCACAGAAGGTAACATCAATTATGACACATCAATTTGATGAAATTATGACTATATTAACTGATCTTGAAATTAAAGAACTAGGCATTGTAGGTAATCACGCAAATATATGTAGTGAATCACAACTGCAACAACTTGAAATTCTTAGAGCTCAAGATGATAATATAAGGATTGAAGTTGATAAAATGAATTCAGTTGAAATGGCAACTGAATTCCTTGAGAATAAATTATCTGAATTGAGAATGGCAAGATTGAGAAATAAACAAGAGGATCTTGGACTTTCATTGTCTTTTAGAATTTCACTTGCTCTTTTAGCTGAGAAAGATACTATTTACATTGTTATCGATAATAGTGGTTCAATGAACGGAAAGCATTCATCAGGATTAACACTTTGGGCGAAACTTTTACGTGACATTAAATATTTATTGCCGCTTTTAGCATTAGTAGCTGTAAATGTTAAAGTTATATTTATTAATGAGGTTGGAAGTGCAATGAAAAATGATTCTTTTAAGGAATTTGATTTCTCGGTTGGAGAAAATGACATTTCTAATTTAGAGTCTAAACTTAATTGTGCTTTACTTTGGTTCGATGAATTAAATTTTGCAAGACCTTCTGGTTCAACTGTAGTAAACGGTATTTTCACAAGAATTTTAAGTGATTCACATAATCAGAATATTGGAGTAATCTTTTTAACAGACGGTGAAGCTGATGACAAGACTCATCTTTCAAAAACTATAAAAAATAGAAATCCACCCTATAAAAGTCCAATAATTGTTATTGGCTGTTGTAAAAATTCTGAAACAATAAGCTGGGTTAGAGATCTTCAAAGAGAAACTCAAAATTGTATAACTATGTTAGATGATTTTGAAACTCAAGAAAAACGTTTCAAACAGTGGTATGGTGATATTAGTTTTTCTGATTCAACATATTTGGGAATGTTTGTTACATTTCCATGTTATGAAAATAATCATTTTTATGGTAAAGGATTCCATATTTACGTAAAACTTGATAAAATAAAGGCAGAATTAAGTAGAGAGGATTATTATGAAATCTTGGGATATGAAAATTCAGATGCTTATGATGAATATGTAGCATCTAGGATTTAATTTTTTTCTATTACATTACAAACCCTATGTTTGTAATTTTCTAATAAAATAAATAACTTAAAACTACAAAAATTAATGTATTCTACTGAATACATTAATACAAATAACAAATCTCTAAACCAGAATATCGCAAAAAATTTATTTGAATTACAAAAATATTCTATTGAATATTTAAAAGTAGAAAATTGAAAAATTTTAAAGATCTTCTCATAATTAAAATGAGAAGATCTTTAAAATCAGTTAAAATTCCCGATGATACTTCTGAAATTGCAGATTCTATGGATGAATATTCAACAATACCTAATTTTGAATCTATTCCAACAAATGCATTTCAAATTCCATATCTATCAGCTCCTTTATGGAAACATCAGATCCAAGCAGCGTATTGTATGTTAAAAGCAGAAGCATCTGGTCCAATTATTAATGATAAAGGTGAGATATTCTATTCACGATCTGGACTTCTTCCAATGCCAACAGGTACTGGAAAAACATCAATGGTTCTTTCGATATGTTCATTTCCTGTTGATGAACCAGCTATTCAACATACAGTTGCTGGTACATCTCTTAATGTTATTATGTTAAATAAAAAAAAGAGAGAAAATATTGATGTAACAGTAATTTGTTCAAAACAAGATATCATTACAAATGCATGGATACCTGATATTATGGCTAGGTTTAGCGGACTTCCTTTTTATGAATTTAAAACTATCGGTACATTTGAGAAAGAGGCTTTAAAGTCACCTGAATATATTCAAGGTTCTCAATATATTGATAATGTTATTCTTTATATTAAAACTTGTATCCAAAATTTGGAACACGGAAGAATTAATCAGGGACAGTTTGAAATGTGTATGATACAAATTATGGATAAAGAGTTAAAAACCGTTGCCGATGCTAATTCATACATCCAACAAAAAGAACATGAAAAACAAACTCTAAAAGAGAAAGTTGTTATGGATAGAATTGTAAAACTTCTCAAAAGCAATAAAATAGTATTTATCAGTATGACTTCTTTTTATTTTTTAATAAATGTATTTAAAACATACACAATCGGTAGACTTATTTTTGATGAACCACAACAGATTACTATTGAGAATCAGATTAGATTTGAGCAATATATACCAGATAGAAGATTAAAATCATTACGAAGTGTTGGAAGAAATGTTCCTTTTTATGAAGAATCACCTGCAAGATTTATTTGGTATATAAGTGCAACACCGTACGATATACCAAAACATGTAGCCAACCATTATATCAATGGTTGGGTAGATAAAAATGATTTCGTTATGAACGATTATATTAATTCAAAAGATGGAGAAAGATTATTTCCAGAATTAGTATCTCAGTATGTTATTAAATTTCCTCTTTCTTACATTCTTGAGGAAAGACCAGACTTTCATCTTCTATTTAAAAAGTTTAAATTAAAATGTCGTCAGCAAGCTGAAGTTGGAATTATTAGAGGTGTTCTCGGTAGTGAAATTGACAATCTACTTGAGAATGATGACATGGCAGCTGTTATAGATAAGTTAAAAGTTAGTGGAACTGCAACTAATATTTTAGATGCAGCAGTTGAAAGAATGAGTCATGACATACACATATTACAAACCAGAATTTCTAATTATCTACCGAATACACCAAAACACGTTGTAGAAAACTCAAATAAAGAATTACAAAATTTAAGGGTGAAACTAAAAGATATACAGTTAAAAATAGACACTTTTCAAGGTAAAACTATTATTGGAAATGATGGTATACCACAAAATATTGATTGTAGCATTTGTTTTGATACTATGCATTTTGTTCCTACAGAAGGTGATTTACCAGAAAATAGGTGTATTGTTCACGTTAAATGTATGAATTCATTTCATTTAAAGTGTCTTTTTCAAGCAATTGCGAAAAATAAGCAGTGTCCTATGTGTAGAGAAGAAGTTAAAGATCAAAAAGACATTAAACCACCATATGATACAAATGGAAACAATATCCAAAATCAAATTATTAGGGAACATAGTGTTCATCAACAAACTCAAATCAATCTTGATGAACAAATAGAATATGATAGCAAACTCGATGCAATTGAAAAAGCCCTTTTGTCTCCATTGGAGATTAATGGCACATATTATAAGCGGAGTAAAATTCTTTTATTTATTAATTTTAGCACAGATACTACTAGTAATATTGAAACAATTGTAAAATTAATTCAGAAATGCGGATATAGTGTTAGACTTCCTTTCAATGCAGGTACAATAAATGAGTTACAAGTAAAATATCCACCGATAGGTAGAGCAACAGTAACATGTAAAAAAGAAAATACTGCTATTAATAAAGAGATGGAGACTTTTAAAACTTCACCTGAACCATTTGTTTGGTTATTTAGAAGTGGAAAGGAAAGTTCAGGTTTAAACTTTCCTTTCGTTGATACTTTAATTCAATATTCAGATTATGGTAGGCAAGTAATTGGTCGAGTATTGCGTATGAATAGAACTAGTCCTTGTGAAATTATTACTTTATCTTACAAAGATGATAAGAAAAATTAAATGTAAATATTACCTTATTCTTCTTTTATTGTTCGTATTGTGTTTTATAAGTCTTTAATTATTATTTTAAATATATACAAATAGAAATAAATAAACAACTTTTTATTTAATCTCTTAATAAAGTAACTTTAAAAATGAAAAAATAATTGTCTTTTTAAAGAAAAAATGCAAAATTGTTCATGTTATGACTTTGATTTTGTTGATCACTCAGTTAAACCATCCAAGAAAGCAATTGAATGGTATAGTAAAAACCAGGCTAAAAACCTTAATTCAATAATGAATGGTGAATATTTATCATCAGATTCAGAAGAAGAAAATGATAAATTTCCAATTTGTATCCGTTGTAAAATGTGGTCTAAAAATGTAGATTCTGGTAAGAAACGTTGCATAAAATGTGAAGATCTTTTAAATTTAGGAAGACATATTTGTCATTCTGAAAAACAAGATTCAATTCAAAAAGATAAAAAATTAACTGTAGATTTTATATCACATAAATAACAATTTATATTCTATTAAAAGTACAATTGTACTTTTAATAAAAGCAACTAAAAAGTTTATCTCTCATATATTCTTCTATTAATCTATTCATTTTTATATCATTAATTACATATTCTGAATTAAATTCAGCTAAAGAATCAAATGATAATTTTAAGGAATTATCGGTAATAATTTCATTTGCTCTTAAAATTAATAAAATATAATATCCATTAATAATGTTGAGAACTTTAATAGAAACTTCTTTATTTTTAATTCCTTTAAGTGACATAAAGATTGTATCGATAATCTGTTTTGTAGTCATTTTTGGATATCTAACAATCATCTCATAAATAAACAAAGACCATATTTGACACCAACCTGGATGATCTTTATTATGAAGATTACATATATTATTTAAAGATCTATTTCGTGAATATTCTTTATTAAACATATTGAAAGAATGTAATTGTAGTGAACTAATAAATATTAGATCTTTTAATACCTTTAAATTTTCTATTAAATTATCGAATTTAACAACATCTCCAAAATTGAAAGCACCATTTGGATCATAATGTTCAATACAATTTTTCTGAGGTCTATATATTAATAATGTAGTGTGCCAATTATTTTTAAATCTCAAAGACTGGAAATCTAAGAAAATACAGATTGTATCATCTACACTATTAATGATATTTAGAAATTTACTTGTTAATACATCTATATTGGAAGAATCCTTTATACTAATACAATTATATTGTGAATATGGTCTATTTTCACTGTTATCTAAAAACAAAGTATCTATTCCAAAATTTTTAACAAGAGAAAAATGAAATATTTGTTTGTAGTGTTCAAAAGCTTGATACTTGTTCTCTACTTTTCTATTTATATACCCATCCTCCCCCAATTGATTTAATAAATTATTTATATCTAAAGTGTTGTAATCAAGATCTGCTTGATATATAGGTATTTCTGTATTATTATCTTCAATATCATTAAAATCATCATCACCATCCATTTTTAGAGAAAAAATATCATTAAAAATCAAATTATGTTAAATTTTAAGTTTTTATCATTAAAAAAACAGTACAAAATTTTTTAAGCAAAAAGGACATTTTTGTTTAAATACGTTAATATCTTTAAAAAATAACCCTGGGAATAAATTTTACATTGTTTTGAATACTTTTAAATAGTAGAAACATAAAATCATGAAATAAAAATAAAAAATAAAAATGAAAAAATGGATAAAAAATTTGAAGACAAAAATGTCTTCTAAAGCCACTATCAATCTCACACCTGAAATCGAAACTCGTGCCTTAAATAATTTAGGACTTCCTTTAGACGTTCTTAAAAAAGGTGTTGTAAATATTACACATCATCTCTCTGATCATAACGGAACTTTATTTTCTCTTCATTATAATCAAATAAAATTAAAGAATGTCCTAGCAGGTAAGTATCCATATAATAATACAAAAATAGAAGCCATTAAATCATGTAGAGGTGCAATCATTGACGGAGAAACTGGTGAAAAAGTTCTTACTGCATTTCCATGGACTAATCTAATTCTTACAGATAGTATTCCAGAAAACGGAATCCTACCAATTAGAATTGGTAATGATCTTAAGTATCCTAAAGAATGTAGATATACAAAATGTTATGGAGGTGCTCTTTTAAGATTTTTTTCTCGTAACGGTGTTGTAAAAGGAAGTACTAATAAAAGGATTGATGCATCAGATTCTCATTTTGCCGAATCTGATAATTTTATTGACATATTCCTAACTCGACAAGATGTTTTTGAAACCTTGGAATCTTTATATGAAACATGTGATGAAGACATTATTCATCTATTTATTCTTAATGATAGAGAACTTTTAGTTGATTCTCGCGAATTACAGAATGAAGATCGTATCGTCTACTTGAAATCTTTTTCGATAAAAAATCCTAATAAAAAGTTCGATTTAACAAATTTCATTCTTTCTAAGAATGAGACTTCTAAAAAACCAATTGAGATTTGTAAAGAATTATCAGTCAATGAAGTTAATAGAAGACTGTCCGGAAATAAAAATATTTCTCAATTATCTAATCAAGATTTCAATAGTAGCACTGAAAAACCTTCTCTTATCTTTTTCAGTGGAGGTGAGAAGGTAATTTATGAGAATGAGTTTGGAATTTTTACTTTGATTCCAAACTCGTGTAATTTTAGACAGACAATTATGGATGGAAAAGTAAATATCAGAAAACTTTTTGTAGACTCTGTTGGTTCAAAATCGACAGATCTTTTAGAAGTTGCATTTCCATATGAAAGTTTATTAGAAATTGCTGGTAAAATTCAAAGTAAATCTCCATACGACCTTTCATTATATAATATAGTTTCAGGTCAGCATCTTCTAACTGTCCTTACAAACCTTATATTTATAGTTCCAGAACATCGCATATTTGAATGTTTTGATATCTATAATTCCTTTGGTAGTGAGCTATTAAAAGCTATTCATTATTTTAATTCTATAAAAAATGATGTAGCTGATGCAGTTTCACAAAGAAGACTTGAATCTTATAATGGAATGTCAAGTATGGGTGTTAAGTTTAAGCAATATGTTTCTTCAAAAATTATATCATGTCTTGATGACGTTGTGGATGAGGATTTTAAATGGTCTGATTCTCAATGGCCAACTGAGGTTACCGATTATTTTTCGACTCAATATAGAGATTATTGCGATGAGTTAAACGATAAGAAATTAGAAAGTCTGTCTTCTATGAAAATAACATTAATGATTCTTAACGCACCAGATGATACCTTGTATTCCTTTTTAAATTACGAAACAAAAGTTAAGAAGGAACGTATTGCTCTTGAAAAGAGACTAAATAAAACAATTACTTAAATAGTTTTTACTCAAAACCCATATATTTATTTTCCAATAAAAGGAATTGTAGCTTAGAATGTATATTATTGTATATATCACAAATGTGATATATTTTATTCTTTTAAGGATTTACCTGAGTTTCTGAAGGAATGATAATGTTGTTAATTCTATCTTGTATTTTGGTTCTTATTTCAACTCTCATATTTGCATTGTTAGTATTTTTAGATGAAGATCTATTATTGTTTCTTTTCTCAGTTATTTGTAATCTTTGCATTTGTTTTTCAAGTCTGATTCTAACAATATTTGGATTTCTATCACCAATTGGTATTCTTTTATTATATCCAAGTATAGAAGCTGCGTCTAAATATATATTTTTTATTTGCTCATCAAGAGAATTCCAGTTAGATTGAACTATTGGTAAATATTCTTTAAATGATGGCTTTAAACCTGTTTCTTCTTTAATATTATTAATAACTTCATCTACTGTATAATTTAAAAATAAAGAATATGGACTTACTCTTCTATTTTTTCTAATTCCATTTTTAAATTTATCAATGATATCATCAATATTTGGAAAAGACATTTTATTGGAATTTATAATTATTAATTAATAATTATTTTTAGTGTTTAACAAACATTGTCAACATAAAAAGTGACAACACTTGCAATTTGTAAATAAACATAAAAAGGTAGAAATGAAATAAACCATACATAAATCCAAGTCAAGTATATTTTTTAATTTCTTTCTTTGACAAAGATTTTATTTTTAAAGCATCAAGTGAATAAGTAAAGACAATAAAACTAAGAGAAATAACGGTTCCATTTTAAGGTTTTCATACAAGAATTTTAATTGTTTTCTGTATAACATGTTTTAATTTTAATTTTCATAATATTTTCAAAAATGTTATGAATAGTATATAAAAGAATGGGCAATAGTAATTCATCTAATATAACAGATAATAATAATATTGTCATTAATGGAATGATTGGAGCTTCAGAATCTTTATGTTCAGTGGATTGTGATCCAGATAGTATTTCAACAACAATAACCGTTTCAACAAATAATGGAAGTGTAGAAATAGAACAAATATGTGGCTTTACAAGTATCGATTGTGTTATGAATGAATCTTTAAGTGCTAACAATTATAATATTTTACAAAGTGCAGCAGATGAATCTGAATGGTCTTCACCAAATGGTGATACTTCAAATTGGTTTATGACTGGATTTCAATGGAGTGATATTAGTGATACAGTTGATATAAATCAATATATACAAAATAGTACATATCAACTCATGAATTCAGCTGCACCTAATATTAATAATTCATCTTTAGATTCATTATACTATGTAAATAAAGGAAATGGTAATTATACATTAACACAATCTAACTCTCTAACACTCTCAAGTGCGCAATTTGCAAATGCAGCAAGACAAGTTACTGCAATGGCCTCTTTAACTAAACAAAAACAATCATCATCTTCTCATAATCCAATATCTTTGTTACTTACAGTTATTATAATTATTGTTATTATTGGAGTTTTGATTTTAATAGTTATGGTTACAAATAGAAAAAAAGTAAAACAAAGAAAGATTAAAGAATATAATCCTAGCAACGATGTAATAGATGATTATACTGTAAAATCAAAGAAATCATCTGTTAACTTCGAATCAATAAAAATTAAAAGCAGTCCTCCTTCTCCACCTCCTTCTCCATATTATACTGAACAAGTTGAAGATAACAATTCTTTTAATCAAGATAATGATATGAACGATCAAAATAATAATCAGTTATCATTCACTGATGGACTTGACACTTTTAATAATGCAATGGGAACTGTTAATAATGTTCAACAAATTCAATCTATGGTACAACCATCTGGATATAATCATATGGATAATGAGATGAGTCATTTAAATGAAAGACCTCCACCACCTGGATATTACCAAGGACCTCCACTACCTGGATATTACCAAGTACCTCCACCACCTGGATATTATCAAGGACAACCTCCACCACCTGGAAACAATCAAGGACAACCTCAAATGATGCCTCCTCAAATGATGCCTCCTCAAGCTTTTACTGGTGCAGCTGAAGCTGTCGGAACATCAGCAGTTGAAGAAGCTGGTGTAAGTGCAGCAGCTTCTGGATTAAGTATAGGTGCAGTTGAGGCTGGAGCAGCAGCTGTGGCGGAAACTGGTCTTGAAGCAGCTGTTTTATTAGCACCTGTTGGTTTATAAGATTATTATTTCAATCGAAATAATAAAAAATTTAAAGTTTAGTTTGGGTCTATACATTTATAAATCTCTTTTGAATTATTTGCTAAATATTGCCTAAAAGTAGATCCTTCATGTTTTAATTTTGTAATCCACTGAATCATCTTTTCATTATAAGTTGCTAGATGTGATCTTATTTCTTTTTGATCGTTAGATTTTAATATTACAAGAAGATTATCAAGAATCTCATCAGTTGCTTCTAATGGTCTACCTTCTAAATTATACTTTGATTTTATCTTTTCATCAGCTTTATTTTCTTCAATATTTTCTATAGAGGACTCATGTTTATGAATCTCTTCTGCCTTCTCCTTTCTAATAAGACGTTGCTGTGCTGAGTCAAGACTATTCATTGCTTCTTGTTGAGAAGCAATAATTGCAAGTCTTATTGCTTCTTGTTCATCATATGCAGGTGGAATGATTCCTTGAATAAACTGATTTACAGGTGATGATCCACCATAAATTTCATGTCTTACAAGATTTTGATCTGGAATGCCAGGTATTAAACCATATCCTGAATAAGGTTGATATGTATCAGGTAAAAGTTGTTCTTTATAAGAAGGAATTGGAGATTTTACTCCCGGTGAACTTTGTTTTGGCTCTCTCGATGGAGACCTGCTTCTTGATAGTCTCAATTTCTTTTCACGTTCAGTAAGTTCGGCTTCTTTAATCTTTAATTGTTCCTCTATTTTAAATAGATTTTGCTCCCATCTCAATAGTCTATCCTTTTCAAGTAAAAGAAAACTTTTATCATCAGGTGTAGAAATATACGAAGATTTAGATAGAATACTATTATACTGTTCATGAGAGATATCAGATAGTTCATTTGTTTTAGAGTCAAGAATTTTTTTTAGTTCATCTAAAGATTTTGTTGATAGTTCAAGGTTTTTTCTAAATGGATCTAATATCGAAAGTATTGTTTGTCTAGATTCGTTATCTGAAAAGGTACTCATTTTTAGTTTTATAATTTAATTTTTTTCAATTAATAAACGATTAATTGATCGTCCTCAAAATCAAGAATTTTACAGTTACTGTTAGTAACCCTGAAATAAAAGTATTCTATTGATTCAAATATTTTTAAGAAATGTAACCATCTATCTTTATTTATTTGATTAAAGTAACAATATATTTCTATCTTATTGGAGATATTTACTTTATTAGCTAATTTTTCTTTCATCATACTTTTAAATTCATCTGGATTTTTAATATGTATTTGTGATTCACTATCATTTAGTATTAATGATTCATTATAATATTTAACATCTAGAAGTTTAGTTTTATAGTTAGTATTTTCATCGCATATCGTACAGTAAAGAATTGGAATTTTATATTCAGTAAGAATCTTTATTTCGATAAATGGTGCCTCCATATCTACAAGATTGTCAAAACTTAAAACAATAACTATTCCTTTGGGAAATTTTTTATATGGTCTTTTTGTAAGTCTAGTGTGAATAATTTCATCAAATATTAAAACATTATTAGGTGAAATTATTATATAATCATCATTATTATCATCTGGTAACTGAGTATGAAAATCTTTAATTCCTAAATTATTTGCTATAAAAGAAGCCAATTGTAAAGAGTCTATTTTCATAGTACCTAAAACAAAAACTATTGGATAATGCTTTATAAACTTTTTAAAATCGGTTCCTTCAGGTGTAATTTCATGAGAATTAGAATCCAATGAATATTTAGTTATGATATCCATTTCTTTAGTTAACAAATTTTATAATTAATTTAATAAGAGTTATTTAAACTCTTAATTGTTTTTATCTCGACAATTATTAAAAATACTCTAATTAACAAGACTGAACATTTTAAATTCATCTTTATCGTGAATTTTTGGAAATAAAGCTAAAACTGTAAATGAATTTGGGTTAACTTGAGTTCTACCAGCATCGTGAATTTTAACGGAAGGATACATATTATGAATTTCATTCATTTGTTTTTGATTTGCTTTAAGAGTAATTGTCTTGTGACCTGTCTCTAACCAAATATTAAAACATTCTTTAACATATTCGCTTTTCTCATCAAGAGATGTCATCAATTCTACAATACTATGACATCCTTGAACTATCTTTTTACCAGTTCCCATTTTTAAGTCACTATTTATAAATAAATAACATGCATATTCTCTTCCAGATGACATTTTAAAAGCAAAAATAAAATAGTTTTCATTTTTAAAACCAACCAAAACAAAAAAATAATTAATAAAAACCAAATAAAATGATATTTAGAATCGAGTCCGTATTATCAGGTGTCCCAGTTGCTCTTACATTGAGAGATAATGAAATTCTTAAGATGGAAATAAAACTAAATCTAACAGTTTTAGGGAATCAATATTCTTGGCTAGGAAATGCTTTATATAATTCATATACACAAAAAAATGATGGTAGAGTTGAAGTTATACCAGAACTTTATGATGTTCTGTTAGATTTGTCAAAAATGACATATGAAGAAGTAAGATTAAATTGTAGAGGATATTAAAAAAGCATAAATTTTTTTGTTCTTTATCTTCTAATTTTTTGAAGAAATCTTCAAAAATGGACAAAAAATTTCGCCGAAAAAACATCGCCTATAGCTATGGGGAGACCCTATTTTTGACCCCCGAAGTAGTCGGTCTCACTGTACTCAGGACGCCTTGAAAACATACGTGGATGCCTAAAAATAAAATTTTGGACCCTATTTTTGACATTTTTTTCTTCAAAATTTTGACCTTTTTTAGAGAATATGTGAAATTTCACATATTCTCTAAAAAAATTATTCCAAAAAATACTATTTTCATTCTCATTTATTAATATATATTTTTCCGTTTTTAAACCTTTCAACTAATGATTTTATTAATACGTTTGGAATACCATAATCATTATTTACAGGTATTAATTTTCTTCTTGTGAAGGGTGACATTTGATTACCTATAAAGATATCTTTTAAAGTTTCTCTAGAATATGTATATCCATCTGATGCTGTTAGCGGATCTTCTAACAATTCATAAGTTATAGGATCCATCAGATTTTGATAGGTTTCTTGTTCTTTAGATATATTGAAATGCTTATTTTTTTCAATAATGTAATGCAATAATTCTAGCGCTTCACTTTTTACTTTATCTATACTCGTTTTTGTTATATTTGAACGTTTTATTACTCTGTATTCGCTAATATTAGTTAAATTCGTTAAAGGTGTTGTATATTTTTTATCATTTGTTTTTTGATCACATATAACATTTAGATTAACATTATATTTAAGAAAAAGATATATATAATCAAACATTAGATTTTCAGTTAGAGATATAATAAATGGATTTATACCTGATTTAAAGTTAGGATTTAAACCATGATTTAAAAGAACCCCAAATTTCTCTAAGGGAAAATCCAATAAAATGGATGGATAGTAACTCTCAAAAATATTATTTATGTCTTGAATGTCTAAAATGTTAATAAAAGTCATAAACTCACCACTTGATATTTCATATCTATCAAGTGCATAAAAAATTAAATGAAAGACTTCTTTGTGTTTTATTTTAGGGATGTACTGTAGTAAATATGATAATTTTAAATTTTTAATTTTATCTATAATTCTTTTAATTCCTGTCATATAATCTCCTGAAGAAGAATTGACATTTTTTAATAAAATAAAAAATGTCATAATAATTGTATCAAAGCTAACCATATCTAGATATTGATCATATAAATTAGAATGATACTTACTTAAAATTGTACAAGTAACTTCAGAATCATTAAATCTTTTAGCATTTATATCTCCACCTAATTTTTCAAAAAACTCAAACATAGGATTATTTAAATAACAAGTTTCTAAAAATGATTCTGAAATTATAGTTCTAAAACGTAATTTATAATCATCTGAATTTTCATTCGTATGAGAATTAATACTTACTAAATAATTAATACTTACTAAGTTGAGATTAGGATCTACCCAAAAAATAAAATTAAAAATATTCCTTATATCTTGTTTTCCAATAAATGGAATGTTATTAAAAATATTTTGAACAATGTTAGTTCCATGATGATCTTCATGTTTAAATAATTTAGTTATACTTTCTTTAAAGTCTACATTCTTTTCTTCACATCTGCTTTTAAAATTATCAATTAACAAGAAAAAAATTGACTCTATATTAAGACGTTCTTTAGAACCTATAATTCTATGTAATGGTAATCTATTAAAATCATCGGTTAAGGATTGATTCGCATTATTTTCTAATAAAAACTTAACCAAATCAAAATCACTTTTTTTACATGCGATATTTAAAAGAGTTTTTCCATTCTCATCTTTAGTGTCAATATCAACATAGTTAAGGAATTCTTTTATATATTTAATCTTTCTAGCAACAAAAAATAATTCTTTTATTTTATCTTCTGTAAGCTTATCTAAAATAAATAAAACAAGATCAGTTAAATCAAAGATATCATATTGATCATCATTTAACATTTTATGTAATATATCAAAGTAATAATAAGAACTTGTAATGTATGTTTTTTTGATTTGAGACAAAAAATTGGTATAATTTGTTGGAGTTTTTAAAGGTAAACTCATTAGATAATTAAATACTTTATCATCGTCTTCCTCCATTTTAATAAGTTTTAAAAATCAAAAACATTTTTAATTAAACCTAATATATGTTTAACTGTGGGGCAAGAATTGATTTTATTAATAACATTTATATTAAAATGATAATATCCATTTCAGGTAGTAGAAATTATGATAATTATGATTTTATAAAATATGCATTAGATCACTATAAGATAGAAAAAATAAATGTTGGAGATGCAAAAGGTGTTGACTCATTAGTAGTAAGATATTGTCAAGAAAAAGAAATACCTTATGAGATTTTTAATGTAAATTGGAATCCTGTAGATCAAATAACAGGTGTTGGATCATACGATAAAGCTGCTGGTTTAAAAAGAAATTATGAAATTATAAAAGGAACAGAATTATTGATAGCCTTTCCTTCAAGATATTCAAATGGAACAAAACATGCTATTAATATAGCATCTAAAAATTTTGGTATACCTGTTCATTACTGTTATATCGATTAAGTAAAATTATTATGGTTTAATTTAATTTTATTATACCACATTCAAAAATAATCTGTTCATCTCTATTATATAAAAAAGTATTATTTTACTTTTTAATAAACAAATAAAAAGACATTATGATTAAAGACTTTGTAAATATTATTTTATTCATAGTTGTTCTCCTAATTATAATCTTTGTTATTTGGTATCAGGGAGTAGATGGATTTATAACACCTGTTAACTTAAATAATCAAACAAACTATCTTCAAAGAGCTCCAATACAAATAGCATCTGCAAATGTAAAAGCCATTACACCACCAACTATAACAGATGCTGAATATATAAAAAACGACCATAAAAATAGGCCTATTGGTGGAAGATCTTCACCTACACGTTCTAATTTTCAATCAAGTTTAGGTGATGTAAATTTAGAATTTAAGGTACCTATTAAAAAACCATTTGAATCAGATAATTTAAAAAAAATAAAAACAATAGGAGAAAAATTATCTTGTAAAATATTTGAAGAATTTTTAGGTAGAAAAGTTTTGATTCATCATAGACCTGATTGGTTAAAGAATCCGCTAACTAATAGAAATCTTGAAATAGATATGTTTGATCCATATACAAACATAGGAATTGAGTATAATGGTGCTCAACACTACAGATATGAACCTTCAATGCATGGTACATTAAATGATTTTAATTATCAAGTTTTTAAAGACAACTTAAAAATACAAAAATGTAAAGAGAGAAATGTTAGTCTTATTATTGTTCCTTATACAATAGACACGATGGATTATGTTAACGGTAAAATAAAGTTTAAACGAATGACACATGAACAAAGAGAATCTAAATTAAGAGCTTTTATTATACCTGAACTTACGAGATTAATGTATGAAAAAGGATATTACATAAACAATGAAAATCTGGAATAGAAATATTAACTTCAAAAATGAATATTTGAGGCTAATGAATATTTTTTATTATACCATCATCTATCTTAGAAAATGAAATTTTTTCAATCTTTCTTAGAATCTCTTCTTTCTCGCATTCAGATCCGAGAACTTTTTTTATCATATCTAGTCTAAATCTATCGTAATTTATTTTAATATCATCATAAGAAAAATGTTTTGTTATAATAACATAATTTAAAAAACATGATTTTACATTTATAATGCTAAAATGTGTAATATTTAATTTGTGTTTTACCACAAGTGATATCATTAATTGATCATTTAAATCATAATTATATTCTTCACCACTTAATTCTTTATATTCGGTAAGTAAAAAATCAAAATCATCTATTGACATAAAAGATCTTCTTAAAATTATTGATATATACTTTGAAGAATTTATATCTATACTCGATTTTATTTTAGAGTTTTCATCTTGACTCATTTTAAGAAATAAAATGATATTTTTATCATTTTATTTCTATAACAATATTCAGTTATCGACATTTACAAAAAGAATTGAATTCAGAATTTATAATTTATCAAAAAATTTCGCGATTTATTAGAAACAAAAAATGTTATATTAGTCCTTATAAACAAGGAACACCTGAATGGTTAGCTGAAAGAGTTGGTCTCATTACAGGTTCTGTAGAGGGTTCTATTATTATATATGCAAACACTCATGAGAAAAAACAAATTTTAGCTGAACAAATCTGCGGTGTGAGACCAATTCTTATTAAAGATGAGTATAAAGAAAGAGTTTCTTTTGGCACTCTAAGTGAAAATAACCTGCGTCAAGATTTTGAAAATAAAAAAGGATTTAAAGTTCACGAATTAGGTTTTTGTAAATTATTAGAGAATCCTTCTATTTTTGGAGTTTCAGTTGATGGAATACTAGAAAATGGTGATATTATAGAAATAAAAACAAGTCAAAAATCTATTCCTAAAAAGCAATATGCTAACTTTACAGAGATTCAAGAATCACATATTTATCAAATGCAACAGGGAATGGCAATTTTAGGAGCTAGAAATTGCCATTATTGGTTTTATTCCAGAAGTGATAATGCAACATATCATAGATTAGTTCCTTTTGATCAAACAAAATGGTTATTTATTAGACAACGTGCAACAATATTTTATCATGAATATATGGTTCCAATATTAATAAATATTAATTCTTTAAAAATAAATATACCAATTATAAGCAACATACCAAATATATCAGCTTCTAAAAATATCACAATAGAAAATGAAGAGCATAAAATTTTAAAAGATGATGAACAAAAAAATGATACGATAATGAAAATAGATGATCCTATAAATGCCTTATCTTCAGATAAAGATTTACAAATACCAAATATTTCATCAATATATTTAACTGAGAATTAATCCCATATTTATAAAACATTAATTAATGTTTTATAAATAAACGAAATAAATTTTAAAATTTAGTTTCTATAAATAAATGGCTCTTTTAAGAAAATATAGTCTTCAAATAGACTACAATGGTCGACTATTTGATCTTTTGAGTAATCTTGAGAAAGTTAAAATAGCATTAGGAAAAAATAATAACTATAATAAAGATATCGATAATATTATAAACTATATTATTCCAAAATTTGATTTTTACTCTAAATTTATGAGTGTATTTGTTGGATCTATTGTTTTAAAGAATAGTACAATTCTTAATACAAGTAGATATTATTGGAGTAAGTTACAAGTCGATGATCCCATAAATATATATAGTAAGTCTTCGATGGATATATTTTATTCTATACTATTAATTTTTGTAATAATATTTATCGTTATGATAGTTTTTTCTTATTTGTATAATTTGCGTATTGATACCTATATAGTAAAGTTATTAGATTTTTAAATTTTAGAAAATCTTGAGGGACTGTATTAAAATGAAAAATAGATAAATTTTAATTAATTAAAAAGGATGACTGTTTTCAAAACAATCTGGAATGTGGATGAAAATAATGCAAATATTTATTTACATGAACTTGAATCAAAGAAATATAAACCTTCAACACAATCTAACAATGTTTATATTAAAATACTTTCTTGTTTTTCATGTATTGATCTTCGAAAAATTAATATATTCACAAAATTTGAAAAGGAAATTCTAATTAATCCTTTGTTCATTAGAATTTTAGAAAGACTGGAAACTGAAATACAACATGACGAATTACTTCAAACCGCAATTTACGAATTAGGTAAATCATCTATAATGATACACATTAAAAACTTAAGAAAATCTATTGAACATGATATTCTATCATATGAGCCATCAGGATACGAATCAGACGAAAATAAAAATATGGAACATTTTCATATTTATGATATTAATGATATAGTAGAAGAAAATGTTTGTCCTATTAATAATAATTCTGTGGAATCATTCTTTTATGTAGATGAAAATACTTCTCAAAAAAAGCTTCATGGTCCAGGATATATTTTTTTAAAGAAAAAATCATGTCTTGATCTCAACTCTGTATACGGATATATTTTAGCAGGTGGCATTCTTAATCTTAATGATAAATATATGAAAGATTTTTTTACATCAAAAGGAGTTGAAAGTTTTGCAAATAAACAAATTGATGATAATAATTTAAGATCTAATCAATATAATCAAAACAAGACAATTTTAGATATTTCAAATAATTCTATAACATCTATTATAGATGCTAAGTTTCCGATTAAACTTAAGATATTGATTGTTAGTAATAATCCAATTTATAAAAACTATAATATTAAAATGGCACTACCTGAACTTTTTATTTTAACAATGACAAATTGTTCTTTAGAAGATTTTGATTGTGAAAAAATTCCTTCCAGTGTGATTGATCTAAACTTATCAGATAATCCAATAAAATCAATTTTCAATATGAGCAGACTTTTAAATCTCATTCGTCTTAACATTTTAAACACTCAAATTGCAGAATTTGATTTCTCAAAAATAATAACATACGGTCAAAGTCATGACCCTACCAAAAAATTAATAATTACATGTAATCAAAATCAAAAATTTAAAGGTTCAAGACCTGATTGGATTGAATTAAGACAAAATAAGACATAATAAACAGTTTAATATTAATTTCTTTAATTAAAGAAATTTCCAAGTTAAATGCGCATTAATTATTTCTGTGTTAACATGAAGTTTATATTTTTAAATCTCCTCTTATAGTAGGAGATATATAATCTTTAATAATCTCAAAAGAAATAGCGATAACTCCATATAAATTTTCATTTTCTTCTGTGTATATTTCTCTGTAGATCATAATACCATCTTCTAGATTATCAATACCAGGAAGAGCATCATTTAAATTTTCTTCTAGAAACTCTACAAAATTACTGTAGTGTTTAATTTCTTTAATAACAACAACAATTTCATCGTGATCCTTATTAAAGAAAGTAATAAGATCTCCAACCTTTAATGAAACAAAATCACCCTTTTTTAATCTTCCCTCTATAGTTTTTGCGCCTGATTTTATTAGATCAAAATATTTATCTTGCAAATTTTTCTTTAAATTGGTAGTCATTTTACTAAATAAAAAAATGATAATTTTTGCATTTATTTTAACTTGTTCACTCTTTAGCATAAATAGAAATTATGAGTGATAATTAAATAGAAGTAAGATAAAATGAAATTTTGATTCTTATTTTTTTAAAAATGTCAAAAGAGGAAGAAGTTTCAGATTTTGAAATTGAAGAATTTGTAAGGTGTTTTAATAGAGACGAGGAATATCATATAAATTACAATTTGTATGGTCCTGCTAATCCTATGAGACCTGATGAATTTGATGATAAACCTTACATTTGTAAATTTTCACCAACGGGTATATGTCATATGCTTACATGTATGTGTCTTGAGGATAATGCATATGATGTTAAGGATAATGATTGGTATACTGGTATATGTCTTGAATGCGACAATAAAATCTTAAATAAAAAATCAGCTTGGCGAATGCCTTGTAAAAATGGAGGTTTTTTAAATTGTTATTGTTCAGAACAACATATGGTAGCAAGACTTGTAGAAAATGAAGATGATGAATATATCGCACTTGCAAAGGTCATGAAAGCTATTCGAATGAAGTTTCCTATTAGTTATGTTAATATAGACAAAATTAACGATTTTACAATTATTAAAGAGAATAACTTTGACCTTTAAAATAAGAAAAAAATCTAAAAATAGGGTCCAAAAATTTTTTTTGGCCTCCACGTATGTTTTCAAGGCGTCCTGAGTACAGTGAGACCGACTACTTCGGGGGTCAAAAATAGGGTCTCCCCATAGCTATAGGCGATGTTTTTCGGAGAAATTTTTTTGTACGAAACTGCAAAAATATCAAATGATATTTTTTTTTGATAATCAATGATTTATAGAAATTACTTTACCATGAAAAGAAGATTTACTATTCCGTAATTTCCATATTTATCTATATCGTAAGAAAAAGTTGGTTCACCATAAACGCAAAGACCAGTTAAAAAAGAAAGTTTATTCCTAACTTCTTTCCAAAGTTTATCAAAACTTTTAAACTTAATATTTTCGTAGAAGATTGAAAAGTCAAATAAAAATCTATCATCGTTATATAAATCATGCATGTAAAATTTACCATATTTCTCTAAAAATTCTTTAGCTTTTACTTTTCTTTCTTCTAATTGTAACAAATGGATATTAACAATTCTATTTAACTCGTCATCATCTATTATTTCATCTTTATAGTTAATATCTTGAAACATTTTATTATTTACATTTAATTTAAATTTCAATTTTAAAATAATAAAACACTCACATGGCCATTTAAAATTATAATAAATAGTAAAAATAATTATAATTATTTTTTAATAAAATGAGTTCTCTAGAGATAAAGACAAGTAGAGAGGGTAAAAAAGATGTTTATAAGACAACCTTTAGATGTAAAGGCTCATTAAAAAAAGTTGTAGAATATTTGAAAGGAACTGAAATGCCGGTAATTTCTCAATACCCTGAAGTAGGAGTTATTGATGTTGATAGTTCTAATGATGGTGTTATTACTAAAATTATAAGATCTTCATTACCTGATACTGAAGCTGTAAATTTATATTTAGGATGCAAATTTATAAATATAAAATACGATATAGCATATGATGAAAACACTTTAGTTTCAGTTTGTAAAAATCCAGATATTTTAAATAATCTTTTTAAATTTACTGAATTTCTAACTGTAGAACAACATGGTGATGATTTAATTTTTGAGAGAGTTGCAAAAGTTAGAAATATAGGAAAATTAATACCAATTTTAGGTAGTTCGTATCAAATATATGATGATCATTTTAATAATCAAAGTATAGCTTTTTATTTAGGAATCTCAGAAGCTTCTAAATAATAAAATTATATTTATATAACCGAGATTTAAATTTTATATTATTTAGAGTTATAAAATGGAAGAATTTACCAATAAGATGGAAAATATAAGAAACAAAATTCAAGAACTCGAAATAGAATTACATCGTAAAACTTCATTGTCTCACATTTTAGATTCAAAAAATGTTTTTACATATCCTGTCTCCATAGTAGATGATTCTGCTTTATCAGGTAAAAATTTAGCAACCGTTGACTACAATAATTTACATTATAAAGGAATTAATGTCCCAGAGGATACAGGTGTTTTTGAGTTTGAAAGAACAACAAATCTACCAGATCCTTTTAATTTTGTTAACACAACTTTTCAAAACGGACCTTTAAACGTTTTAACATCTAAAAATTTATCTATTGGAAATGATTCCTTAAAAACAAATAAGATTGACGGTAACAACGGAATTGCAAATATTGGAATTGGATTAAAATCTTTAGAATCAAATACAGAAGGTACATCAAATGTAGCTATTGGAAATGGTTCTTTAAGTTCTAACACCACAGGATCATACAATGCAGCTTATGGAACTAATTCATTGTGCTCAAACACTACAGGTTCAAGTAATACTGCTCATGGAATTAATTCACTAATTTCAAATAGTAGAGGAATGTATAATTCTGCTTTTGGAACTAGGTCATTATTTTCAAATAGTACAGGTGAATTCAATACTGCTAATGGTGCTTTATCATTGTTTTCTAATACTACAGGTGAATCCAATACTGCTAATGGTGCTTTATCATTATTTTCTAATACTACAGGTTCAAGTAATACTGCTAATGGATTTCGATCACTATATGCAAATACTACAGGATATAATAATTCCGCGTTTGGAAAAAATTCATTATCTTTAAACACTACAGGATATAGTAATAATGCTAATGGAAGCAATTCATTATCTTCAAATACTACAGGTTCAAATAACACTGCTAATGGAGATTCATCACTACGTTCTAATACTACAGGATATAACAACACTGCTAATGGAAATTCATCATTATATTCAAATACCACAGGATATAGTAATAATGCTAATGGAAGCAATTCATTATCTTCAAATACTACAGGAAATAATAACACTGCTAATGGAAATTCAACACTACGTTTTAACACTACAGGATCAGGTAATACTGCTAATGGAAATTCATCATTGTATTCAAATACCACAGGTTCAAATAATTGTGCTAATGGAGATTCATCACTATATACAAACACTGAAGGAAATAATAACACTGCTAATGGAACTTCATCACTACGTTCTAATACTACAGGTAGTTATAATACTTCTAATGGATTTTCATCACTATATGCAAATACTACAGGTTCAAGTAATACTGCTAATGGAACAAATTGTTTAAGGTCTAATAATACAGGTTCAAATAATACTGCTAATGGAATAAATTGTTTAAGGTCCAATACTACAGGTAGTTATAATACTGCTAATGGAGATTCTTCATTGCGGTATAATACTACAGGTTCAAGTAATACTGCTAATGGAAGCAATGCATTGTCTTCAAATAATACAGGTGGTTATAATACTGCTAGTGGAGTTGATTCTTTACGTTCTAACACCATAGGTATAAATAATACTGCTAATGGAGCAAATGCACTATATTCAAATACCACGGCATCAAATAACACCGCATTAGGATTTAGAGCTTTATATAATAATACAACTTTTTCCAATGTTACTGGTATTGGAAGTAACTCAGATGTTAATGGTAATAATGAAATACAATTAGGAGACTCAAATACAACAGTTTACACATATGCTACAGCTACTAGATCAGATATTCGTGATAAAACCGACATTAAAAATACATTATTAGGACTTGAATTTATAAATAAATTAAGACCCGTTGATTATAGATGGGACTATCGCGAAGATTATAAAGAATATAAAACTGAAAAAAAGATCGTTCAAAAAGAAGTTGTTATTGAAGGAATTTCAACTTTAGTCGATGATGAAATAGAAGTTTTTGAAGAAATTAATATACCTAAAAATGGAAGTAAATCAAGAAGTAGATATCATCATGGTCTAATAGCTCAAGAAGTAGAACAAATTATAAAAGATAGTGGTATTGATTTCGGTGGGTTTCAAGATCATAAAGTAAATGGTGGTAATGATGTAATGACTTTGGGATATATCGAATTAATCGGTCCTATGATAAAAGCTATTCAAGAGTTAACACTTTCAAATAAAGAATTATCTGAAAGATTAAAAAAATTAGAAGAGAGACAATAATTTGATCATCAAAAATATTTCAAGTAATATATAAATTTATATATTATTTTTATAAGAACATTCAGAAGATAAAAACTTAATTTTCTATCTCATCAATAATATGTCTGTAGTAGGATTCAAAACCATCTTTATATTCTAAAACTTTTTGATTTTCAATAGAAAATAACTGTACCCTATTAAGATTTCTAATAAGATGCATTGAATGAGTAATTATTACAACTCCACCATTAAAATTATTAATACCATCAATTAAACCATTCATAGATTCATAGTCAAGATGATTTGTAGGTTCATCAAACAGAATAATATGAGGTTTTTCGACTGAAATTTTAGCAAATGCAACTCTTGCTTTTTGTCCACCGCTCAAATCTGAAATTTTAATGTTAGTTGGATCACCAATAATTGTTTTTCTCAAAGACATTTTTCCAAGAATTCCTTTACAATCTCCTACACTTAAAGATGAACTAATTGACTTTAAGTATTCAACCGCTGTCATATCTAATGGCAAACTATCAATTATTTGCTGATTATAATATCCAATTCTTAGTCTTGGATCTTTAATAATACAATCACCACCTTGATCTGGAAGTATATTTCCTAAACAAAGCTTGAAAAGAGTTGTTTTTCCAGCACCGTTATTTCCAACTAAAACATATCTGGAATCAGTAAATATGTTGAAATCAATACAATCAAGAATTTTCTTAGATGGATAGCTAAATGAAACATTTCTTAAAGAAAATGCATCTTTAAACCTACATTCAACAGTTGGCCATTCAATTGATACAATATAATCTTTAGGAGGTCTTGGTACAAAATATCTATTTTCAAAATCTTCCAATTCAGTTCTAGTTCTTCCTTTCTTTTTAAAGGCAGCAAGTGCTTTTTGATACTTATTATAAGAATCTTCGTTCTTTTTATTTGAATCAGATATAAATTTAGCAAGATTAGTAAAGTTACCCCGTATGGTATAAACTTTAACTGACATCAAATCAAGATTTCCAATGTACCAGATAACATCACTTATAGAATATGTGATATCTATATCATGAGTAATCATGATAATACTTTTATTATATCTAGATAAATAATCAGAAAGCCAGATACATGCTATTAGATCAAGATGATTAGTTGGTTCATCAAGAATTAATAGTTCAGGTTTTCTTAACAATGCTTTTCCTAATGCTAATTTCATTCTCCAACCACCTGAGAGTTCAGATGTACTTCGATTGATATCAAGAAAACCAAGACCCTTCAAAATTTTCTTTGCTTCTGATTCAAACTGATTCCATTTTTTAGCATTTAAAAGTTCAGTTAGAATATTATATTCTTCAATCTCTTCATCTGACATTTCATGTAAGAGACAAAGTTCTTCAACTCTAAGAAAAGCATTATAACCTTCATCATCAGCTTTTAAAAGAAAATCAAAACACTTCTGACTATCTTCTATAGAAACATCTTGTTCTAAATATAAATAGTCAACTCCATCCAATTTTTTAACTATTTCATTTATTAGTGTCGTTTTTCCAATACCATTCACACCAAGAACAGAATATTTAGTTTCTGTGTTAATTGTTATTCTCGATTCATCAATCAGAATTTTTCCATTAATCATAACAGTAATATCTTCCGAAAAGAGTGTTTTCATATTTTAGATATTAAAAATGACTATTTTTTCATTTTGAGTGTTGTTCAAGTAAAATCTAAACTCTTTTTATTTTAACCCAGATGTATATAAAACTGAATTTCTTGTAAATTTTATTTTTAAAATATGCCAAGTTTGTTAATGTTTTTTATCTTTAATAAATCTAATATCGACGATCTTAATCATATCAAAATAGTATATAGTGAAGTTATTACTGATCATTTAGTTATAAAAAATCTGAAAACTATTGTCAATAAATACTCAAATAATGATTTTACTTTTTGTAGTTTAGGTATAGGATTTTACAAATATTCAGTTTTTAAAACAGATAAAAATTTATTTGTGGCTATTTCAGAGACTGATTATTCAACTAGAGTTTTAAAGAATCTTTTTGATGAGTGTAAAACTAAATCTGAATCTTTAAAAGATCTTAACAAAATAAAAAATATAACTGATAAATACACAAGATCGGAAAATGTAGATACAATATCTAAAATAAATAAAGATCTAGATGAGGTTAAGGATGTCGTTAGTAAATCAATTATAATTTCTTTAGAAAATAATGTGAAGGCAGATAAAATAGAAAAAGATTCTCACGACTTAGCTATTGAAGCATATAAATTTAGAAAAAGATCAAAAGATCTGAAGAATAAAATGTTTTGGAAAAATATTAAGATGAAGGTTATTATCGGGTCGATAATAACCTTCATCTTAATATTGATTATCGTTATCTCTATTTGTATTGGAGGATCTTGTTCTTCAAAAAATTAATCTTTTATAGATTAAAAAAGAATAGAAATGAAAAATATTCATTTCATAAAAAATTTACGCCCATAATTCTAACTTTTATACAAATAAAAGTTAGAAGACACGTTTTAAATTTCGAAAAGCAAAACGTTTACACCAAGATACTCTACAATTTCTTTCATCAATAGCTATTTTGATAATTGTTCTAGTTTGATCAGAAACTCTATTAGAAAACTCTACTATACCATCATGTACAAAATAATCTTCAGGATTTATCATACCTGTTTCATCTATATATTTCATTTTACTTTGAACACTTAATTTATTATTAGGATTAGATGGGAAATAAAAATGCATTAAAGAATCTCTAGGGGCTTGATTTTCATTTCTTATTTCATATTCAGAAATAGAAAAATCATTATTCTCTTTATCTTCATATCCTGATTCTTTTAATGAAAGATATATACTTTCTTTCATTAAAACAAATCGTCTATTTGACTCATGATATACGTTATTTTTATCCCTAGTAAAATCTTTTCGGAAAGGGCCAATATTAAAACCTGATTTTATGTGTGGTCTTAAAATTTCTGAAATTTCTTCCAGACCATAACTTGTATAAATTATATAGAGTTTAAACTCATCGCCCATCTTTTTTTATCAATGTAAATTTAAAATATTAAATTTTTAGCCTAAAAATTATAAATATCAAACTTGATATTTAGTTTTTGCTTTTTATGAAAATATTTTTAATGACACTTTCTTATAAGAGCTAATTTTATTTTTGATGAAAATTTTGAATCATTATTTGGATATCCAAGGATATAGATTTTCTAATTGTACATTATTAAAGAATTCATGAATATCATCTACTTTATATCTCAGTGAAAAATGATAGATTATGAACTTAATATGAGGATTACTTTCAACAACAGATTTTAATTGCAACCAATGAATATGATTAGTATCTATAGATTGTTGAATATGTTCATCTTTAAAAAACGTGCATTCTATCATTATTATTGAGTATTTATAAATTCTCGGATCATTTAATATTTCACTATTTGTATCTCCAAGGTATAGAAAGAAATAATCAGTTAAAAAGTCTTTTATTTCAACTTTATTTTTACATAAATCTTTCAAAGTGTTATTATCAAGATTTTTGTACTCTTCCTTTATTTTTGGTCTTATGTATGAAAGACCATAACCACAACAAGGAACACTATGATAACAATTAATTACTTCAACATTTAAATCTTTTTTAGAAATTTTTATTGGAATAATATCACCATCTTTTACACCAACTACTTTATGTGTTATTTTTGGATTTTCTTTAATAAACGATTCTGTTAACTCAAAATCAACATTCATTTTTCTTTCAACTATCTCAGAAATTTGACTGGGTGCATATATTGTTAATCCATTAACTGATGATGTATAGAATGTTAAACTTGCTGAATGATCAGAATGTCCATGTGTTAAAAATAAATTATCTATTCCATATGGGCAATACAACCCACCATCAAATGATATTTTCATTTCTTTTAAGATAAAATTTGTTCGACAAGCAGCTCTTGACCACCCTAATAAGTTAAGAGATGATCCGTTATATAATACAGGAATTGGACTTATATTTCTCCATACATTCCAAATATCAAAATTCTTTTTAAGATCTATTTCTTTTGAATTGGAGTTGCAATTCTGACAAATAATCATTTTTGGTATTTAAATATCAAGAAAAATCATTTATTTCATTTTAAATTTAATATTTATTAAATTTAAGTAAATTACAATAGTTTTAAAATTTCATAAAGCATTATAGTATCTGATAAAGCTGTATGATGACTCAAAGACTGTCTATGTTCTAGAAAATCAATATGATTATTGTAATAATCTTTTAATTTTGGCACAGATTTAAATCCATTGAATATACCGGATTTAAGACAAACCTTTTTTAACGAATTACTAACATCATAACTTTCAAAATTACTCCATGATACATCTACTTTACAACAGTAATAGTATAAAATCGGTTTTTGATTATATATCACTATAAGATCTTTGAAAATATCAATAATGTCTTTAATATATGGTGAAGATTTAAATATATCAGATGATAATTTTAACCATTTACATGCAAAATCAATTTCATTCATATTAACTGTCTGAATTATAGATCTAAATGGATCATTAATGTTTAAAATGGATATTTCAAATATAGTAGATGTTTGAGGATAAAATTCTGTATCAACACAAAAAGTATTGTTTTGAAAGGTATTATCTTTTCTTTCTTTACCACATTTAAATTTAATAATATCAACGTTATCTTTTAGTTCAACATATTTGTCAATAATATAATTCCAATAATAACAATCTCGATTTGATAAAATTTCAAAAGTTTCATTTCTCCTTAAATTAATTAGAATTGCAGTTTTAGCATAATGTTTTTCTTCTAAGCTTCTATATATAAAAACTTGAAGCATATCTGATGGATTAATTTCTCTTTTAGTTTTTAGTTCTATAATATAATTCTCTGTTAATAAATCAATAGATCCAATTATTTTATAGTTAAAAACTCGAAATTCAGTCCCAATAACTTTACCAAAATTATCTTCTATAATCTTAGAAACATTTTTTGAGTAATTAATTAATTCATTATTATATTCTCCATTATATTCATAATTAAATCCAGAGGTTAAAAATATAAAAATAGTAGTTATTAAGTATAAATCACTTACTGTTAGTTCAGATATTTCTAATTCCTTTATTCTTAATATTTCAAAAGTAAATGAGTTTTTTATTATTAATTCTCCATCATGTAGCTGACCATTTAAAAATACATTTTTATTCTTTATTTGGTTATACTCATTATCTGAAACTATTCTGTAATCATTTTCTAAAAATTTAGTTATTACTGATGGTAAACAGTTTTCACTAAATATTTGAATACTAACTCCTATTAAAATTCCGAAGAAATCTGATGGGCCACTATCTTGTATCATTTTTGGAAATGATACATCTAATAACTTTTTCTCTAATATACATCTATTTGTTTCTAAAAGTTTATTAAAATCAAAACATTTTGATAGAGATGTAACACTTTTGTAAATAAATTCAGGTTCATCTTCTTGAGAACTAGTTTTAATTATAGTACCTTTAGAAGAATGAACGTGACTTAAGAGTATACCTCTCGGCAAATTTACTGTGTTTGTTTTTAAAATATAAAATATCTTTTTTCTAGCTCTAGAATGTGAAACATAAATTAAACTTTCAGCTTGCTCATAAGGAATCATTGAAAATGTGTTAGGATAATCATTAATCGAAAAAATAAAAACATAATCAGCTTCCTTTCCTTTTATTGAATGTATAGTTGAAAATAAAACTCCATCACGTTGATATGAACCCTCTGATGATATACGACATGGAATTCCTTGATTTCTAAAAATGGAAGATATTTCTTTTGAAAAGTTTGAGCTTTTATTATCAGCTTCAAGAGAAGGACCAACTACCATGAATTCAGAATATGAAATACCTCTATTATTTAACCTTTTAATAAAGTTAGCAATTTTCTCAATAACATTAGGATTATTATTCGCATTATATATATTTATAGCTTTATTATTTGAAATCTCTAGTTTTTTGTCATCTTCAGTATTTAAAGTATTAAAATTGTCAATAAAAGAATTTATATTATTTGAATTACTTAATCCATCAACTTGAAGTTCACAATGTATTTCTGGTCTTCTTCTTGATAGATCATTAACAAGATTTAATATTTTAATATCCTTAAATCTATGACTTTTAATAAATCCAATTTTAGATATGTTTGGATTTACTTGAGTCCACATATCATAATACCACTTACCAGAATTTTCTTTTATTCTCTGCCTTGGATCACCAAATATGGTTAATGATAAAAAACGTCCCGTTAAAAATAACGCTAATATTAACTCTGCTCTTAAATCATCTATATCTTGAGCTTCATCTACTATAATATGCCTTTGTTTAGTAGTTATGTTTCTCTTTTCTACTTTTGATATGGCATCTCTTATACTATGATCAAAAGTCGATGATATTCCTCCATTAATATTCCCTGCTAAACTATCTACCGTTAAAAATGCTAATTTTTTGTCTAACGACTTAAAAGACATATTAGAACTACACCCGGGATACTCATACATTCTATTTCTATCTTCAAAAACAGCTGCATTAGTATATGATAGAAAAATAACACCTTCATCTTTAAGTAAAAAAGCTTTTTTACAAGCAGTTGTTGTTTTACCAGTTCCTGGTCCTGCATTCACAATTATAAGTCCACGTTTATTAATAACCATTTGTTGTTCAAAGTTATAAATTCTTCTTGGTATTTCCATACTTTTTTGTATCATGTAAAAGTATGAAAGTATGGTCTCCTTCTTATTTTTAGTGATATAACTTAATGGTATTGGAAAAGTAACCATATTCTTATTTTCTAAATAATTTAAACAGTCAAGATAACTGTACTCTGCAAAAATTGTTTGTGAAAATTCCTTTATTGTGAATGATTCTATTAAATTATTCCAGTATTCAATAAAATTTTTATCGCTATCTAAAATTGGATATATTAAAGTTAATAGGTCATTTTTGTCTTGATTACACGCTATCGGTACAGATCTGCAAATTCCAAGAATAGAAGCAAGTTCAAATTTGCTTAGTTTATTTTTATTCATTTTTTAAAAATTTTTAAACTTTAAATTTCATTTGAACTTTAAAAATTATACACATTTACAGTTTTTTATTTAGAAATTCTGTTATTGACATTACCATTACAAAATGTGGAACCACTCGAAATAAATTTAAAGTAAAACCTCGAAAATAAATTTTAAAACCCGGCGTACCATAAAGATCATTACCATACATTTGCCTATTTTTAAGATAATCTAAAGGTTGCATTGCAATTGTTGCGATTGTAGAAGATAAGATTGACCCTAAAACACCACTTCCTGTTCTTTCTTTTAATTCTTCTTGAAGTGGAAAAAATAATGGAGCAGATATAAGTGTTTTACAAAAAGTTTTGCTATAACCTCGATACAAAGTAGTTGGATTTTCTAAAATTGTAAATAAAATCTTAGAAACGTGCATTTGTTGATTGACTTTAATCCAATCCAATGGATGGGTTAAAATTGATACACATAGACATCCAAATGTATTGTTTATGTAATTATTACCACCAACATTATCACAAATTAATTTGTACATGAAAAACTTTGAAGATGTACTAAATATTTGAGTTGAGATTGCTATTGGTCCTGCAGTATAAAACCCACCAATGCCGTATTTTTGATATATTTGTTTTATTGTTTGTGATATTGAAACTTTACCATTTTGAAAATTTGTTTTAACCAAACATACAGGTGACATAATTAATTCGGCAACACCAGTTGCAATGGCTGAATTTATAAAGTTCTTAAATTCCATTTTTTGATAAATAATAGTTATTATTTATTCATTTTGTTTCAAAATATATACTTAGAATTATTTTTAAACTAGAACTATCTAATATTAGCAACATGGTCATTTTCAAACGAACAAAAAATCTGATTACTTCCAAATAATCTGTATATCTCTCTGACTTGTTCAAAATTTTGAACTTTTCCATTCCCATTATTTTTACATTTTATAAGAACTCCACTTCCAGCTTTTATTGTTTCTTTATTAAATACATGTGTTATCTTTTCATCAACACCGACTGAAACCCTTCCATAATTTTTGTTAATGTTAACGTAAAAATAAATAGAATCACTTAAAGATACTGAAACTTTTTCAATTCTGCCTGTATTTAGATCTAGATATATTTGACCCTCGATGTAATCTCTTTTTCCATTAGCTTTCTTCTTAACTGCAAATGGTAGGTTTTCAATGATAGCTTCTGTAAAATATCCATCTGGAATTGTATTTTTAATAACGTCATTGTAAGGAAGAGTTTTACTTGTTTTTGTTCCATCTAAAAATATATCTGTTATGATAAAATTTGTTTTAATTCTATTAATTGGTCCGTTGGGATACTGAATTGGAATTGGATTATATACTTCTTCGATAGGTGGAAGAATAGGACTATTGGATTGAATAATAGGATTTATAATTGTTTGATTATTAATTGGAATATGTGGAATATCAGATTTTTGAATATTGATAAAAGGTTGAATATGAGGATTATAGATTTGTTGATCTAAGGGGTTACTTTTTATTTTAACTAGATCTTTTAGTTGGTTAAAGTATTCAAAATAATCAACCGGTATTTTGCCATAAATAGATAAATAGTAATCAACATTTTGAAAATGAAAATGTAGACGAATTGCATCTATATGAATATAAATTGTTACTTCTATTCCAGTATTATATATAGGAGTTAATATATTTTTAAGATCATGTAATGGAAAATATTTAATAAGTATATTTGGAAACTTTGAATCATTAATTGAAACATAAACAGTTATTGGAAATTTATTTTCATCTTGAGACAAAGTATTGGATAGATCAAATGCCATTTGACCCACATCAAATCCAGAACCAATCATAGAATTAGTAATGTTCATTTTATTGTCGATTTAATTCATAAAAATATAAATTTATCTTTAAATATATACCAATGATAATTAATCGATACGAATATTTATGACATTCTTATCTTCATAATTTTTATTAAGAGATTCTTTATCATACCAACTTCCAATGTTGCAATAACATTTAATTCCTTTTTCATGAATACTAAATTGATGAAAATACTCTAGATAATTATTTGAAGATTCCTCTTGATGGTTATATTCTAATTCTAACATAAAAATGTTAACGTCATCTTCATCTTCAAGACTCATTCTTCCAAAAAATTGATTATGAATTTTTGAGAATTTAATTTGTAATCTTTTATTTTCAAATCTATTTGAAAGAAAACTTTTTGAAATTTTCGATTTGTCAATTTTAAGATGTTTGGAAAGACTTGTAATCAACTCTGAGTAAACAAGATCATAAAAATTATCAGACATTTCATATTTACCTTCTTTATTTGGAATATTACCGTGCCAGAGTTCAACATTGAATAATAATAATCGACCTTGCATTTTTGACCCTATTTTTTATTATTTTTGAATAAAACGGGTAAAATCAAACAAAAAAATGTTAAAAATAGGGTCAAAAATTTTATTTTTAGGCCTCCACGTATGTTTTCAAGGCGTCCTGAGTACAGTGAGACCGACTACTTCTGGGGTCAAAAATAGGGTCTCCCCATAGCTATAGGCGATGTTTTTTGGAGAATTTTTTTGTTTGATTTTTGAAGAAATCGATTAAAAATGATCAAAAATCAAACAAAAAAATGTTAAAAATAGGGTCAAAAATTTTATTTTTAGGCCTCCACGTATGTTTTCAAGGCGTCCTGAGTACAGTTGAACCGAATACTTCGGGGGTCAAAAATAGGGTCTCCCCATAGCTATAGGCGATGTTTTTTGGAGAAATTTTGTTCAAAAATTTTAACTTTTTTACATCATAATGAACTAAACATTCTCCTTTTCTGAAAATGGACCATACATACTCTTCTTAAAAATAGTTAACTTTATATTTTTATAGTTATAATAATCAATTACCCACTCGGATTTATAAAAAGAGATCAAAAACTAAATTTTATACCCCACCCTGAAACAAAAAATGGAAATGAAAAATTTCAAAAAATTAAACAAAAAAAGATGGATAACTTTTTAGTTCAAGATCCAAACTCAGAATATGGTATCGTATATGATCCTAATCAAGAAAAGATTTTAAAAGACATTAATGATGCAAGTCGGTATGGATACATACCTGAAGTTCCACGTGTTTTTTTAAGGTCTCATGTTTATGGTGGTTCTCATGTTCGTGAAGAAAGAAATGTTTTACTTTATGATATTAAAGAGAAGTATTTTATTAGAAAGAAAATTACAACTCCTAAGCTAGAAGAGCGTCTTTTACTAGAGATGTTAAGTAATTGTATTGATAATGCATTTCTTTCCAGACGTATGAATGTAGATCCAGGTGATGTTACTATAGATATGACATCAGATACCATTTCTATAAGAAACACAGGAATTCCAATTCCTGTTGATATTCATGAGTACTTTTACTCTCAAAACCAATTTGGAACTTGTGCTGAATTAATTTTCGGGATTATCGGTGCCGGAAGTAATACTGATGATCGAGTTACAAAACAAGGTGGAGGTCAGAATGGAATAGGTTCAAAACTTTGTAATATTTTCTCAAGAGAGTTTACAGTTGAGATAGGAGATAATATTCGAGGATTTCATCAAAAAGTAATTTGGAGACGAAACATGACAAAAAAAGTATCTTCTGTTATAACACCCAGTACATACAACATTGTTATGGGTCAAGATAGAAAATATCACATTGTTCCAATTGGAGATAGATATAATGGTCCTAATTTTGTGAAAATAACATGGAAACAAGATTTTCGAAAGTTTGGCATCGATTATTTTTCACAGGAAGAACTTGAGCTTTATATGAAATATGCTGCAGATGCTACTTTCCAAGGTAAAATTCCAATTGTATTTAATAATACAACAATTGACTGTAGGGGTGCACAAAGCTACGCGAATTTATTTCCAAAAGAAATGTCAAAAACAGCTTTTATTCACTATGAATTTTCACAAGCACCACCAATTCAAGGTAGAGAACTAGAAGCTGCAATAGCATCTTTTCAAATAGTACCAGATGTTGAATTAATTGTTTTAGATTCGCCTGGTGAAGGAATGCATATTAGTTATTGTAATGGGATTTATAATGTTGATGGTGGGGTTCATACTGACGCAGCATATCGGGAAGTTCTAAGAGCTGTTAAAGAGGTTATGGCTTCAAACAAGGGTTTTGATAAGGGTCTTGATATGTCTAAATTAGATATTAGAGATATAAAAAAACATTGTACTATTATTATTAATTATAAATGTAAAGAACCAGTATTTAAAGGACAAGATAAAGAGAGACTAAACAAACCTGAACCAAAAATTAACATATCACCTGATGAGTCAGCTAAAATGAAAAAATGGAAATTAGTCGATATTTTGTACAAGTCTTTAACAGGTAAAAATTTAACTGCTATCTCAGGTGGTCGTCTTGGTAGAGGACGTGTTAAAGATGATGAAAATTTTGAGGATGCTAATTGGGTAGACACTCCAAGAAGAAATGAAGCTGTTATGGTTATTTGTGAAGGGAAATCAGCAGGTGCATATATTCTAAAATGGATTTTATCTACACCAGAAAGAAAAGATAAATATGCAGCTTTTTTATTAAAAGGTAAAGTTAAAAATGTTACCGATCTTGGAGTTATGGAGATTGAAAGTAATGAGGAACTAAGAAAGTTAATTAAATATATGGGATTAGAATACGGTGTGGATTATAGAACTAAGGAAGGTGCTGCAAGTCTTCGATATGGTTATATTTATGTTATGGTTGATGCTGACTCTGATGGGTCTCACATTTTGTGTCTTTTTCTTAATTTTATTTACAGGGCATTTCCAACGTTTGCTATGGCCGGTAGAATATTTTATCCTCCAACACCTGTAATCAGAGTACTTACCAGTAGTGGACAAACGAAAGAGATCTTCTACAACATGTTTCAATATAATCAATGGAATGAAAAAAACGGATTTCAAAAACATACTGCAAAATATTTTAAAGGACTTGCTGCTGGTAAAGATGCTTTTGCTAAAGAAGATTCAAAAATATCTCCATTAGTGTTGTTTGGTTTTGATCAACTTGCTTGTCAAGCTCTTGATATTGCCTTTAAAAGAGGACTTACAAATGAGAGAAAAAAATGGATTCAATTTTGGAGAGATAAAATTGACACTGAAGTTGTTACAAAAATTCAGTGTCAAAATCCAAGATTATGGCATGTAAACATCTCAGATTATATCAATACAAAATTAGTTGAATATTCAATAGACTCTTTTACAAGAGCTTTACCTGGATATAAAGATGGTCTTAAAAAAAGTCAAAGACAAGTATTGTGGTATATTTTAGATGAATGGAATTTTGGACATTCAAGAAAATCTGAAACAAAATTATCACAAATAGCATCTGCTGCTGCAAATAAGTGTAAGTATCACCATGGTGATAAGGGTTTAATTGATGTTTTATCAAGAATGGCATCTTTTTATCCTGGATCAAATAATTGTCCTTTAATGTCACCTGAAGGACAATTTGGAACTCGTAACAAATTAGGTGCAGATGTTGGTGCCGCTCGTTATGTTGAAACTAAACCAGAACCTTTTTTTACTTATATTTTTGATGAAGAACTTTTAAATCTAGTTGAACAAAACGTAGTTGAAGATAAAAAAGTAGAACCAAAATGGATTCCTTGTAAGGTACCACTTCATATTATTAATGGAGTTGTTGGTGTTGCAACTGCATATTCTCTTGAAATTCCATCATACCATCCTGTTGATGTTATTGTTTGGATTCTTCAATATATTTCAGAACAAATGGTATTTCCAATGGTTCCTTGGTTTCGTGGATTTACTGGTGGAATTGAACTAGAAATTTTTAAAGGTAAGTATAAGAAAGAATCTTCTCAACAACTAACAGAAGAAATGATTCATTACTACGAAGGATTAACTTTAACAACAACTGGTATTTTTAGACATATTCGAAATAGAAATCAAGAATACACAGAAGAGATAAATGGTAAAAAAACAAAAGTTGTACATGAAGTTGCAGATGTTTATGTTACAGAAGTTCCAATTGGTGTTGGATTAGCATCATATAGATCTGCTATGGAAAAATTATGCGATAGAATAGATGACAAGATGGAGACTACAGATACACCTAACATTATAATTGAAGGATGGAAAAAACCAATTACTCATAAAGATTTATTATTAATTGAAAGAACAGGTCTTTGTAATATTACTCTTATTGATGACGATTCTTTTCCGATTCAAATGAGAAATATATATGAAGCTTTGAAAATCTACTGTGATAATATGATAGATCTATATCTCAAATTGAAAGAAAAGAGATTGAAAGAATTAGAAGAAGGAATTCTACATGAATCTAAAATCATAAAATTAATTGAGCTTCTTCTTACAGATACAATTATCGCTAAAAAACAAAATGAATCTTATGTAGCAGAACAATTAAAACCATATGGTATTGAATATGAAATTTATAAGAAACTAAGTAGAAGATCAGAAACAATAGAGGGTTATCAAGAACACCTTGAAAAGCTAACAACTCTACAGAAAAGATATGAATTAATTAGAAATAAACATCACTTAGCCGAATGGAGTGCAGACTTAAATAAGTTCATGAATGAATTAACAAAAGATCCAAGTTATCAAAAACTTCAACATCACCAATATCCATTTGTACCTACTAATATAAATGATTTATTATCTGGTAAAATAAAATCACCATATAAAATAAAAGAAGAAACATTACCACAATCTATCTAAATACACCTAGATTTAAAATAAAACATTATTTACTGATATCAGTAAATATCTTACTAGTTTACCATTTTTATAATTTTAACAAGAGACTATAATTATCGTAGCTGGTAGTTAAAATTTAGTGTATACTTTTTATTGTAATATTACAAATATAGAAATAGAAGTTTTATTGTATATTCATTAATCTTGTGACTTTTTAAATAAAATATAATATTATCTTTTACATAAAATATTTTTATAAAAATTCTTATACTAATAATAATCGTGACAAAACAGAAATTTAAAAGTAGGGAAGAATAAAAAATAAGGAAAATTTTTTATATAAAAATATGGAACAACCAGATCAAGATAAAGGTCAATATTCTGTAACAAAAGCGGGAACTAGCATTTTTAATGCTGCAACTTCTATAAATAAACACACAGTGTTACTTGTTTTTGGAATAATATTTTTAATAATTGCGCTAGTAGGTTTTCTAGCTCTCTGTGGAGCTCAAACTGGTACATGTGAAACATCTGGTGTTGGTTCATTAGTACAATCATGTTTTGGTGGACAGGATGATGGTGAAATTAATGTTACAACTGAAGTGGTATCAGAAGCTTTAATAGTTTTCTTTTTAATTTTAGGTATAGGTATGTGTACTTATGTATGGACAATGGGAAGTGTAACAAAGAAGTTAATAAAAGAGGGAGAAAATGCAGCAGCTTTGACAATTAACGGAAAGAAAGGAATTGATCCTAAAGAGGTCAAAGCTGCAGAATGGGATGAGATGAAAACCTTAGCTGCAAAATTAGGAATTCCACCAACAGTTTTACAAGACGGTTTAAAATATGCAAAAGATAAAACAATTCAAAGTACCACATATGCTGGAAAACAACTAAAAAATGGAGTTACATATGCTAGAAAAAATATGAAATTATCTAAGAATAATAGTTCTAATAATAGTTCTAATAATAGTTCTAATAATAATATTTCTGATTCTGGCAGTAGTAGTGATACTGACAGTAATGATGACACTAGCAGTAGTAGTGATAGTAAAACAAAAAAGCAAAAGAAAACAAAAACAAAAGCAAAAAAAGAAAAGAGTGAATAAACATAGAACATTTAAATATATAACCGTATATTTAAGTATGATTAAAATTGAATAAAAATAAGATTTTTTGAACTAAAATGGGAGTACCAAAACTGTACAAAATGGCATTTTCGTCAATTGATGGAATACACACCGGAGACATAAAAAATCCATTCTCATTATCGTGCGATCTCAATGGTTTACTTCATAAAATCGCTGGATATATTTACGGCTACGGTAAAACATTAGATAATAAAGATATTGATAACGATAAAATTCGAGTTATTATGTCAAAATTACAAACTCCTAATGGAGTTTCACTTTTAGAAGCAGAATACTTAAATACAATTGGTCCTGTTCTTAGTTTACTAATTATTGAAAAGATTAATCCAACTGATGTTCTTATTATTGCAATTGATGGTATTGCGGAACTTGCAAAAGTTATCCAACAAAGAATTAGAAGATTTGTTTCAGGTTCTGAGAGATTCGAAAAAGAATCTCACGGAATAAAATCATTTGATACTTCATTTTTAACCGCAGGTACTTCATTTATGGAAAGAGTTTCTGATGCAGTACAAAAATGGATTGATGAGAATAAATCAAAACTACCTAAATATGTATATTTTTCACCTTCACAGAAAGCAGGTGAAGGTGAACATAAGATATTTAAAATGTTAGATTCCATTAGAGGATATGAAGTAAGTAATAATAGAACAGACACTGACAAAGATAAAGATGTTGAATATAGAATTCAAAATCATGTTGTTTATGGATTAGATGCTGATTTAGGTATTTTAACTATGATGAGAGATTATAATTTTATTTGGTTACGTGAGAGTTACGATATAAATACTTTAAATGAAGGAGTTTCTATTAATGTTGCTAGGGATCACTTTATAAATTTAATGAAACCTGACAGTATAGCTTATGAATCTCTCACAAAAGATCAAAAATTTTCACTAATTCGAGATTTTGTTCTTATGACATTCAAGATAGGTGATGATTTCGTCCAAAGAATGTTTACTCTTGATTGTAATATTAAAACGACTCTTGACTCTTTTTGTAAAGCTTATAAAGAATATACTGATAATGAATTTAAATTTATAACTGATAACGAAGGAAACATTAATTGGGGTTCGTATAAATATTTTCTTGAGAACTACTTAATCAAAACTGAAGAAAATCTATATAATTTAAAAATGGAGGTTGATACTGCAGAAAGACTCTATGCTAATGACCCATATAATAATGTTTACGCCTCAGAAGTTATTAGATTGAGATCGATTAATAAGATAAAAATGAATCAATATGAAACTTATACTCCGTGTTCTTTATTTCCAATGCCTTATGAAAATTTTATTGAACATTGGAAAAAAGTTATGATAAGACCTTCTCTCATAGCCAATACTATCTTTACAAGTCCGAAAATTTCAATGCTTATGGAGTTAGAACAAAATATAATTCAAGAGTCAACATATCAATCTTGTCAAAATTATTTAACAGGTCTTCAATGGAATCTTAAATATTACATGGGATATCCAGTAAATAATTGGTTTTATCAAGGACATTTATCTCCTACTATTTCTAATTTAGTTGAGTTTATGAATTCAGGTAGATTTCAAGTTCAAAATGTAATTAGATCACCAGTTGATCCTTATATTAATGCAACTCATGTTTTATCATTAGTATTACATCCTCTATTTTCAAATCAAGTATTAAAGACATTTTTCTCAACCGATGCTGTATATTTAAAACATGTTTCAAAATGCAAATTTTGGAGTTCATATTCACCAAAAAAATTATCTTTTATTTTTCAAGCTGGTTATAACTCTGATATCCATATGAAAATTCCAATTATTCCCCAACTAATGTTGAGTGACATTTTAAAAATCTCAAAATTGAGTACTGATTATTACACCAGCTATAGTGACGTAAATAATTTGGGAACTTTGACGTTGGGAAATATTTCTCAATCTGTTTTTGTATCTAGATTGACATCAACTAAGAAAGTTACATTTGAAAATGTAAAATCTGAGGTTGATTCATCAGGAATTATTGTTACAAAACCCTCCAATTTAGAAAAACAAATATACTCTGGTACAGGAGATTTAGGAAGAGGTGATACTTCAGGAAGAGGATTTCATCAAGGAAGAGGAAGAGGTGATACTTCAGGAAGAGGATTTCATCAAGGAAGAGGAAGAGGTGATACTTCAGGAAGAGGACCTTATCAAGGAAGAGGAAGAGGTGATACTTCAGGAAGAGGACCTTATCAAGGAAGAGGAAGAGGAAGAGGACCATATCAAGGAAGAGGAAGAGGTGATAATTTACCAATGAAGGTATCAAAATTTAAATCAATGTATTCATCACAGCAGAACGAGTCAAATCTCGATATATAATCCAAAATAAAGTTTAATTTTAAACCTAATAATATTTACAAATGTAAATATTTTTAAGATTTTTTACTTCTAAAAAGGAAATATGTCGGATAAAGAAAGAGATAAAAATGCTATTTTGTGTGATTTAAAAAATAATTTAATTATTAATGAACCAGATCTCTTTACTGGTACCTCACATATTGATGGAACTTACTATCATGATTCTGATATTTTAAAATACATAGGTCTAGAAAATTATATTATGTTACTAAGAAAATTTCCATCATACTTTATTTATTTTGATGAATTTTCCGCATATTTTAACAGTGATGAATTATATATTCCTGGATATATAAATCTTTATATTTCAGATGATCCACGAACTGTTAAATCTGAAATTATTAAAACAATTCATTACAAACAATATTTCTTTAAAAATTCTTTTTTGGTTAATAAAGAAGAAGAAAACATAGAGTTAAAAGAAAAAAATAACACTGTATTTATATGGATTTTTATCTGTATTATTATAGTCTCTTTAATATTTATATCAATATACGTACTTAATTATAATTATTTACTCACTAATCGTTTAAAAGGTTCATATGTCTTTATAAAAACGTAGTTTTTAAAATATACTTTATAAAAAATTCCTATGATTATAAAGTTCCAAAAAGATTTGGATAAGTTTTAAAAATACAAATATTTGCAAGAATCGTTAAATAAAACAAAAGCTATCATAGAAAGTAAAAGTTAAAATGAATTTTTTTTATTATTTTAAAGAATAAAATGGGTTTCATCAGAGACAGTGATGGAAAAAAACTTGGTGAGGGTTCGTACGGAATCGTATGGGCTGGTGAAATAACGTACGTTGATGGAAAAAAAGATCGAGGTGCACAAAAAGAATCATATCACAAACATGAATATTCTGGTTTTGGATCTCTACGTGAAATTCAGATTCTTCATACACTTTCATCTAAAAGTCCTTTTGTTCCGCGTCTTTTAGGCGTTTTTTTCGACGAATATAAAAGAAAACCTCGTGGAAATGAGTTAATGAAAATAGAAGGTATTAATTTTGTAACAGAAATATTGGACACTAACGGTATTAAGCTTTTTGGATCAGATTTATATGATTTTGAAGGAGCTATTGATATGATTGGACAGTTTATAACAGCTGTTGCATTTATACATGACAAATTGATTACACATAGAGATATTAAACCAGGAAATATTCTTATTTCTCTACATCCTACTACTAGAAAGCCAAGTCTAAAGATTTGCGATTTTGGATTTTCTCAATTTTTAGTAAATTCAGCACCATCAACGCCTGGAACAAACACACCATGGTACAGAGCACCTGAAATATGTTGGTCTATTCAAAAATATGGTGCTACTTCAGATGTTTGGGCAGTTGCATGTACAATTTTTGAGATTTTAACAGGGAAAATTTTATTCAGATCAGAAAAAATTGATTCCGATGATTTATTCAGTGAAATAATTAAAAATAATCCCAATGCTTGGACTCAAGAAATACACGCATCTTACAAGCGAAATTCAAGTGTTATTCTTAAATTAAATGGAAGTGATGAAGTTCAAAATATAGAACCAGGACCTTCTTTAATGAGAATATTAGAAAGATCCAAATACTATAAACCTGAAGATAGAAATAGATGGATTAGTTTAGATAATATTTTAAAGTCTATGCTAAATTATAAATATAAAGAAAGAGAGCCATGCTTTAGTGTTTTAAATAATCCAATATTTCAGAAGACCAGAGAAACATTCTCGAATATTATTTCAAATATAGGTTCAATGAAAAGCGGTGAGGTTATAAATATATCGCTAACACCTGAAATGAATGCTGTTAAGGTAAACTTTTTTTCAAGGTTTATATCCAAATATCCACAATTTACTCCCAGAATTTTATTTCACGCAGTAGATTTATCAAATAGAGTTCTAAACATTTTGGATAAAATTGATCCTATAGATAAAAATCCAATTAAAGTTATGATTGCATGTATATACTTTTATCATAAATATTGGATAACATTATCAACGACATATTCGGTTGGAAAATTTTTTGAAGAAGTTTTAACATGTGATATTGAAAAGCCAGAAAATTTGGAAGAGTACTACAAACTAGATGAATGGATATTTAATTTCGAGATTAACGTTATTAAAACTATTTTTCCAAGTTTTAGAATATATAGACCTGGAATTTTTGAGATGATAGATGAGTATGAACCAAAACCTAATCGTAGCGATATAATTAAACTTTTCCTTGGTTACATTGAAATGAATGAATTCTCAAACGGATCATATAGAAAAATATATAGAATACTATATAACAAATGTGTAGATCCGAATTATTTTTTCCCTGTAAAGCCTTAATATAATAATTTAATAATTATTATTGATATAAAAATATGCAAGATAATATTGAATTTCAAATTATTTCAAGCTTCGCATCAGGTATTCTTTTTGGAGGACTTTCAAGATCAATCTTTTTTACAATCCTTTTTGTATTAGCTTTTGAATTTTGTGTGATTCATTACAGTAGATTTTATCCACCAGAAGTTATGACATATGAGAGGGTAATAGTAAACATTTTTTTCCTTTTAGGATGGATTTTAGGAAGAATTTTAATGTTAAATGAAACAGGATTTGAAGACATTGTTGAATTTTTTGAGAGAAATAATGACATAAGAGAGCACACAGGTCCTTCTGGGGCTGAATTTATTTTTTCAGATAAAAATGAAAATCTCGAAAATTTTGGGTTCAAAAATGGAGAATAAAGATATTGAACTTGGATTTAGGTCATTAATTCAACAAAGTGATATTTGTAGTTTTGAAAGACACTTATCACCTGAAGAAGCTCGTTTTATTCAAATTTTAATGGAGAAAAAAGAATTCGAACGTAAAGCTTTAGATATTTTAGAAGAAATTAATTTTAAAACTAAAAGGGTATTATTACCTTTCTTTGTTGGAGTTGGAATTTTATTTATTTTCTTTAGTTATACGGATAAATCTTGTGTTGAAATAAAAGTTCCTAGATTTTTTATGAATTTAGCACAAAATTTTTTAATACAAGGAATACTAATGATAGTATCTTCACCTTTATTATGTTTTAAAGAAGGTTCTGAATATTTTATGTTTTTTAGTTTTTTGAAGATTATTAATACAACCTTTCAAATTTTTATATTTTTTAATATTTTCAATCAATGTTCTTACCAAATATATTCATTTTTACTTTCTCTTTATATGATTGTATTTATAACAGTTACTTGGTTTATACTTCTAATTGCAAATAAAGAATCAAAAAGAGTTGATACAAAACATTATTCCGAATAATTTAAATAATCACATTTGTGATTATTATACATTCATCATATCTTTTCTTATTTTTCTAAGTTTTTTTCTTGAAAGTATATCAATCTCTCTAAATATTAATCCATTTTCATCTCTATTTATTTTTTTAGTGTGACCTTTTATATAGACGATTAAAACTCTATCATTTTGGAATTCAGATATTGCACTTTTGCAATCAGTAAATATAGTAACATGATCAAACTCTAATGTACTATTAATACATTCTTGAATCCCAATCTTCTCAAGTTCAGAGTTTTTAATTTCATTAAATATTTTAATAGTTTGTTCATATTCATAATTAATACCATTTGGATATATGCGATAAACAATAACACCAAACTTTAGCTTTGGATCATAGCTAGCATCTGTAAAGCAAACTGACATTTTTTCAAGAATGTCTTTATTCTTTTTTCTTTTTTTCTTTAAGTTTCTTCAAAAATGATAAAAAATTTTCTCCGAAAAACATCGCCTATAGCTATGGGGAGACCCTATTTTTGACCCCCGAAGTAGTCGGTCTCACTGTACTCAGGACGCCTTGAAAAGATACGTGAAGGCCTAAAAATAAAATTTTTGGACCCTATTTTTTAAGAAATTTCTTAAAAATTTGATCATTTTTCATCATCTTCATTAAAAAATCAAGATTTTTAAAAACTTGAAAAACAGTTAAAAGAAAAACTAAACAGATTAATAACAAAAGTATTTTTAGTAATATTACTATTTAATTCATCTCCGCTATCTGATTTATCTTTGAATAATTCGATATTTTTATTACTTATAACTTTATCCGTAGGTTTAATTTTATTTGTGCTAATTTTATTATCTCTTCTATATAAATTTCTGACAAAATTATTTGTATTTTTAATATTTTTATCTTTCTTATATTCATAAATTTTATTATTTGATGGTTTAATGGAGATCTTCTCTGATAAATTTTGTAATTCGATATCTTTGTCTCTATCTCTATTAAACATTCTTAGTTTATTAAATGTCATTTTATATTTTTGAAAAATATATAAAATAATTAAAAATTCCAAATAAATGGAAGGATTAATTCTATGTCATCCAAGAAAAGTCTCTGTTGAAAATGGAAGATTAACAAACCATTGGTATGGGGATATGGTCATTTATGACATTAATTTTAGTGGAGTCAATATGTCAACTGTTGATATAATTGGAGATCCTAATATATTAGCAAATTGTTTTAGTCAAAAATTCTGGAGTTCTCATTTAAAAGAGTATTCTGTATTGATAGCACCTGATTCTGGAGGATTATGGTATAAATTTCAAGAAGATCATGAGGAGATAGGATTTAAAATTTTACTTGAAGGAATATTAACAATGATGAGTGATAATTGTCATGTTATTTTAGATAAATTTATATATCCAAAATTTAGAGAGATAGCATTACAAGTTTTATTAGAAGATGGATTTCTAATTATACAAAGAGAATTTAAAATTACAAATGGAATATTAGCAGTTAGAAATAAATCTTAATTGTTTTCAACTTTTTATAATATTTGTTTTTATATTCAGGAAAGATTAGCTATTTTAAAATATTTCAAATGAAATATTTATGTCTAATATGTCTAACTTTAAAGTAATAATTTATGTTTTGATAAAAGATTTTTTAATATCATACGACCAAAAAGCTTTCTCTTCTACACCATTTGATTTTCTTAAAATACCAATTCCATCTTTATATCCATTAGTAATTCTTCCAATGTATATATCACCATTTTTATATTTAATACGACCAAAACCGTTAGCGTTAGTATCAGTAAATATACATTGATACTCTCTATAGTTTTTGTATTTTTTGCTTAGATATTCTTTTGAGTATGGTTCTTCATCAGTTGCATCATTATTTAAAATCTCATTGTTATCATCGTAGTATAACCTACCAAATCCGTATAAATTACAATCATAATCAAAATGACCTAAATATAATCTCGATTTATGCTTAAAGTTAAAAAATACGTCTTCTTTATTTAATGTTCTAATGTATAATTCATTTTTATCAAAAACAAGTCTCGATGATGTTTTTGTAAAACTATTATCATTATTTTCTAATTTAACACTATATAGTCCTATAAAATCACTATAAAATAAATGCCCACCTTTAATTGAATATTCATATTTATTAAAAGTCCTTTTGCCGTTTTTAAAAGTTCCTATATATGATAAATTTAATTTACAATCATACATTATACCAAATTCTTCTTCTAAATCATCTGTATATACACCACTATAATAATCTCCATTAGAGTAAGAATATTTACCAAATGAATTTCTCTTATCTTTACTCCAATATCCGTTATATATATCACCATTTTTATAAAACATAGTACCATAACCACTTTTGTTACCATCTATAAATCCACCATTATATAGACCCTTAGAATTTCTTAAAGATCCCTTACCTGAATAAAAACCATTAAAGAGAAACCCATCATAGCTCTCTTCTAAATCGAGATATTTTAAGCTTCCAATATTACAAGGTAACATATCTGTAAAAGTTTGACATGTTAAATGATAAATTCTTTCAGACATCTTTAAAACACATCCTTGTTCAATATTATTACCATCAAAAATACCTTCATAATATGTTTTAGTAGTGATATCATACATAAATCCAAATCCAGAAGGCTTTTTATTATAAAAATTACAGAAATAAATACAGTTGTTAATAAAATGTATTGGAAAGTTAACAAAAAAATATTCATTAAATTTAAAAATAATAAACTGACTAATTAAATTAATTATTTCTACATCTCTACATAATAAACAAGTATTTTGAATTTCTAATTTAACTTCGTTAAGTTTTTGTATGTAATTCTTCTCTATATTTTCATTAAAAGTGAGTAACAAAATTGGATCATATTTTAGTGCTCTTTTATCCTCAACTTTATTAAATCCTGATTTAATTTTTATTTTTGTAATATCAATGTTATTTTTGTAATCAAAAACAAAATAAATTTCATCACCATCTAATATTTGAATATCCTTACAATTTCGTAAAATACGACCTCCTCTTTTTATTTCTAAATATAGTGAATAATAATCTAACTGCATACTCGTCGAAATAAATGTTTTAATTTGATCGGAGTATGTTTCGGAATCAGAATTTTTGTAAATATCTGGTAACTCAATTTCTACAACGTCACCACCTTTTTTGAGATAAACGCGGTAGTCCGACATTTTTTATAGATTTTATATTCTAAAAATATTAAAACAACAGGTCTTTTTAATATAAAATTTCTCTCTGTAAGTAAGGCTTAGAAAATAAAATATATAATTTTAAAGTATTTGTTGCTCTTCGAAAAAATAATTTTGTGTTATGTTTTAAATTATGGTGTTAATGTAGTTATTTTGGTTTTTATTTTTTATTGGTGAGATATTATTAAAATAATATTTTTATAAAGTGATATAAAATGAGGAAATTCGAGATAGCTACTATAATTATGTTATTGATTATAATTGTTATATTAATTGGTCTCGTAATAGGAGCTTTGTATGCTTATCAATGGGTACTATATTATATTAATATTGGAAATCAATATATAAATGATTTTAATAATAGAAAAGCTTCTTTTAATGAAAAAACATTTGAAATTAAGGATTTGTTGGAAGATGTAACTAAAAATCTTACTGATATAAAGACTGAAATTCAAAAAATAAAAACATCAAGACTCATTTAACTGAAAAATGAAAATAATTTTAACTTTTATAGAAAAATGTTGTCTTTACTTAAAAGAGTTTTTCATGAAAAAGTTAGTTGGGATTCTATTATTAAAAATATTAATAATCCAATATGGATTGATGAAAACTATGACAAAATCGTATCATATTATAAAAAGAAAGAGTTTGAAACTGTAACTTTTGAATCTTTTTTTTCTGTATTTTTAACACAAAATCCTAGTTTAGAAGTTTTAGAAGTTTTAGACGTTTTAAATAAACACGGATTTGATTTTAAAAATACCAGTTTATATACTATGTGTTGTAATCCTATTTTTACAATTGATTTAGAAATATTTAAATGGTTCGTTGACAATAAAATAATACATAAAGATGACGAAAATAGTCCTGAACTTTGCGTTAAATTTTTACAAAATGGTGATTTAATTTCATTTGAGAAATTTAAATACATTTTTGAACTAGGATTTCCTTGTTCTTTAAAGTTTCCTATTAAAATTTCTGATATACAGGTAGCTGAGAAGATTTTGGATTACGCAAATGAAAAAAAGATTCCATTTGAATACACTATAAATTTTTCAAAACAAATTCTAACAATTGATTTTCTTAAGGATTATATTGACTGGACAAAAAAACATTCAATTAAAGATAAATATTTTCCAAGTTTATATTATCTATGTTTTCTTGGAACTCCAGGTTTGGATATTCTATTAGAGAATGGATATATCTCTCCAAATCAAATTTCATTTGAAACTTTCACTGAAGAAGTAAAACAATGGTTATTAGAACATGGATTTACTGAGTTTGGAAAAGAAAAAGAAGTGTTATTATATGCTCAAATTAAAAATTCAAAATGTGAAATATACAATAAAGAAGAGAGTTAATTTTTATATATCACAAAAATATAATAACAAATGTTATTATATAATAATCTTTAATTAAAAGATTTGAACAGAGTAATTACCGCTAGAATTAGCTTTTAATTTTCCTGTTCTATCAAATGTATGACCAATAGATTCAGAACCACATCTAATGTTAATCATTTCATTTCCTAAAGAATAAAGATATCCATTCTTCTTTGATTGTTTAATTTCAGTATTATCTAATAAAACTCTAATTCCATTAGGGAAGGATCCAGAGTATGGAATTTGAATAACTGATCCAGTTGTTGCAAAAACATTTTGAGTTGATCTTGGAACTCTACCAAGATCTGAAATTTCAATTCCGTTGAGTTTACCGTCAAGTTTAGAATCTCCTTTTACGTCTAATGAATATTTTTCTTTAATCGAATACTTTGGCCCATAACCAAATTTTCCAGATTTAAAATCAAGTCCCGAAAATCCTTTTATATCCTTTCTAAATGTAACTTCGTTTCCAACAGCAAGTAATGATTCATCACTATCATCAAAAAGTGAAGTAACTGATGGATTAGTTTTACCGCTAATTGAATCATAACCTGGAACCAATTTAATTCCATTTTTATTAGAATGATCATTTGAATTGTACTCAACTTGGTTTTGTAATTTTAAAATCAAATTTTGAATATTTGAGATATTTAAAGATCCAATAATTGATTTTAACTCTTCTACCTCATTTTGAAGAACTGTGATTTTATTTTCATTACTTGAAGGTGTAGATTCAGTATCTGCAGCTAAATTATTTTGATTTTCAAAGTTAGAATATAATAGTTCTATTCTAGACTTTAAATTTATTAAACCTTTTTTTAAATCACTTATGTCTTCATTAACAACTTGTTGAATTATATTTTTTGTCTCTTGAAGTTCTTCTTTAATTAGTGATACTTGAGATGGAGTTAAGTATGAAGATATTTGAGCACGAAACTTAATCATCTCAGCATCAAGATTAGAAATCTGATTTGAAGTACTTTCTTTAAAAGCATCTACAGAACTTTTTATCTCTGTTTCTAAAGTTTTAATTTCCGGATTTGAGCTTACTTGTGCAGTTGAATTATTTTCTTCTTTCAAAGCATCTATTTTTGATTTTAAATCATTGATAATAGTCTCATGTTTATCGGTAGTTTGTTTTAATTTTAATGTTGAGTCATTTGCTTTGTCAACATTATCAGAGACTTTTTGAATTAATAATTTAAACCCGTTCTGATCTGTTACTGTTGTAACTATTTGCTTTATATATGCTATTTCTTTTTGTATTTCGGTTAACGGTAAAGTTTTTCTATCAATCTCATTTGAAATAGAATCTACTTTACTCGAAAGGATTGAAAATGATGTTTGTAATTTTATAGTATTATTTGAACCGCTGTTACTTTCTAAAGTAGTCTTTAATGTACTTACTAAATTACTAAGTACATTAAATTGACTTAATAAAGTTGAAAACCTTGTATCACTATTTGATGCATCTTTCATCTCTTTAATAGTATTCTGTAGAGAAATAAGAAATCCTGAGTTAATAGAATTATCATTTTGAATTTTTTCTAATTGAGATTCTTGGTCTTTTTGTTTATTTATTTGGTCTTCATTAGATGATTTAAAACTCTCTAAAATCGTTTTCAATTTCAAAAATTCACCATCAAGCTTTTCAAATTTACTTTCAGTGCTTCCAACTCTCGAATTAATAGATGATATAGAATTATATATCTTTTGAGCAGTACTACTTGCATCTGCTAAAAATGAAATTGAATCTCTAATAGAGTTAATTTGTAAATTTGTATTATCTTGATATGATCTTAGGTTTTCATTTATTGATGTATGTTTATCATTAGATTTTTCATCATTTATTTTAATTAACTCCATAATTGATAAGAGTTTATTTGAAACGTTCGATGAATAATTATTATATAATCCAATAAATGATTCAAATGATTCTTTTAGTGAAGATATTTTATCTCCAAGTCCACTATTTAGTGAAATATTAGAATCTATCTCTGAAAATTTACTATTATTCGTTTCAATAACACTTGAAATTTTCTTCGTTAAATTAGTAATATCACGACTAGTATTGATATCATTTGATTGAAGTTTTTCTATCATTGATAATAATGAATTATTGTTATCCGTCAGAGATGAAATTTTATCTTCTAATGCCTTAGAAAGCTCTAATGATAAGTCATCTCCACTAATGAGAGAATTAATTTTTCTAGTATGTTCAGAATCTGAATCTGATAGCTTTTTAATCCTTTGTAAAAATGAATCATTAGTTGTAGTTATTAATGAAGATATCTTTGATAAATGATCTTTTAGCGAAGATAAAGACTCATGTAATTCTTTTAATTTATCTTCAATTGATGAATTGTTTTCATTAATTTCATCTTTAAATGCGTTAAGATTATCACCCAATAAATCAATACTATGTGAATTTTGAGAAGTATTCTCTTTGTGATCATTAAAATCATTTTTTAAATGATCAATCATTTTAGATATTTCTTGTAAAGGTTTATTGTCTGCTATCTGATTAATTTTTTGAGATAACGTTTGAAATTTATCAATTAGATCAGAATGATGATTGTTAATATTATTAAAATTTTCATTGTTATTTCGTTCCACATTTTGGTGCTTATTTAAGAGACTTTGAATTTCCTGTTGAGTTGATGAATAATTATCATCGTTAGATTTCTTAAAAGTTTCGAACTTTTTCTTAATGTTATCAATCTCAGTTCTAACGTATGGAATAAAATTATCATCCACATTATTTGTTTTAGAGACTAAGTTTTTTACCTTATCATCTGTTGATTCTAAGGAATTAGATAGAGAAGAAATTTTAGATTCTATTTGAGAATTAGAATCTAATAGAGATGATACTTTATTAGAAATTGATTCAACATCTGACTTTAAAAATTTAAAAACCGATTTAGAATCACGATCCTCATATTTTATCTTTTGAGTGTTATTAACTTCATCAAATTCTTTATCTAATATATCTGTCTTAGAACATAAAATTATAATTTTTTTATTAATGTCATATATTTCATTATCAATTCTTTCAATGCTTTCAAGTTTCTTGTCTATTGTTTTAATTTTTTCAGTAATATATTCAACAATTTCTCTATTTGTATCAATAATAAAGTCTGAATTATAATCTGTGGGATAATTATCTAGGGTTTTATCATAATGTTGAGAGTGATTCTCATTTTTTTCTATTTCAGATTGTAACATAAATATACGATCTATACGATTACTACTATCCATTTTTATAGCAAAATAAAAATCAAATAAATGAAAATTAAAAGTAAGCTTTTTAAAATATAAATTTATATTTTAAGATTCTCAATATGAATTATAACAAAAGAAAAATATCTTTTTCACATTTTTTAAACAATTAATGAACTTAATATTTCAAGATTAAAAATTAATCCAATAAAGAATCGTACTGAACGTCAAAAATACTACTTGAAATTGCTTTTAATTTACCGAATTCTAAACCATATTTGCATAAAACACGACACATTCCGTTTAATATCTGAAATCTGTATTGTGAGCTTATATTAAAAAGTTCAGTATACAGATATCCTTTTTGAATATCTGTATTTTCAGAATCTGGGGCTGGGGGATATAAATCATATTCCACTATAATTCCTTTGCTAAAATAAGATGCTGGATTTAAAATCCAGTTTTCAACAAATGCCTGCATATATGGTTCACATCTATGAATTCCACATTTTAACATTCCCTGTACCTGCTTTACACCATGATTGACAATCCATTTAATTGCTTCATAATCAATAAATTGAGGATTTCCGATACTATCTATCTGTTCGTCTAAACTTTTTCTTGAAAATATATTGTAATATGACTTTGCATTTTTGATTTCAGAAACATTATTAATGGACCAAATAAAATAACAATTATGATTTGGTGATATTTGAAGATAATTTGAATAGTCATATATATTTTTATAATTACCGATTGTTGCAAAAATATAATGGTTTGAATCATCAATACCAATAAATTGATCAAAAAATTCCATCCAGGTACCATTGCAAAATTGATGAATTTTCTTTAATTTTAAAATTTCCTCATTGTAATCTTTTCCACCAACCGTATAGAAATATTTTATAACGTATCTTTTATCAATAAAAATGACTTGAATGACGTCATTGAATTTTGTAGATAGTTCTTTAATAACTAAATCAAGTTCTGTAGTATTAATACCTTCTACAAAGGTTCCTTCATCTATATTGTAAATTTCTTTACCATTAAAAATATGTTTAAAAGTCTCGTGACCAGCACTTTCAATTATGAAAACATAAACTGTCATTTTTATGATAATAAATCCCAATTTTTTTTCACTTTTATTTTTTGATATTTCTGTAAACATATTTTGAAAAAAGACCAAAAATGAAAAAAAATACATTTTTATGAAAATAAAACATGACCGATATTGGAAATATCACAAATCAAAACGGATTCTGTATTACAGTCGATTCAAATATTGCATCGGTTGACACTTCTGAGAAGTTTTTTAGAGAGCTCCTCTCGATAATGAGAGATCATCCTGAATATAAAGCTCAAGTTTCTGCTGTTAATCCTAATAATATTGAATGTGTCGCGTTACCAATTCGTCTTCGAGATCTATCACAATTAAAAACCGAAGCTACTTCAGATAGAACAAATCATGCTAGTAATAGAGCTGAAATCGAAGCACGTTTATACGCAGCACGTTACTTTCCCCCTGGTAAAACTGAAAATGCAGGTTTCTACACTCAACAAATGCCTTCTTTTATTGATGATATCAAAAGCAAGTTTTCTGATCGATCTGGAAAGGAGAAAAGTATCCTGGTGTTATCTCAGCTCTCATTCGCAAGACTTACAAATGATATGGTTAACCTTCTTCTTAAAAAGAAACCTGATGGAACTGATAATATTGTACGTCAAAGAAAGCAAAATCCAGAAACTGAAATTGTCCATGAAGATGGAACAACCACCTTTTCATATTACACCGAGGAAGAAATAGCAGAAAAAGAAAAAGTTCTTCGAACCGCTGAAAACGCTGATAATTTTCTAACACTTGACGTTCAACATGTTCCTTTTACAATTGATAACATACTTATTTCAGCTGCATCACAAATAAACGTGAAACGCAACAGTTACAATAAGAATTTAAAAATTCCAACTGTTGATGAAATTTTTGAAGATGACGATGAACTTAGTATTCTTTTGAGGGAACAATATATGCGTATTAAGACTATTGCTAATCGAGATCTTGATATAATTAGTATCATTGAGAGTAGAGGTGCTTCAATACAACATCTAATTCATGCAGATTGTAGAGGTGAAGAAGTATTACCTCAACCTGTGGATGAGTCAAAATTAACAATTAGAGAAATTTACAGTTCACTCTTAATTTATGTTAAGTACATACTAGCCATGATCTCAGAATTAATCACGATTATTCACGAAAATGGTAATAAACCATCTATTAATATTAACAACCTTATTGGTATTGAAACAACATCTGAAGGAGATAATCCTTTAAACAAGATTAGTGACCTTCTTTCAAGTAAAGAATTCTCAGAATTTTTCAAAAGTGAGTCACCTGCTTTTTCTCTACCTCCACATTTTATAAGATATCTTATGATTTCATTGCTAAAATTTTGTACTGAAACTGCAGGATTTAGAGCTCCTAAGATTGTTTCAGCTGTCTCTAAGTATTTCGGATACAGATTAACAGAAACTAATCATGACAATCAAATCGTTACATTTTTCAATATCGAAAATGCACCAGTTGCAGTTGTTGATACACCTACATTAATTCTTATTCTTGAAGGTAAAATGGAACCATTAATCTCATATCTATACAGAACATCACCAAAATATCTTGAAGATAATGGAACATTTAATCGTGCGCTAGGAATCATTGATAGAACAGTAACTTTCATTCAAACTTCTAATTCCAGTAAAAAACCGCCGAGATATGATGTTTTAAATAGCGATTTTGTTTTTGATGTTGATTCTTTAATTGAAACTGCTAAACATCTATCAGGATATAGTAATCTATCAGATTCTGTTTCTCCTTTTAGCAATTATAAAAGTGATATTTTGAAGAAAAATGAGACCCTTCGAGAGAAACGTATTAAAATATCAGAAGAGCTTTCTCAAAAATATGGTTCATGTTCTCTTCAGTATTACATTCCTTTACCAAGTATACCTTATAGTCAATCAGAACTTTTTTGGTTTAAACAAAAATGTGCCGAGTTAGAAACAAAAATAGGTGAAATCAAAGAATTGAATCCAACTTTTAACTGGGATCTTCTTAGAGAAGAATATCGAAGGTTGAGACAATTAAAAAATGATAACGCTTCGAGTCAAATTGATTCACAGAAACTAAAATTAGATATTGAGAAGTCAGGTAATACACTTAAAACCCTATATGAAGTATCAGGGATTGATTCATCTAAAATTGATCTTCTATCAAAATATGAGGAGTCATTGATCCAGTATTCAAATCCAGAAAAAATGGAATTTGGATTTGAAGCTTTTGAATTTAAGTTTAATAAGGATGTTGATCTTACCATGAACTATATAATTGATAATACATCCATCATGGTAGGTACTGAGGTTAGAACATGTTCATCAATCTTAAATGATACTGGTGGTGATAAAATAATTATTGACTATTTTGATCCATTTTTCAGACCTTTTGCAACTGTTAATACACAATCTTTCAATATTAGCATTAGTTTAAGTGATAAACTTGGAAAAAATGGATTGATTTCTAAAACGATTAATATGACAGTTACATTTGGTAGTACAGATGATACTCATATGTGTACTAAATTCAGAACAAAATTTTTCTCAATTTCAAATCGTCAACTTCTTATTCAGAAATCCAAAGAAGCCCTTAACATTCCTGATAATAGATTAGATTTTTCTTTAAATGAAGTTCCTTCTAAGTTTATAGTTAGGTGGAGTCAGTCTGAAAAACAGAAGAATGCAATGCAAGGTCTTGAAAAAGAAAAGACATTAAAATTTTATGATAAAGTCAGAGGTTGTAGTGAAATGTATCCTTTTTATGATAATGTTGCTATGTCAATAATTATGAATCAGTTTACTATTTATAGCAATAAATTTTATGGTTCTCAACAAGAACGAGAAAAAAGAAACAAAGAAACCGCTGAAAAGAGGAGGATTGAAAACGAAAAACGTGGAAATAGTGGAAATGATTACGATAGAAATGGACCAAAGATATCCGTTCCTAAAAATAGTGGAATATGGGTTAATGGTGACATATCAGGTGTTGACTTAATTAAGAGTCAGATAAAAATAGGAAGTTTTGTTCCAAATATTGCGGAAGATGAGATTTACAGTGAAGAGATTAAAAAATCTGATAAGAAACCTATCTTCACTCGTCAACGAGAGCTCAAAAAATCAAATGCTACTGCATACGACAAACAAGTCGATCTTATTAAAGATCAAACTCAAGAACAAATTGTTCAAGTTTTCAAGACTAGAAGAGTAAGAGAGAATCAAACTGAAAACAACGGATGGTCAAAAATTGTTTATCATGATAAGATAATTACTGTTAAGATTAGACCCGTGAATGAAAATTCAGATACTAAAAAACATAATAATCGCAAAGGTTCAACTACACCGCATAGATTTAAGGGTGGATTACGATCTGACGATAGAAGAACAAACAGTAATATTAGAGGAAATCGTCACAATAGTCGAAATGGAACACCTTCAAATAATGGATTTAACTCAGGTCGATCACAGAATAGAGAATCAAGTAGAGGAAGTACACCTAATTCTTATGTTAATCACTCACAAAATAAAGATTCCGCTTCTCCTAATGTTTCAAAAAGAAGTGTTTCATATGCCGGTGCTAAATCTCCAATAATTAATCCAGAAGATGAATTTAAATTATTCAACAGATCTGCGTTTAATTCATATCAATCTAATACTGGAGTCACTGCATTTTATCCCAGTGTATTTACATCTCCAGTTGTTGGAGGAACTGGAGATGTAAATGATCAAGTTAGCCTTTTCAACACTTTACCAGTTTCACAAACAACATCATCAACACCTAATACTACAGATCATAAAGAAAAACAAGACTTTGTCACTGATGTTGATGCTGATGATTGGTAAATAATAAACTTTGAATTGTAAATAATAAACTTTGAATTGTAAATAATAAACTTTGAATTGTAAATAATAAACTTTGAATTGTAAATAATAGACTTTGAATTGTAAATAATAGACTTTGAATTGTAAATAATAATTGTAAAAATATACAATTAAACATTTGAGAATTTATCTATTCTTATGTTTATATTCCATGATTTTTTATTAAAATGGTATATAATTTATAATTAGTAGAATAGATCGATAAAGAAGGGTTAAAAAAGTAAAAAATAGGGTCAAAATTTTATTTTTAGGCATCCACGTATGTTTTCAAGGCGTCCTGAGTACAGTGAGACAGACTACTTCGGGGGTCAAAAATAGGGTCTCCCCATAGCTATAGGCGATGTTTTTTGGAGAAATTTTTTAGTTCATTTTTTGAAGAAAGCGATGAAAAAAGGTCATATTTTTTAAGAAATTTCTTAAAAAATAGGGTTCAAAATTTTATTTTTAGGCCTCCGGGTATTTTTTCAAGGCGTCCTGACAACAGTTGAACCAACTACTTCGGGGGTCAAAAATAGGGTCTCCCCATAGCTATAGGCGATGTTTTTCGGAGAAAATTTTTTATCATTTTTGAAGAAATTTACTAGAAATGAGAGTTTCGGTTAATTTTAACATTTTATCACACACCCTAAATCCAACTTATGTAATACAATAAAAAAGAATTAAGGTAAAAAATATTTTAATATTTTAATATTAAAATGAGCAATACTTTAAATGATTTTACGAAGTTATATTTAAGAGCTTTAAGTGAAAATAGCTATCAAACTCTTATTAAAGATAACTTTAATTATGAAATTACTTTCAGAGAAGCAAAATCTATGTCTTCTATATATAATCAATTTATTTCAGGTATTAAATTTGATGATGGTTCTGAAATAAAACTTTCAACTGAAGATATTGTAGGATTCTACTTAAATAATGGACATAATAATTTAGAGAATGAAGATTTAGCTATAATTGCATCTATACTTCAAACAAATGATTTTGAAAAAATTGGTAAGTATATAGGTAATGCTAAAGATAAAATAGCAAAATTAAAGGCAGGTACTATTAAATTTGCATCAATTATTAAAAATTATGTAGATAGAATAGACTCATATAATCCTATCGATTACACAACAGTAGAGAGCAATGAAGTTGTAAAGTTTAAGATATGCATGAAAAATGGAAGAGAAGTCACTGAAAATGATGCATTATTAGTTTTTAATGAAATTTCATGTACAAAGAGATATCCATGTGTTGTATATTCAAATTCTATAAAAGAGGTTATTGTAAAGTGTGGAAATAATATGTCTGTATCATTTGAATCAGATAAGATAGATAAAATAAAAGCTCCAATAAATTCTATTACAGTCTTAAATGAGGTAGGTAATCCAATAATATTTAACTTTACAAGTAAATCATGTTTAATCACAATAAATCCTAAAAAGATTAACGATGATACTGTCAAAAAAATAAAAAAATTTATGCATATGATTATTCTTGAAGAAGAAAAAACATCTAAAAAAGTTGTTGGTAAAATAACTTTTAATGTAGAGAGAGTCATTGATAATTACAGTTTATATCGCTTTTTTATAACTGATCCAATTGCATCAGTTCTTTTTTATGTTGATGAATCAGCGAGAGCGTGGTGTTCTAAAGATACATTCTATGTTTTTTTCAGAGACTTCTCTGAAGAAATGTTAAATGGAAAGGTACTTAAAGCTTCAGATAACTATCTTAGATTGTCAATTCCAACAGATAAAAACAAAAGTACTTCTGGATTCTTAATTGGTTTCACTTCAAAAAATCATGATATGTTACCATCATTTCTTTACAAATTTTCTAGATTATTATCAAAACTATCAAACATATCATCAAATACTGCAACTATTAAACCTCAAAAAAAGGGTGAAAAATATAAAATTTATACAAGACCTATTGAAGCTCTCTCTATTGAGGCTGGGAAGTTCTTTAAACATGACAGTAAATCAAGATCTGAATCGGCAGTTGTAACATCTGGATATTATTATTCAAAAGTTTGTCCAGCAAGTTTTCAACCAATAATAATCAATCAAGAGGAAATTCCAGAATGGAAAATTTACGGTAGAGAAGTAATGGAATTTCCTCCAAAAGAATGGGGTATTGAGGGTTCAATTTTAGTTGTTTGTCCCAGAGATGAATACCCAATTATTAATCTTAAACGTAATCATCAAGATGATACTGGAAGAATAAAGGCACTTCCGTGTTGTTCAAAAGAAGGAAATAAAAATAGTATAGATGAGGTTGTTGTAGGTACATCTAATAGAAAGGGAACAACTGAACAGATTAATAAGTTTGGAGCCATAGGAACATTAAATGATTCATTAGCAAATTTCTTAACTGTCGCATATTCAGATGATGGAAATCACAAATTTTCAAAACTAGGAACTGATGTTGATAATAATAAATTTCTAAAATTAAATTCTTTCATACTCGCTATCCTAGTAGCGACAGGTAAATCTCCATTTCCTGGAAAGGAACTAAACTTTTCATCAACGGAAAACTTTCAAGATAATATTACAGCAGTCAAAAGTTTAATGGTTGAATTACCACCCGAAATTTATAAACAAGAATTATACGATATGAATGACGAGCAAATAATATCATCTATTTTGGATCCTGAGACATTTATGGATCCATATCTTTATTACAGAGGATTAGAAATTATTTTTGATATTCAGATTTTTACGTTTACATCTGATAATGGAAGAAAAAATCCTATTTCAAGAGCCGAAGATAATTTGCAAATTGCAACACTTGAAGTTCCAAGATGTAAATACACACATATTAGAAATGATAATAAAAAAGACATTGTGTGTATATATAAAAATTACGGTTCCCAGGATAGAAAAACTCAATTTCCTTCTTGTGAACTTATCATTTCAGCATATGGAGGTGGAAAAAATTATAATAAAAAAGTAAATTCAAGTAACTTTAGATTTTCGAAAAATCTTTTTACTTTACTAGACAAAGTATGTCATCCTTTTGAGTGGGAAAGAGATGATAGAGTACCAATACAATATACTTGTCTTGATGACCCATATTCAACAATTAACTGGAATGTTCACGACTTTGGGCAGATGGGTCCGATCATAGGACAAGAGATAGATATATATGGAAAAGTTTATTCTTTTATTTTTAAAGAATGGGTTTTAATTGTTCCACCAACTCAACCTCTTTTTATCAATAATGAAATAGAAGGCAAACATAGAATAATTAAAATAAATAACAAAGACCATAAAGTTTTATCAGGAGGAGTTAAAACTAGACCACAATTAAAATCATTTGCATTTGCACATTCTAAATTTGAAGCTTCAGGTGAAGATTACGATGGTATATGGATACCATTTAATGGTAAAAATAAAGGACTTAAAATACTTTGTAAAACTAGAGCATCGCGTGATTTAAAAAATTACGGCACGGAGAACAAAATAAATATTATTAACAAAACCACTATTTTAATGACAATTATAAATTGGCTTTGGAAATCTGACAGTATAAATGGTAAATTTCCAGATTTCCACTTATGGTGGAAATCAAGATCAGAAATTGATGATGATATCATTTTTTCACAATTACCGGACACTAAAATAAATTGTCATAATATAATGCTTCCTAACCTTTCTTCCTATGAAGAAAGGTTAGATGCTATGACAGATATTTGGCCATTTATTTTTCATAGGAAAAAGATACATGTTAGTAAAAAACTATACGATCGAATACTAAACTTTTTTAAAGTTGAAGAAGCATATAGTAGAAATATGAATCCTGAAGATTTATATTGGGCTCCAAATCAATTTATTACAGGATTAATTCCAACAGATGATGACTTCAAGAGGAACGGAGATATTATTTTAACAAAACCAGAGCATATTTCTGATTGGATTTCAAGAAATAATAACGCAACGTTTAAATATAAATCATTTCACAATACAAATGTTATAGTTAAAACAATTAGTCAATCATATAAAAAACTTTTACAACCATATCCTTTTGAGGATAGTAACGGTAAAATATATTTGATTCAGAATTCAAGTAAAAAGACAAGACCTTTAAATGAAGCAGCTCTTCAAATAGCTCATTATTGGAGGACACATGAGAAAAATCCTGGTTATTCTTACAGGCGAAATGATGATAAAGATTTTTATGGAAAAATCAAATATGTTGAATACAGAATAGGACCTAATGATATTCCAATTGTTTATTCAGAGCATGATAAATCGGAAGGTTTAACTGATTATCTTCAAATTTTGTGTTATGATGACGGTGAATCATATGCAGCAATGTTACCATTGCTATAGAAAAGTTTACTTGATAATATATAAATTTATATATTATTTTAATACAATAGAATCTAATATATTACATAAGCGTATATTTAACCAAATATCTCAGATGAAAATTTAATTTTATTATCATAACAATAATCATTTACTAAGTTCTTCATCAGTGGATTTCCACAGTAGAAAACACTTTTAGGATTTTCTTTAAAAATTTCTTCTATGGATGGTCTTCCAAAAGAAATCTCTATTCCACTTACTTTGTTATCTTCTATAAATTTATTCTTTAATTCTTCATTATAATCTTTAGATGTGATGTATATTTTAAGGATTATATTAACGGAATTTTCCATTATTACTTTTACACATTCAAATAAATTTTGAACATTTATTAAATTTCTAAATATCCATATAATTGTAAATATTTGATTCTTATATGTAACACAAGATTCAATATCTTTTTGAGATGTTAATGAGTATGCACGATGTTGTTGGAAATCTTTACCAAATATATTATAAAAATTATCTCTGTGTTCTAAATTAACATTATAAGAATCAATTTTAGTACCAATTATAGATAAAAATGGTGTTATCCCTATACCAGTACATATTGCTATTTTTTCTTTTACATCAGTTTTTAACATTTTAGTAGAACTTGTATAAAAAGGTCCCATTACTAAAACTGATATATCTTCAATCTTATCATTTATAATTCCAGTTTTTGTTAGATCATATAACCCACTTGTCCAATCACCTTTAACTTCTATTAAAAATACTAATTGATCAACAAATGAAGATACAGATATTGAAAAAGGATGCCATTCAAAAATACTTAATTTAGGAATACAAATATAATAAAAAGAACCCGGTACAGAATCTATTTTTCTTGGTAAAGATATATAAAGTACAGGATTTGAAACTTCTTTTCTTTTGTTATTCTTTATCTTTAAATCATTTTGAATAGATATATTTTCTCTTATTTCATCATTTGAAATATTCTCTATAATTTTAACATTAATTATTTTACTAATTTGAAGCTTATTATAATTTAATGTAGATTCTATTATAAAAACTAATAATGGAGTACTAAAGAAATACCAATATTTTTTGACATGTAAAATACATAGCAATAAAAAGATATAGTAAACCATATGTCCTAATTTAAATATTTTGTAATTATATTTTTTTAGTAAATATGTAAATGTTATCATTGAAAATAGAAAAGATAAAATATAACCTGTTATGTGAATTGAATCCATCATGTTTTTATTATAAAGAATATGAGATATGGTATGACCTATAGTTGAAATAATCATCATATTTCCAATAAAAATATGATAAGATACATGATTCTCAAATTTTCCATTTAAAATTGATCTGCACATTGTAAAATACATAAACATTGTCCATATTCTTAGATTTAATCCAAATCCTTTTGCAATTCTGAAAATATAAGAATAATCAGAGTAATAATAAAAGTTAATAATCCACATCATAATAGATAGTAATATTATACATATATAAAAAAGATTTTTTACTATATACCTTATCATTTTGATACATTAAATATTTTTGTTTATTAATTATATATCTATAATTATAAATATATTAGAATTTTTTAATATAGGTATCATTTTATAAAATAATTATGGCATAACATATAAAATAAAATTATAAAAATTAAATCCATTACAATATTTGGTAATATGAATAAGTTATTATATTCTTTATATAGTAAAGTAAATACTTCATCTTTTAACTTATCTTCAAAATTTAAAAAATCATCAAAAGGATATAAATATTCTTCAGTATTAAATTCTTCTAAATTATTTGATTTATCTTTATCTAGTTCTAAACAAGTATTAAATTCATTAAAATAAAGAGTATCAGTATTAAAATTAGGACATGTGAAGTTCATGCTTTTTAGAATATATACCTTATTTTTTTCAAATTTTTAGATGTTCAATATTATTATAAATTAATAAATTATTGTGCTTAATAGAGTCAAATATAAAATCTCAATAACCACATTTTGATTGAAGAATTGTTTTGTGTTAAAATTTATAAAATTAGAACTCTTACTATTAAAGTCTTTATCATCATTTAAATTATTTGATAAGTTACTCTTAGTAAGAATTCTATATATAGAGCCAATAATTGTTGCAAAGCTACCATATATTAACGTTCCATCACCTAATTCTAAAAAGTTAGAGTAGAAAATTAAAGGTATAAAAAAAGTTAAATAAATAAAAATACCTGATTGAAAAATTCTTGACGCTAAACTTAAAAATGACATCGGTATAATACAGAATGAAATAGTAAGTCCAGCACCTGGATATTCAATATCGGAATAGAAAGCAAAAATAAAGTAAAGAAGATTAAATATAAGTGATTCAAATATCTGATCAGGAAAAGATAAAAAAAGTGATAACGTTGTATATACAAACTCAATTAAAAATTCATTTTTATATAGTTTTATGCTGGGTACTTGTACAGAATTGATTAACTCATCTGAATTTATATTAGTTCTTAGTATAGCTCCAAGGTAAATAAAAAATCCTAAGGATAAATTCCATATTAATGAACGGTCACCTAATGTGTTAATAAAAGGATCGGTAAAGAATAATACTGGTGTAAAAACAGTTAGATTAATAGATGCTTTCTTCATAAGAAAGTTAAAGGTTGATTTATTTTCATTATAACAATTTAATGCTATTATAGGTGATTTTGGTAAAATTTTAAGAGTTCCTATTCTTTTTGAAATTAGTAATGAATTAACTTCTGATAATAATATTATCAACAGAACCTTTAGTATTAATTTAATAGAAGTTAAAAGATTTAATCCTTTATTAATTGAAGAATGCATTTGAAAGAAGAAAATAAATATTTTTTTCATTTATTGTACTGTTGATTTAGAAAGTATATATAACTAATTTAGTTTTTTACAATATTAATTAGATATAGGAATTATATTGAAGAAATATAACTCCTAATATAACGGTTAAGTATAATATTTCAGGAATTACATTTTCTTTAAAGAATTTCTCATTATCCCAGGATATAAAATTAGAGTCTTGATGTTTAAGCAATTCCATAACATAGTTAAAATCTCTTAATTTTTTATCACTTATAAAAAGTCTATATATTGATCCTAAAACTGTTGCGATAGCAGCATATAGTAATGTTTGATTACCTAATGCATTTTTAATAAAGTCAGTATAAAAAAATACAGGTGTAAAGAGACTTGAATATTTTAAAAATTTTAAAATTGGAGATTTAATATCAAAAACTAAAAATGGTAGAGTAAGAAGAGTAACAAGAATTCCATTACCTGGAAATTCATTGTCAAATAGAAAAGAACAAATAAAATAAACAATATTAAATCCAAGTAATTCAAAAATGTGTTGTGGAGAATATAAATACCATAAAAAACTCGTAATTAAAAATTCAAATCCAAACATTATATTGTATAAATCAATATCAAACTCTCTTTCATTATTTATCAATTTAACAGAGTTTGCAACTGTTCTTAATACTGCTCCAATGTATATGAAAAACCCTACACATATATTTAATAATATTGAATGCTCACCTGATTCACCTCCAGAGAAAAATGATGACAATAATCCTGGTATAAATATACTTGAATTAAAGAGCATCCTTTTAGCGTAATGGTTAAGATCTTCTTTATTTTGTTCAATTGAATTTATTTTTTTCATTATAATATTTTTTGAAGTTTGTTTTACTAAATTTTTCAAAGTTACTCTTAACCTTAAAGGTGAAAAGGAGTTGACTCGTGATGAAAATAGTATCACTAGCAGTATTAATAAAATATTTTTAAGAGTAAATGACTTATTTGTGATGTACATTTTAAAAAGAAAATATATATTTTCTTCAATTTTAATTTAAAATAAATAATTTTTTACCAAACTAATCATTCATTACTTTTGTTTATACTTTTAATAATTTTAGAAAAATATGTATATTTTGTATTTCTAACATATTCAATTGGAAAAAGTAAATCAAAAAATTCTATTTGAAGTAAAGAATAATTATCCTTCGCATCAAATAGAATTTTTTGTAACATTGGTATTAATTCTACAAATTTATCATAAGTAAAGTTACTGTTTTCTTTCTCAATCTTTCTCTTAAGAAGAAAGAACATGGCTTTATTCATTTTTTTCTTTAAATTAAAAAGATAACTATAATTATATTGTATAAATGGCAATATAAAAAATATACCAACAAGATTTGAAGCATGTTTTAAGTATTCATTAACAAGATCATTAAAATCAACCTTTATATCAATATTCCATTTAATTTTAATATTACTTTGTATAAGCTCTGGTGTAATAATAAATTCATATTCATCGTTAAAATGTTTTATTTTTTTCATGATATTAGAGTCAGTAATCTTAAACATATCTTTTGAATCATCTTTACCTATTAAAATTTCAAACCCCCGTTTCGTTTTAAAATCGGACCATACCATGGTATTAAGTATAGCAGATCTTAAATATCTTTCATTTTTAGAGAAATGCTCTTCTGTTAAGTCTGTGTATCTCAATGGTAGGTTATAAATTAAAGATTCAATTTGAGGGTCTAATTTATCAGATATTCTACCATAAGGAACTAAAAATAGTGGAGTATTAAATACTTCACTAAAATCCCATGGAATGTCTGGATATTCAATGTAGTAATCGTAGTTAAAATCGTCACGTGAACAAAAGATTTTCATTGTATGTTTTTCAAGAGTCTCAGCATTTTTATGATATGGTTCTATTTTTACAAAACCTAATTTTTGAATATCTTTGATAAAAAGTAGGTTTTTAAAGACATAATCAAATGGTAAATATTTAACTAAGTCTAGTATACCGTATTTATCATTTGATGATATTATTTTATCAAATGATAATTTACCAGAAGAAAGAATAATTGATGATTTGTTAAAAAATAGATTAGGGAAAGAGTCAATATCCTCAAGTTCAAAAAATATGGATCTTTCAAAGTCTCTATTATAAGAAGAGATATGTAAAAATTGTATGAATTCTTTTCTATTTTTTGGATGAATTGGTGAATTGAATGTTTCTAAATTTGTAATTTTTTTATATGCCCGCAGAAACTTGAAATAATCATGTTTTTCAAGTTTGAAAATTAAATTTCTAAGCGCATAAGGATCATCTTCTGTAGGTTCACACACCTCTAAAATTAATTCTTCCTTAAAATAATCGTCACTCTCAGCTGGAAATTGAAAACTATCCAAAAAAAATTCTCCATTTTCTTGGATATTTTCTATAACTAATTTTCTACATTCATCTAAAAGATTATCTGAAATTCCTTCAAAAAATGATGGAAACTGATCCATTAATTGACCGATAACTTCATTTATCAAATTTTCATCAATTTCATCTTCAAACTTATTATAGTTTAAAACTGGATCTTCAGGTGATATTAGAAGATCAAATTGTGACCATTCAGTTTTTAAAGGTATATTGTAATGAATACCATCAGTTGAAATTCTAAAAAAATCTAAAATCTCTTTTGAAATACCATCTCTATCAACTAAAACATTACGAGCCCAAGCAAGGCTCGGATTTTTCACTATATCTCTTAAAGAGATAGCTGCATTATTTGTAACCTCAACCCAATTCCATTTAAATGTGTGATGCTCTTTAATTGTCTCAATTGAGAGAAAAGGTGATCTACTTAAGACATCTGGATCTATGAATTTTGATAGTTTCATAAACGCATCCATTTTACTTTTTTTGTATCTCTTCCAGAAACGAATAGATTCTTCTAAAATTAAAGAATAATTTGTTTGATCTTTATTAAAGGTTAAAAATTCTAAAATCTTAACAAAAGGATCAATGTTAGGAATATTGAAAGGTTCAAAATCATTGTTAGAAAAGTAATATTCCATATCTTCTTTTAAAGGATCTGGAACGCAAACTCTTTCAATAAAAGGCTCTTTTTCAGATATACTAATAGCAGACATTTTATAAACCTTTTAATAATTTTTTTCACTTTAATAAAAATAATCTAATACAACTTATAATTAAATTATTAAAAAGTTTTTCTAAGAATAAAAGCTAAAATAAAACTGTAGATATTAAAATAGTATGACATCCTCTTTTTCAATTTTAACATTAGTTATTTTCTTTTCCTTAGTTTTATATTGGGAGAATATGGCGTGGATGAATTCATTAAGCAAAAGTTGGTGGGTCATAGAATATAAATTCTACGTTTTTATATGGGCTGTTCTATTTATGTCAAGAATGTGTAATAATTATATAAATGAAAAACAAGAAGATTTTGTCTTATTTTTATACATGATGAGTTTGAATGTAATTCTAAAAACAATTTATATTGTTTTAGAAAATATTAGTGCGGCAAAATACATTTGTCCATTTATTGTGCTAGTATCAGCTATAATGTTTCAGAAAAATCTAAAAAATGGAATTTTTTCTTCAATTACTTCTGGATTAATAGTTATATGGTGTTTTTATGAATTTATATCTCTTTATGATTTAGAATGTTTAAACTAATTTAGTTATTTCAAAAAGATTATTTAATCTTTTACTTTTTAGCAAAATCAATATTTACTATTCTTTCCATCCTTTTCTCAATTTCTTGAAACCACCAATAATTCTCAAGAGTAAATAATGATCTCATTTTATCTATTTTTATATCTTCTCTAAAAGTAGATACAATGTTATATAAATGTGTATAATCTACGAAAAATCTTTTAAGACTTGCACTTGAAACATCATTTTTTTCATAATTTATACTTGTATACTTACCTTTTGATATAAAAATATGTTCACTGTTTGAAATCATTATACGTGAAAATTTCCCTTTAACTCCTAATAACCAATGCAATATATAAATCTTACGTTCATCATCAATAATATCAACACTCTTTTTTTTATAAGGACTATATTCAAGTTCATTAAATGGAACATATTGATACATAAAATAAGATTTTTTTCTATATATACATGTGTTATAAGGTATCATATGAAAACCATAAATTCTTTTTATCATCTCTATTATATGAGTAGTTGGATCATATTTTTGGAGAATAAAATACTGATTCATTGGATAAAAATAAAATAAATTTCTACCCTTCATTGCAGGAATCTTGTTTATTAATGCTGTAATATCACCAATAAATTCTCCATTCCATTCAAATACTTTAGTACTACTATTTTTAACAAACAGTACACTAAAGTTAGGATCGAATATTAGTAATTCACCCTTTTGATTCATTTAAAATTAAAATTTATAACAAAAAATCATTTTTGTGGATTAAAATTGGTTGTGTTCATTTTAGAGAGAATAATTTTAACAAATGAAATTTTTGTTAAAATTATTCTCTCTAAAATGAACACAACCAATAATTCTTCTTTTGTTTCATATGAAGCTAATTGTTTAAAACTTCAAATAGATTGTGGATGTTTTGATAATATGCAAATTTTTTCTTCCGAAGAAGAAAAAATAAATGAGTCTTCAAGATTATTACAAATTTCCAATGTTAGTTCATATTATGACTGTAAAGTTTTTGCTGAAAATGCTAAATTAAAAGAAATGGTACTTAAAAAACTTAGTGGAAAAAACGAAGCAAATACTGCACCTCCATGTCCTAGATGTGGAAGTGATAGGTATAGTATATCCGCACAAAGAAGATCTGCAGATGAACCAATGAATCATGAAATACATTGTCCTACTTGTAACAATATAGAATTTAAGTAATTTTATAATTTCAAATGAAATTATAAAATAGAACAAAGATTGCAAGTACCATTTAATATCTTTTAAAAGGATCAGTAAATCCATTCGTTTGTTGTGGAAATTGTGGAAGTGGAAATTGATTCGTTTGTTGTGGAAATTGATTCGTTTGTTGTGGAAATTGTGGAAATGGAAATTGATTCGTTTGTTGTGAAAATTGATTCGTTTGTTGTGAAAATTGATTCGTTTGTTGTGAAAATGGAAATGGATGTTGAAATGGAGGTGTGTGTGGAAATTGAAATTGATTTTGATTTGTCTGTTGTGATGAAAATGGGTTTTGAAATGATGGTGGAGCTGGAAATGTTTTTATTTCTTTGTTATTTTCTAATCTAAAATAATCATATGGAGCTTCAGAAGTATCTTTCTTATTTGTATATTCATTTTGAATTACATTTTTATTATCTGAATATTTGTTAATATTAATAGAATTTGAAAGACCAGAAATTTTATTTATTATTAAAGTTACATCTTTACTAACATCTGATATAATATCATGATCTAAAACTCTTAATCCTGCATATGAAGGTCTTTTTATTATATCTTTTGTATTGTTAAGTAAAGAAATACTATTTGTTCCTAAATTGATACTTGGTAATGAATTGAAAGAATCGAGATTCTCGATATTTTCCATAAAATTAACATTGGAGAATTTAAAAGCTTCTAACTTAGCAATGTTTGATTTTATTTTTTCATTGTTATTATTTTTTACTTTTAAAGATAAAGTATCACTAAAAAGTAAAAATGGTATATAAAACTTATTATCATATTCTGGACAAAAGTTTTGAATATCAAAACCATTCTTTTGTTTATTTAATACATCTTCTGAATTGGGTAAAAATAAAGTCTCATATTCTGAGTCTAATTTAGAATAAGTTTTATTAACTAATACTCTCTTTAATGTTATAGGTTTATATCCTAAATTCTTGATATTTAAAATAAGATGATAATTTTTAGAATTTTTATTATCGATAAAGGAACCAATAAAATTAACATCTAAACCTTTAAAAGAAAAATTTATTAAATCGGTTAGAAAAATAGACGTAAGTTTGTTGAATATATGTTTAGAATTTTTGTCTATTCCCTTAAATGAATGAAAATTATCAAATATAAGATCTGACAAATCATTAAAAATATTTAAAGCACCTCTATATTCAATAGTGGCAGATTTTTCAAGCACAATTTCGAATGCTGTTTCTAAATATCTATAATCATCTGAACCATTTATTAAATTTTTGAGCAATTGGTAATATATGCTTACCTTATATATAAATAAATTCATAACGTTATTTATCTCGTTACAGTTGACTTCATCAATCTTAAAATTAGAATTTATAGATGAGCATATTTGTGATATTTGATTTCTAAAATCGATAATTTTAAAAATAGGAAGTAGTTTAAGAATCTTTTGATCCGTGTTAATATCAGAAATATTAATTGAGTATACAGGTTTATTTGTATACTCAATTAATATTTCTGATATTTGATTTTCAATATATTTTTGAAGAACTGATGCTAATGATATATTTATTTTGATATCCATTGGATTAGTCATATAGTGACTGAAATATTTATGATGAGCTGTAAATATACTTTTTCTAAGTGATTGTAAAAATCTATGTCTTCCAGATAAGATATATTCTGTATTTTCTTCGTAAGAATCTCCGATATATTCATGAATAAAAAACTCACCACTTCCGAAAGATTCATCTAAAATAATACCAACATCTTTAATAGTAAAAATCGTTTTTACAAATTTATTTGAAATAAGAGAAATTCGGAATCCTATCTTTGAAATAATATTTTTTACAATAATCGCTATTTTTTGACACGCTTCTGTTGTAATTGTTTCTACAGGAACAGATTTAGCAATTTTAAAAACTTCAAAATTGGATGGGTATTCAGATTCCATTTTATAACATTTAAAGATATTTTTTATGTTTTTATCCAATGATCACACATTAAAATATTATATCGACATATTTTTTAAGGTAATTATCAAACATTTTAGGTTTAAAACTGTTCATAACGAATTTTTTATTTTGACTGTTAAAATAATTCCATCCTTCAGTTACAGTTTGAAAGCTTACAGACCCAAAAAATAGTATTAACCATAAATTTGCACTAAAAAGTTTTATATTTCTTTTGCTAAATGAAACAAATATAAATATAATTATAATTAACCAAAGTGCGTCATCATAACCCAATACTCCACAAATATAGGATATGCTTAAAATATATAGAATAAAAATTGTTATAGAACAAAAAATAGTTGAATTACTACAAGATAAAATGAGTAGTAAAAGTAACACAAAAAGACCACACTCAAGAGTTAAAACTGTTATTAATGTATTCTTCTCAACAATTTCATCTAAATCCTCTGGCTTCTGTCTTTTATATTTACACCTACAAGCACTACATTGCTCGTAAGTTTTAGAAGATAAGTCACCATTTATCCAAGTATTAAGACACTTTTTATGAACAAATAACATATCTCCACTACAACAGCATGGGCTTATAAATTTATCATCACCATCTATTCCTTCATTTTCATAGCAAAATCTACATACGGGTAATTCGTCTTCAGACATTTAATTTTAATAAGAAAATTTTTTCTTATTTTATATTTTTATAAATGGTTAACATCAATGAAATTATTTTTGAGCCATTTTAGCGCAAGATAGAAGTTCTTCATCTGTTGGAAAAGGTATTGATGGTTCATCTAAAGGATAATCTTGACTTCTTGATATAAAAAAGTTAGAAAATTTAGGGGGTAATTTCTCTACAGAAACAGAACGATTTCCATTAAGACCAATTTTGTCAAAAGATGGTTGTGAAACTTGTGAGATTTTAGTGCAATAGTTATTCATGTTGAAACCAATATGTCCTTTTGTTAGGGGAAGAAACTCCCATCCTACATGATTCATATCATTTCCTTTCCTTACATTTTTTTGTATAGCAGTTCCTCTATTTATGGTGATATCTGTTAGAGCATTTGTTGTAGAACAACAAATAAAATTAGAGGGAGGAAGAGTTAAATCTCTTAAACAACAAAGTTTAAGATGTGAAAGATTTTTAATTGCTTCTATTCTAGAATCACTTACACTATTTCCTTCTTGTAAGTATTTATTTAAGACTTCTTCATATTCACGTTGATATACTCCTTTTCGTAGAGAGCAGGAACAAAACTCATCAAATTGAGTCCATTGATAATATGCTGGTGGTCTTTGATCCATTTTATAATAAAAAAATACCTAAAATTTCAAATTGATTTTATAAGGTTTTACTTTTTAAAATTTACAATAAAGTTCTTAATTTTAATGAATATCGGTATCAAAATCTTAAAAATTAAAACCAAAGTTTGAATTATGTAAAGAAGAAGTGGAAATTTAAAAAGATTTCTTATAAGAATAGTTTCTCTATCCATAATATTATGGATAGAGAAACTATTCTTTCCGCCGATAAGCAAAAAAGACTTGTAAAGATTACAGGTATAAAATAACATTTCATGAAAAAAGTAACAAGACTTTATTTCCAATAATATAATTATACAATTGTATAATTATTTGTTAAATAGTAATAAATGTTATTTTGAAACAACATAATCAAAAGTTTTTCGAATATAATTTTATTTACATCCACAATCTTTAACGTATAAATTTCTTGTAATAGAGCTAATCTCTTGTTTCAAAGAATTAATTTCAGTTTGAAGAAATTTAATATTTGCGTTCTGATCAAAATCATTTTTTCCATCCAAAAGAACATGTTTTTCAACATTATCAACTTTTTGATCTAAGATAATAGCAGAACGGTTTAATTTTGTATTTAGACATTGGATTTCATTTTCTTGTTCGATATTTTTTTGAACCAATGATGTAATTTGATTGTTTTGTAGTTTATTTTGTGTTTCAACTCTTTCAAGTTGTAACTCAATCTTTTTAATATGGCAGATTAATTCATCAACTCTATCATCTTGATGTTTTTTAGATTCTAACAATTGAATCCTTTCTTTTGTCTTAAAAGCTTCTTTAATAGTTTCAAACTCTTTTAACATAGATAAAACTTTATCAACACGTTCATCTTGATGTTTTTTATTAATTAAAAGCTCAACTTCATTTTGAACTTTCAAAAGTTCTTTTTTAGTCGCGACAGTAGATATGACATTTATAATACTTTCAAAACGTTCATCTTTTAACTCACGGTTTTCAAGAATTGCAATATGCTTTAAAATTTGTTCAATTCTTTCATCTTTATGATCTTTACATTCTAAAGCTTTGAGACGAGTGATCAACTCATCAACACGTTCATCAAATAACTTTTTCTTTTCCAAACCTACCAATCTTGAAAAAAGCTCAAGAAGTTCTTTTTTAGATGCAAAATCACTTAATTTAACTAATATTTGATCAATTCTATCATCTTTGTAGTCTTTAGATTCAATACTTTTTACTTTTGTTTCTAAAAAATTAAGTTCTTCGCGAAGACAAATAATAGCATTAGATTGCTTATCATTAATATCTTTCTCTTTTTTATTCATATCGGAAATAATTTTTGTTTGAATGTTAAACTCATATGATACCTTCTCATTTGTTTTCTTTAATTGTTCACTAAGTTTATAATTTTCAACTTGATTTTCATGAACTTCTTTTTGAAGAGAAACAATAACTTTTGAATCCTTCTCTACATATGTTAGAAGACGATCTAGATCTTCTTCTAACTTTTTAACTTGACATAATATACTAGGTTCAGTCTGAATTAAATTTTTTATTTCAGAAATTTCAGCCTCTATTTTCTTAATATCATCGACATGTGACACATGTTCAATTTTATTTCTTAAATCCTCAATAGCATCTATTAGACATTTATTATAAAGTTTATCAAGCCTAATTATTTCTTTAGTTTGTGATACAGTAAAAACTGCGTTTTTAACTGCTTCGGTTAGAGCACATTCATAGGACATTTGTTTTTGATTCGATAGATCAAGAGCGCTCATTTTTATAATAATAAAAATTCTTATTTTTATTTTGTTTTTGTTTTAGCATTCATTAAAAAATATTGGTTAAAAAGTAATCTTGTATTCGTGAATTTATTTTACAAATACCAAAAAGATTTTTAAGATTCCAATAATTAAAAACAGTTTCAAATGAATCATCTTCAGACCAGCATAATACTGATAATTCAAAAATATCAGTATCTTTAAATAATTTACAGAAACGGTCACTGTCATCTAAAATAGTTTCACATAATACTTCTAGTATATCATAAAACCCATCTAAAGACTTAATATCTATTTCTTCATCATTATTTGAAAAATCTATTACTTGAAAAAGCTCCCTCATATTTTCATTCTCAGAAATTAATCCTCGAAGATTTACAACATTAATAAATTTCATTTGTTTATCATTTCGCATTAATTCCTTTTCCAAAGCTTCTATAATCTTTTGTATTAATATAAGATCATCATTTCTCAGTCCATCTATTTGTATGTCTGTTTCATATAAGAATTTATGATATTTAGAATATTTACCATTACCTGAAGGATTAACATAGTTTTCTATAGATGTTTTAAAGTATTTAAAATTGTATCCCCTTTGACTAAATTTAAGAATATTGTGGTCTTTTAAAATTCTTATAAATCTAGCAATATACGAATATGTACATTTTAGAATAGGAACATCAATAGCTGGAAATAGCACGTCTGATTCTGGAAATAAATCTGTATTATCATCTTCTACTTGATGTCCAAATCTCACATATTTTGAATAATCAAGATATAAATGTAGGCCTGACATAAGTACTAATGTATTAAATTGTACGTCTTCAAAAAACTTATTAGAATCAACATCATATATGAGTTTTTGATTTTTTAGTTTGTCAATATCTTGAATTGAAATTTTATAAATGTTAACCTTGTCATAATTTCTATTGATATAATCATTGTTATAACCAGTTATATCTGGTACACCATGTCCTTTAACAAAACCTTTTACAGCAAAATTAGATTTATCGCTAAACAATGAAGCTCCTAACAAGTCCAAAATTGAAACCCTTAACTTTTTAATCCGTACTAAAGTTTTTAATTTTTCTAGATTATATTTTATGTTTTTTAGATCATTTTTATCTGTTTGACTCTTTTTTTTCTTCTTTGAAAGAGATGATAAACTAACATTTAATACTTCTAAACTATTCGAAATGTCAAGATCACTTGATAAAAGATAATTTCTCGCTGCAAGGTCTCTGAAGTTAAGACGTGTCTTTTTTGTGCGCTTAACTATTGACGTAATATTATCATCAAGGTTACAAATTTTTACATCTTTAATGTTTAAAATATCAGTTATAGCATAATAAAAATGATTAGCAACAGCTCTTTTTGCTCCAACACCAAACATCAACATATCGGGTGATGTTAGTATTGACAGTTTTATTTTTCTAAAAAAATCTTTTTCCTTAGAAGTAAACATGTACTCATTTCCTTTTATTTGGACTATATGATCAATCATATCAGTTATTGGATATCCCCTAGTAAATGTATCATTAAAATTATTTTGAAAAAATCCGTTATTTATAAAATTTTGTAGGGCTCCTAGATACGAATTAGAAGTAATATCATCACAAATTAAGTTTATGTTAATCCCTGAGAAATAATTCTTTATATCTTTAGATTCATCATCACCATAGTATATTACGTCATTATTAATAAAATTATCGCATATAAAAAGAATATAATGTAAAATGTATATTAAAGATTTTTTATAACATATTATGTTAATATTTATATCGGTTTTAAGATTACCATAACCCATACGGTTTAGTATAAAATTTTTTCTATAGTCATCTTTAAATAATGAACTAAGTTCAATATAATTTTTTTCAGAATCAAATGACAATCTATGATACGTAACAGAATTAAGAAATATTTCTGATTTTAAATACAAATCTTTATTAAAAGATTCGATGTCAACACTAAATGGACTTACATTAACATTATCTTCTTCATTAACATTATCTTCTTCATTAACATTATCTTCTTCATTAACATTATCTTCTTCATTAACATTATCTTCTTCATTAACATTATCTTCTTCATTAACATTATCTT